AAATGCCTGTCAGGTCTCCAACTGTAAAAAAATCTTGCGAAATTCCCACCTTAAAAATCCGATAAACCAACTCGCCGTCCTCGTCAAAATCCGGATCCTGGAAAAGCTGGTTGGAATTGCTGGCCGTATCGCCGATATTGTAGCATATTCCGTCGTCAACCCTCAATCCGTAAAACTCAAAATCTGTACCGCTGATTGCTTTCTTAATGTCATCAATCGTTAATTTTGTCATATCCATTCCCTCCTGTCTGGCTTGTTGTTTGCCTGTTTCTTTAACTGTCTTTATTATATCACTTTCAAAAGAAATGTCAAGCCTTTTTATAACTTTTCTAAGAAATATTTTTTGTTGACTTTTTCGTCGTTATAATATATATTAGGAAATAGAAAGGAGGCTTTAAAATGCTGAAATACAAATTTAATATGGAAGAAGCGCTGGAGCGTGCGAAATTTAACACGTACAAAGCAAAGATAACTGGACTTTTAAGCCAAGACACGCTAAAAAAAATAAAGTCAGAAAGTACAGATATTAGTCTTAAGGCATTAAATAATTTGTGTCTGATTTTAGATATGCCGCCAGGGGCCATTCTGGATTTTGAAATCACAGATAAGGAAAAAGAAGATAGAAAAAAACTTTGATTATTTCAAAAATATCTCTTTTCAAAGTGATAAAAATATGATATTATATAATTGTCAAGAGGGAAACCAAATGACAATAACCCGAAAGGGAGAAAGGAGGACAAATGAACGAGATGCCAGTATTCAAAAGTTTTTTAAGAGAGCAGCTTGAGAATCAAAAAGAACTGGAAAAAGCAATCAAAGAAAAAGATTACGAAAAAGCCAAAGAATTGATTGCAAAGATGATTGACCGGACGCAGAAAGGTATTGAGGACAACTAAAACGGTCAAGGGAATTGAAAAGGGCGGCAGATACACAAGCCGCCCTCTAAATAAAGAAGGAGAGAAGAAAATGAATAAGAAAATAGAAGAAATGAAAAAAAGCATGATTGATGCAGGCATTTACTCGGTTGAGGACATCGAGGAAATTTGTCGCCTTGAAATAGAATATGCACAGGAATGTGAGGAGATTGCAAACCAGTGTATAGAAGAAGGATATCCTTCACACGGGTCAAATTATGACCTAAGATGTGAGAATGCTCGTCGTTACTATGATGAGCAGATAGCGTATATTGACGAAAAATATACGCAGGAAGAATGACCGCTAATATAGCGGTCTATTTTTTGCATTTTGGCTTATTTAAGCGTTTCATGTGCTTAATGAATAAATATAGCTTCTCTTGTTTTTTCAGTCTGTATCAGGCTATTAGGGCTATCAGAATGGATTGTAGATAGCTGGTTGTCGATAGTGTTATATAGTCATAATTATTTTTTACTATGAATTAATATATTGATTTATGTATAAGCTTCTATTCTTTTTCTATTTTCTGATAATAACTTTTTCCATTTTGTTTCCTGTTTTATTTCCGTAAAGAATTTAAAATAATGTTTGACATTAAAATTGAATTATTATTTTTTATGATTTTCTATTGTGATTCTTAATCGAATTTTTATTTAATTATTATTTAATCTTCATTAACGAATCAACATAATTTGAATATTTGTCATATGTTATTAGATATAATCATATCAGATAATAGCTGGAAATTTACTAATTCAAAAAAATAGATCTAATTATTTTTTGAATGTTGTTATATTTTGCAGAAAAATAATGATCGTGATATGGTATAATAGCTAAGGTTATTGAGATTAATTTTTAGAAAATGTAGCAAGTAAATGTTGTTTAACTGAAAAGTTATGCTGCAAGTTACAGCTCTTAGAATGTATAGAAATATAAAAGTATACATATCGTACCATTTATGCTGCATAAATTATATCTGATATCTGTATTATATCTATCTAAGTTTGATTCATTTTTATGATTAAATTACATCACATTTGAAATACACTCAAGTGTAAATATGTATAATAGTTCATTTTTTGATATCATTTTGATATCATTTTGATATCGAACATTACTACACTGTTAAGTCGATTCAACAATATTAATATACTATTTGTATGGCTGAATTTAAAGTTACAAAACCTTGCATTCACAAAATCATAGAATAATAATATTATAATACCTATTTATCAAATATCTTAATTCTAAGTTGTATAAATGTATAAAATACAACTTATGCTACATTTTATCTTTATAAGACAGGGGGGTATGTTTACATTATTTTTCTAATTTGTATTTTTCTAAATTGGTATATCTGTTCCATTCGCTTATCAAAATTAATTTTCAATTTTTATACTTTAAAAATACAATTCTAATTATAAATTTTCTATAAAATTTTATAAACAAAAAATAAATTGCTTCGATAGCACGTTCGATAAACCCTTTATTTTTCTGACTTTTTACTATTTTCATACCTTTAAAATTATTCAAAATCTCTTTCATAAGCTTAAAATCCATTGAAAAATCAGTCAATTATCGAACTCAGCTTAACATCTCTTTTACAATTAAGAAAATGAACATCAAATCAGCTAAAAAGTTTCAGTCAAAAACCTTAAAATATCTAGTAAAATCAATGCTTTCTCAAATTGCTTCGGTTTAAAAATCACTCTCTCACCGAACTCAATCTTATATACACACAAAATTTTTCAATATAATTTTAAATCAGAAAAAGAATAAGATTATGTATCATTAGAAAATACAAAGTGTATATCATACACAATGAAAACCAATAATATTATAAACAAACGGAGGATTTTATAATGAAATCAAAAGACATCTGTGATATAATAATAGAAAATGTATTTAATGAATGGAGAAAATCTATGAACGCTCAAAACCAAAGAGAACAATGGGAAATACCAAAATACTCAAAATCAGAAATTAATAGAGCTGGTTCTATAATTGCAGATTCATCTTCATCTAAAGAAGAATATGATAATGCTCTTATGGTATTAAATAATTGGAGAGCTGCACATGCTTATCCTTTACAAGTAATATGCAACAATTTGCGTTCACGCAATCAAAATGCTATTGTAGTGCAACGATTAAAACGACTTGAATCTATTACTGGTAAGATAGTACGTTTTCCAGATATGAATCTATATCGGATGCAAGATCTTGGAGGTTGCAGAGTTATTGTAGATACAATAGATCAGGTATATAAAGCTGTAGAGGAATACAAAAAATCTCGTATCCGTCATATATTAAAACGTGAATATGATTATATTAAAAATCCTAAAAATTCAGGATATCGTTCCTACCACATGGTATATCAATTTCAAAGTGATAAAAAAGAAACTTATAATAAGAATATGCTTATAGAAATACAGTTTCGAACAAAACTTCAACATATATGGGCAACTGCTGTTGAGATGATGGGAATATATACAAAAAGCAATTTAAAATCAAGCCAAGGCGACAATAACATATTAAGATTTTTTACACTTATATCATCTGTAATTGCAATACAGGAAAATATGCCAGTTTGTCCCAACTCATCAGGAAACATAAATGATTTAGTACAAGAGATTAAACTTTTAAATAAAAATCATCATATAATATCTATATTAAGTGGCATAAATCTAGCTATTGATTATACACAAAAAAACACCAAAAATAAAAGTAATTATTATTTATTAATTTTAGATTATTCTACGAAAAAAGTTCGTATTGCAGAATTTAAACCTTCACAATTAGAAGCAGCTACAAAAGCTTATGGAAATTTAGAAAAAGAAACTGATAAAAACGTTGTTCTTGTATCGGCAAAATCTTTTAATGAATTACGTGAAGCATATCCAAACTATTTCGTAGATATCTCTGAATTTATTAATATGATTCAAAAGATTATGAAAGATCATTAAAATATAGTATATTAGTTTCAATTTAAGACAGGTGAAAAAATCATCTGTCTTATTTCTATGTCAAAAATCAAAACTATTTTTATCAAATATAAAATCTATAATATCCAGCAAGTGTATGAGTAGTGTGGGGGGGGGTATATTTTACATCATTTAGAATATACCAGATATCCACTACACTACTACCTGAAAATATAGATTGAAAAATTATTGCTCATTCTCATCCAAAAATATAGAAGTAATAACCAGAAACAAATCATAATATAAAAATTATTTAGGGGAGAGATTTAACTTATGACAAATAACACAGCTTTACAGATAAGTAATTTCAATTTTTATGGAGATGAATTAATTGCATTGAAAGATAATGCAACTGGTAAGATCTACACTTCTATCACACATGTCCTTAGAGAAATTGGATTCACAGAAAAACAAATTGAGCATCAAAAAAGGAAAATTATGAATGATGAGATATTGAAAAACCACACCCAAAAATTTTCGGGAGTGGATTTGAACATGCCACCTGGATTCTCGGATTTACGTGACGAGGTGCCCATAAATGCCTGAAACAAGCCATTCCTCGTCATGTTTATGAAATATTCGATTGTGACGAGGATTTATACTGAAATCCTTATAAATCAAGCTGTTGACAATTTTACCTCGTCACGTTTCCGAGAATCCAGGATGCCAAGTATAAATGAAATATCTTGTATTTCTAATCGTAAATTGCCTTTGGCATTAGCAAAAATAACAATAACACCAAAAATAAAAAAGATTCAGCCAGAATTAAGTGAAAAATTATTTAGATACCAAGATAAATGTGGTGATGTATTAGCATCCGTATTCATAGATAATAAAACAACAGATCAAATAATCATGCAACCAATATTAGATACGCTAAATACCTTCACCAAAACAGTAAATGATACTCTCCTATCCCTAAATGAAAGAATGTCAAAACTGGAAGAGTCTCATGAAAAGGTAAAGAAAACACTACCAAAGAAAAGATTTTCATATTGGAATTCCAAGATGTTCCCAAAATATCAGTTGTTAATGGATTACTTTGAAATACCAACTGGTAAAAACGGAATTTTATATAAAGAACTATACAAAGAATTTCATAACACATACCCAGATATAGAAATAAATCAGATTATAGATGATTACTGTTATGATAATGGGCTTGATGGCTGCTTTACATTAGATGCTATAGAACATAATAAAACTGTAAGAAAGTTATTTGAAAGTATGGTTGATAATTTATTGGAGAAATATGATTTGCTTTCAAAGAATGTAATTGTAAGAGAGAAAACAATATTTGATGATTAAATTATAGCTGAGATAAATCTATAAACAATATATAATTTAAGGAAATTTGGAGAAGAAGATTATACACTATCTTTATTATATTACATACCATCAACAATCAATTAATTTTTTATGGAGTAAATTATTTTGAAGCAAAGCGAAAAATAATTTACGGAATATATGTCTGTCTTATTAAAAGGTTTTATCTTTATTCAGTTCAGCAAGTGGGGGTTAAAACCTACTTTGCTGAACGACCCCCATGAAGTAAGTGGGGGTTAAAACCTACTTTGCTGAACGCTCGCAAGAAAAAAGGAGGAATTATTTATCGACAAACCAGAATATTTTACAAGATTTCCTAACGAGTATATTCAGGGAAATATAAAAACAAAATTTGGAGTAAGTAGAAAATTTTATATCATTTATATTCTCATAGATAAATACAGATCTTATGAAGATTATAGCTGGATAACTATTCGCAAGGTACTAAATTTCTATGGATATAAAACTCATAAACGAAAACCAAAAGCAGTTGGAGAAATATTAGATGTACTTGAATACATGATAAATAACAAAATGATTGAAGTCAAACAAGAATTAGATTCTTTGTCTTATGATACTGGTATTGAAATTAAAATTATTTCAGAAAATTTTGATTATCCTGACAAATTCGGAAAATTGTCATCTTCTCAATATGATGTAATTATGATGGCAGATACATCCCTAAATAAAGAAAGTATTCTTATGGCATTCCTTTATATTAATTCATATATCGGATGCCGGAAAAGAAATAATGATGGATCAGAACTAGCAAATGCCAAAGATTATCCAGAGGCATTTTGGAGAAGTATTGAAAGTATGGCAAAGGAACTAGCAATGTCAAAAGACACAATTAACAAATGCATTGATTACTTAACTTCTCCATCTAACACTACTCCCCCACTGTTAGTAAAAAAAGAAGTAGGTAGTATACAGAAAGATAAAAACAAACCACCACAAAATGTTCCTAATATTTATGTGCTAAACAAAGAAGGTTATAAACAAGAGATTAAATGGGCTTTGAATAAGATGCTAGAAGTTTATGAAGTAGATAAATTTTATCCTTCTAAAAGTGGGAATTATCGGTTTAAAGAATGAGAGGTGATAAAAGATAAATAAAGAACTGAAATGTAGAAATATAAGTTAGGATAGAATTTTGTTCTATGTAACTCATAAATCTTTTTGAAAGAAAGGAATTTTATATGTTAATTGAAATAGAAAAAATTAAAATCAAAGATCGTATCAGAAAAGACTTTGGAAACATTCAAGAACTTGCTGATGATATCAAGGATAACGGATTAATTAACCCTCCAGTTATAACACCTGACACATATGAGCTAATCACTGGAGAACGAAGAATACGTGCAATGAAGCTGCTTGGATACCAACAGATAGAAGTGCGTCCTATGGCTGTAAAGGATGCTGAACACCAGTTAAATCTTGAAATATCTGAAAATGAAGCGAGAAAAGATTTTTCAAAAGCGGAAAGGATTGATTATGCAAGACGCTTGGAAAGAATTGAAAGTTTGAAAGCTGAAAAGAGAATGAAAGCTGGTAAAGTAGACCCTATGGAAATATTTCCACAGGGTACAACCAGAGACGTTGTTGCTTCAAAACTAGGTATTGGCTCAGGTAAACAATATGAAAAAGAAAAATTTATTGTTGACAACAAAGATTCTCTCACCCCAGAAGATTTCGCAGAATGGGATGAAGGAAAACTCTCAACAAATAAAGCATTTATGAAGATCAAAAAAGAAAAAGAATTATTAGAAGAACAATTAAAGCAATTAGAACTTTCAAACCAGAATATGCAAAAATATGAAAAACTCACAGAAATGATACCAGAACTAGAAGATCTTGTTGATACAGGTATTGTTACAAAGAACACTGCTCTTGCAATGATGAAAAATCTTTCTGAGCAAGAACAAAAAGAATTTATTGAATCTATTCCAACAGATAAAAAATACACACAGATACAGATGGATGAAGAAATACAGAAGTATAAAAATAGAATTAGTGAATTGGTACAGCAAAAAGTCAAAACTGAAACAGTTGAGATTCAAGTTGATAAACCAGAAACATTAACAAAAATTAAAGACCTAGAAAAAAAACTTGAAAAGAAAACGATAGAAAACGAAAAAATGTCATCAACTTTAATTGAAAAAGAGAAGATGATTAATGAAGCTATTGGTTCAAGTACCAATTACCAACTCACATCACATTGTAGTGAAATTACTCTAAAAATACTCAATTTTGTGAAAGAAATGTCTCAATATGATTATATGGCAGAAAGTTTTAACGAAATCCCTATTGCGACAAGAATTGAGTATGAAAAGTGTATCAAATCAGTAAAGAAATGGGCTGATAGAATTTTAGGTACTATTAATCAAGAAAAAGAAATTATTGATATGTAAAGGAGAAAACATGAGAACAAATAATGATTTAGAAACAAGAGTATCAGCACTAGAAGAATTATCACTTGAAATTGGACAGGAATGTAACAGAAGTTTAGATCTAACAAATAAAATAGTAAAAATTTTACCTAATGCAATTAAAGAACAATTTGCACAGGAATTTGCAACTAGGGAAAGTGAAATAGAATCAAATGTTATAACAACTGTCTCTGGAGTTATTGATACGAAAATTAGAGATACGTTAGATGAACGTGGGTTAAGTAAAACTGATGCTGATAGATTAACTAAAGCCAGATATAAAAGAATGCGTGAATTATTAGGAGATTCTAAATCTGACGAATATAAATTATTTATTCCATTTTATCAAGGATGTATGAGAAATGGATATTTAAAAAAATTTGATGTATTAAGATATGCTGATATTGATCCATCGCAATTTAAAGAAGCGTTAGAATATATCCAAAATTTTAATATTGTTGACCGTAGTTGGTGTATTGAAGCTTTACATAATAATTATAGAAATCAAGAATTTACAAATAACAAATTAGTTCATGCATATGAACGATATTTTGGAATTAATATCGCATAGGTAGATGATAACTTAGTTAAGTAAAAGTCATCATAAACAAGTAATTATTTTTCTGCCTATACACTAACAGAGTCTTGGATGATACAGTGGCATTTAGTATTTCAAAACTATGCCACTGGTCACACTTAAAATCAAATTATCATGATGGAAAGATTAATCACAAATATCTTGAAGATTTAGAATTACTCTCACTATGGATATTTTGAATCTTGTCCAACTATTGAAAAGTTAGACAAAATAACTACTCTCAGTGTGTTTTAAATCTAGTTGACAACTATATGTTCTGAAATTTTCTTGTAAGGTTTATAAATCCAGCATTGTATGATATGTCTGGTTCTTGGATTTGCCAACTGAATACAGCAGCATTTGAAACACGCCCCCCATTTCTCTATATAGACAATAGTTATTTTAATAAAAAGGAGAATTGAACTATGAATAACAAATTTACACCTAAAAATATAAAGGAGAGAATCACTATAAATGCTCAAAAATTACACAGTAAAAATACCAAATAACAATTATGAAAACCGTTCCACTTTTGGAGGCTTAATTTATTTTACAGATTTTTATACAAATTGCAGTGGAAATACAAACATGCACTCCCCTATAGCAAATAGGATTTTGCAAGATAGAAAATTTGATAAACAGTGTAAGAAAAACTTAGAAATTAGAGATAAACGGAGGAATAAGAATGGTTGCTAAATATAAAGGTACAACACTTGAATTCGATTTAGGAAAATATGGATATAAAGGATATAATGCTGTATGTACATATAGATACAATAAAAGAATAGATAAATATTCTTTAGAAATGGAATTAAAATATAAAGATATTGGTGGCAGCTTTAGGATTGATCGCCAAGAAATTGATACTCAGTACATATCAGGTTGTCGTAAAACTATAACAGACAACATTAGCAGAATCGTTGAATAAGCATGTTTATCTGGATTTTTTGATGAATATATTAAACGTTATGAATACATTTATCAATGCTTTTATAAAGGTAATGAACTTTTAGAAAAAGAAAGCCTAATAAATGCTGATGGCAATTAAGAATGATTATAATATATACCAAATGAGAAAAGATCGTCCTTTTAATATATATTATCAGTATTTATCATGTGTGGCTACCATAAAAGATTTAGGAATAAAAAATATCTGTTATCCAAATAATAATTGCTTTGAATACGAAAACTTGAAAATATTCGTGAAAGGAGTGTTGTATAAACTTTGATTTGTGAATTTTGCAGAAAAATTATTGGGCATGATTCCAGATGTCCAAATTATATTCCACAAAAAGCTGTCCTCTTCTGCTCTTCTTGTGTACAGGGAATATATTATGGTGAAAACTATGTAGAAAATGAAAATGGAGAATGCAGACATTATGACTGCATATATGGAATACAGGATCTATTGGAATGGTTAGGTTATAAAGTGAAAACTATGGTGGATAATTATGAAGAAAATTATTAGATTTTTAAAAAGAATATTTAGTAAATATGAAATCGGATATGAGTACTGGATTGATATAAATGAGATTAAAATTCCTAGATATCTCAAAAGCAAGAAAATTGGTATGATAGACTGGAATCGTAAAATACGATACTGGTTAGAAACTGGCGAATTTGAATCTTACATTTTATTATCTAAAGACTTTACTCTTGTTGATGGATATTCAAGTTATAAGATTGCAAAACAAAGTGGTATGGATATCGTTCCTGTATATTTTGTGAACTAAATAGAAATTTCATTGGTAATGGAATTTCTAATAGAGAAATATTAAATATAGCAAAAGTGAAGGAGGATGCTTTTGGATATTATTGAAAAAGATTTACCACAATTAATCGTTGGTTTAGATTCTTTAAATGGTTCTGCAAATTATATACATATTGAAGATGCTAAGGAAAATATCAACTATTATTGTCCCTGTTGTAAAGGACTAATTAAACCAAGGGCTTACAAAAAAGATATTGCTTATCAAGTACAGTCTCACTTTTATCACGAAACTGGCGGATGTAGTGATGAGATTTATATTCATTATATCTGTAAAAACTGGTTATTTGAAAAAGGATGTAAATTTATTGTTAATAACATTCAATATGAAGTCAAGGCTATTGAAATTGAGAAAACATTGTACACCTCTTTTGGGGATTATAGACCGGATATAATTGTAACTACTACTATTGATAAAGTATTTTATTTTGAAATCAAAATTACTAATCGGAAGACTGAATTATACGCACCTAAGTGGGATGAACTAGAAAATGATGTTGTAGAAGTTGATACAAGATATTTTATTAATCAAAAGTATAAAAATGACATTCCAGAATTTAATATTATTTATTCTAATGGTGAGTGCTTTATTAAGAGTTATTCAAGAACAGATTATGAGGATACTATTGCTAAAAGGAAACTTGAATGGAAACGTCAAGATAAGTTGAATTACAAGATTCAATGGGAACGATTGGATTGGTTTTGGATTGACTTACAAGAATACGTAAATAAGAGAGAAAAAACTGAAAATGTATTAAAAAGCTTTGATAAGTTGGAGTATAATGATAAATTATGGTGTTATTACACAATCAAGAAAAAATCTTGCATTGATTTAAAAGAGTGTTTTATGAACAATATCAACCAACATTTTTATAGTATGCTACATACATTAGAAACAGACGAAATTAAAATTTCTTCAGCTCATGTATCTCCTAAAATTTATCATGTTACATGCAGAACAGAGTTCTCATATTTGGATTATACGTTGTTTGAAGAAGAAGTCATAAAAGTTAAATTACAAAAAGGAGGCATTCTTCCATTAGACTATAAAAATGATGCAGAAAAGTGCGTTTCTTTATTGAACACTTATATTACTAAAGGAAAAAATATTTTAAAAAGGATAAAACATGTTGGAAACTTACCATATGTCAAAAGTATTATTCCTTATAGCCATTGGGCTTGTGGTAAGTATCCACTACATACTTTAGATTTTACAATTAAATTTCAAGATTATATTCATAGTAAGTTTTTAATAGAAGAAATCGGAAACATTAGAATAAGTGCCAATTTAATTGAAGAAAATTATATAAAAGGATATTTTAACAAATTTCGGAAAGAAGCATTTCAAGATTTAGAATATGAATATATTGAGTCATGTTTAAAAAATGATTCTAAGTATCAAGAAATAATAAAAAATATTTCTGAAATATGTAATAATACCTCTAATTTTAAACTAAGAGTAACAGCAGGTGGACAGGATATTACTTTATTAGATGGATACAAAAGGGTTAGATGGCATACTTTTTCTACAAAAACTGATTTATTTGGAAAATTCGAAGAAAAAATATATAACAGATTTATAAATTACATCAATTTTTCAATCAAAAAGAAAAAAGAAGAAATGGACAGAAAGATAGGTTCCGAAGAAATAATTCAAAAGTATATTGCATTAGTTAATTCATGTAAAAATAAATATTGGAGATTGCAAAAAGCTGGAGATTTTTATTTAGAGTTATCATTTATTGATAAAGGTGTATGTATTTGTAATAAGTTTATTCGAATTAATTTTGGAGGCGATGTCAAGGATTTAGATATACAACTAAAGCGAAAAATTTATAGGGCAATGAAGTGTATTATTAATAAGTCATATTATAATTTTAGAATTATGGAGGCTAGATAATGGAAAATCGAAATTGTATTTACATCCCAAGTATCGATGCTAAAGATTTATATTTAGCAAACAATTTCAAAGATGAAACAAAAAACAAAACTGGTTATAGACTCATAACTAAATCTGGAAATATAAATTATAACAGATTTATCAATTCTCTTGATTTTAGTTTAGATAGTGAAAAACTGAGAGAGATTGCAAAAGAAACTTATGGTAAAAATAATACCTTATCATTTAAGCATAACGGCAAAGAATATAGTGATAAGGTGATTAATGTAACTTTCAAATATAGTAGCAAAGATTTTAATAAAGTAAAAAAGAATACCTATGTTATGGATGGATATTTATTAGATGAATTGCAATTTAATGATAATATTGCGGTTATTTCTAATGTTATTATAGGGATTATTGTTTCCACTCCTACTAATGAGAAGACACAATATGAATTACCAGATGGTTTTGAATATGTTGAAGATAAAGATGGAAACCATATTTATAATACAAAAACAATAGGAGTTGTTTATTCTCGTAAGAAATTGCGTGATTATTTATATGAAAATGGTTTTAATTGTAATGGTAATCACTATATTAGATTTAAACGTACTTCTGGATCTGCCCGTGTAGGAAAATGTTTATTTGTTGAAGAATCATTGTATCCTAAAATGCACGAATGGGAAATGTGTGGATTAGTAATTGAAAATGGTGATGATGTTGATCTTGCTGCATTAGAATCATATATTTCTCTCCCAACCAGCAGTGCCATTGATATAATAACAATTGAACCTAAAAGTATATTGATCATACCTGATTATGATAGTAAATTTATCGAAAATTCTGTTATCGTTGAAATGAACGAGTATAATAGAATTACAGTCAAAGAGGGAGAAATTGATATTTCAAATTCTATCTTTGATGGGCAATCTTTAATTGATCGGTCTATTATGGGCAAATATAATTGTTATGGAATGATATTGCTGCGAAACAGATTCTTCAAATCCTGTTGCTTTAATACAAATATCCAGAAGTGGTTTGAAGATAATGGTATTGATAATATTTCACAGTTAAATAAGGACTGCATTACCATTGCCACTGACATTAAAGACATAAAATTGATAACCACTCCAAATAGTATCAAATATATAAAATTTGCGCCGTTATTACAATGGTTAAAACAAATTGATTCTACTTTTAGTGTTGTTAAGCATGAAAAGAAAACACATTTCTTTGACGGAAAAATGGTGCAAGCACATTATCAATTATTAAATACAATACAACTTAGTAAAATTGAAGTACATGATTTATTGAAACCTTCGTTGGATTATGTAAATTTATTAAATACTGATATCAATGTTTTAAAATATCATATTAAATGCTCGTCTTTTGATGAACATGATAATGAAGCTATATCAAATGTTTTTAAAGATAAGAATGATATTGTTTATACAATGATGAATATATCAAATAAATTTTATAAAACAAAGTATTTTTATAACTTCAAAAGAGAAACATGCAAAGCTTATTTAAAAAATATGAAAAAGGGACATATTCTTATAAATGGTAATTATTCTGTTCTTTTTGGGAATCCTTATGAAATGTTGCTACACACTATTGGAAAATTTGATGGCACTACTTCTCTTCCACCAGGACATATACATACTACTCGTTATGAATATGGTAAAAAAATACTTGGATGTCGTAGCCCACATATTTCAACATCAAATATTCTTATTACAGAGAATATGAGGCACGATTTGATTGACAAGTATTTTAATCTCACTAATGAAATTGTTTGTATTAATGCTATTGGTGAGAATACGCTAGAACGTTTATCAGGCGCCGATTACGATTCGGATCAGATGATTATATCTGATAATGATATAATCATAAATGCGGCTTTAAAGAATTATGATATATTCAAAGTCCCTGCCAACAGGGTCGCTGCAAAAAAATCAAAAAGGTATTATACAAATGCACAAAAGTCTGATTTAGATTATAAAACAAGCGAAAATAAAATAGGTGAAATTGTTAATTTGTCTCAAGAACTCAACACATTAATGTGGGACTTTATTAATAAATCCAAGAAATCTTTGCTAGATTGTTATGAGGATATCAAAGAGATTTACCATGATATTTGTGTATTAAATGTTTTAAGTTGTATTGAAATTGATAAAGCGAAAAAGGAATTTGACATTTCTTCTAGTAAGGAAATCAAGGAAATAAAAGAGAAATGGAGAAAAAAAACGTTTGAAGGTAAAACCGTTAAACCTGCGTTTTTGGGATTTATTGCCAAAACAAAAGGATATCGCAACCCTCAAAAAAAGAAGTATAACTACCATAAAACAACTATGGACTATTTATTGAGAGAAATTAACCAATATCGTTCGGAGAAAGTAAAATTAGAGGATTTGATACCTTTATGTGAATGTTTTAGATTTTATGATTTTAATCCTAACTCAGTAAATAAAAAGCAGGTATCTAAGATTATAAAAATGTGCGAAACCGCTACATCTTCTATTAATGCAGTGTGGTCAAAAGATTACTATTCAACAGAAGAAAAATACATATTAACTTCACAATATAAAGATAATTTGGTTTTTGATATTCAAAAGTTGAAAATAAATATACACACTATGTTTTCGCTTATTGAACACACTGATATGAAGAAATATTCCCATATTTCTAAATTGTTATTTTATGTATTATTTAATCATAAAAACAATGAAATTATAGAAATTATGACAAAACTTAATCAATCTAATAATTCCTATATCGCTGAAGATGAAGATGGCGATCTTAAATTATATGGTATTCATTTCAAAAGATATGGAGGAACAGTTATTGAATAAAAATCATTTTATAAACGAAGTAGCAAAAAGATGTATGGTAACTCCTTATGTTGTAGATGAAATTTTTAATGTATCATCTGGTGTTATTATTGAAAATTTATTAAAAGGGAATCAGGTTGAAATCCCAAAACTAGGCAAATTTATTTTGAGAGAAAAAAAAGAAACTACATACAAAAATTTATATGGTAATAGTGAAAAGACTATAGGGAAGATGACTTATACATCATTTCAAGTAACCAACAATATAAAAAACAGAGTCAAAAATGGTTATCAATATATGAAAACAACATAAAAAGTTACTTTTTTGAAAAAATAATCCACAAAAAAATATGGGACTATTCCATAGTTGCCTTGGGATAATCCCGAATATTTTAAGTTTTCCAAAATAAGGGAACCATAGGAAAGAGAAATAAAATTTATCATTTATGGCAAGAAAAAAAAGAGAAATAAAAGATGTAGATGAAAATATATTGAATTTATAAAAAGGAGTAAAAATTATGAACCTAAAAGAATCTTACCGTTATGCAAATTATCTTGATTCTCTGTTAAGTACAGCTTATCGCTATCTTCAGAACAAAGGGTTTGTTACCACTACTAAGCAGAATCACTTGCGTTCAAAAGCAAACAACGAAGCTGATAATGAGGTGGTTGAGGTGCCGAAACCATATGATGTAGAGTTTACTCCAAATAATGTGATTGATTTTGTTGTAAATGTTATCACTGAAAAAGAGTTACTTGCTATTGCTATCGCTAAAGCAAAGACCAGTACTGAGATTAATATTGACAATGCTGTTGCATTGAATAAAAAGAAACAGGCATTTGTTTCTGTACTGAATGGGATTGCTAATATTAAGCCTAGTGAAAAGACCACACAAGGTACTGATTATAAGTTTAATCAGCAGGATGGTAATCAGATTCGATACTATTACAATATTGAGGAAACGACAACTATCGACTTTAACAGGAATGATGTTAAAGCATTGATTAAGAAGTATAGTAAAGAATGTGACAATATTTCTGCGAAATTGGATGCAATTGAAATTAACACAATGGTGGAACATACACAAAAATATGATATTTCTGACACATTTGAAGATTTGGTGGGCGCATAGCCTACCACTCATCTATCCTGTATCAGATATTTAAAACAGTGCTGAGATTGATTTTGTGATTGTCAATCGGTTCAGATGCAGATGAACTATGATGCTGCAAGGATGACATTATCCATAAAATGTTAAAATCCAATAGTAAATATTGCATTTTACATATAAAACTTTCAAGTAAATAGTAAGTTCAGACTTATTCATTAATTTGGAAAACTTATGAATATTCCAAAATTATTCAATTATCTAATAGTCTCGATATATGTAACGTGATTTGCTATTTCGATATTTTGTAATTTTGACAATTTGTTATATTGAGAATTTGAAATTTTGAAAAGTGTCTTGCTATTTGTTTATTCAGAAAATTGGTGATAGGGTGATCCCCTATAAATTTAATAGTATTAGCAAATATTATTTCTAAAAAGAAGAAGAAACTTTAAACAATATGATTTAAGATTATAACCTTAATTTATTTCGGTATTTTACTGATAGCAAATTGATTGAGATTACAGAGGATATTTTCAGTTCTGTTTTAAGCATCTGATATTAAAATCTTATAAAACAAAACTAAAAACAAATAAACATTAGCCAAATGAAATTACATAACGCTTAGAAAACTATAATATTAAAACAATATAAGGAAAGGAAAGAATAGAAAATGGCAAAATCTAAACTAAGTTTCAAGAGAAGTACGACAGATAAATTGTCTGTAAAAGGAATCCTATCAGAAGATGGAACTACAATTACATATACGGATGAAAATGATGTGGATCAGGATGTAAAAATTTCTGATTTGGTAAATGCATTTATAAACCAGCCAGTTGAGTTATCTATTAGTTTAAAAAATGATGAAGACCTAGAACTTATACCTGCTGAATAATAATTAGTAACTGATAAAACATAGTATATTGAGAGAGTGACTTTTAGTCTACTCTCTTTTCATTTTAGATAAAAGGAGAAAATAATTTTATGACAAGAAAAGATTTAATTACAAAAATGTCAGAAGAAAGTGGTTTAACAAAAAAAGATTCAGAGCTTGCGTTAAATTCATTCACAAACATTATTGAAAATAGCTTGAAAAATAATGAAAAAATTCAGTTAATTGGATTTGGTACATTTGAAGTTTCAGAACGTTCAGCTAGGACTGGTAGAAATCCTCATAATGGCAGTGTTATTGAAATTCCATCTTGCAAAGTTCCGAAATTTAAGCCATCAAAAGCATTAAAATCTTCGGTAAACGGCGGTGAATAAATGAAACTATTACATTTTGAAAATTATAAAAATTTTGTTCAAGCTATATCAGATACATTTGATTCGTTGAATTATGGATATGACGATATTTCGATTATTGCAAAATATAGCGAATCAAAAAAAATACTAAAAGAATTATTATGTATGGGGTATGATATTTCTACAATTAATTTAGAATCTGAAGAAATTAGTAATTATTCAAGTGAGTATATTATTTCTATTTTAAATATTGATGGTGAAAATAGTGTTTGGTGCGACAAATTTAAAGATAAAAATAAATATTATGATGACGAAGCAACGGTAACTTATATCATGGATAATTGTTCTTCTAAAGTTATAAAACATTGTAAATCTAATCTTGTGTTTGAAGTACATATTAGTGAAGAAGATAATATGGATTTTATCGTTGATGAAAACAATAATGATGTGCATGGATTCACTGTGAGCAATACAGATAGTGATGGTTATCGTTCATTTAGTTATTATTCTTCTGATCCGTTAAATCAAACAGATATTCAAAAGATGATAAAGGATTTTGGATTTTCGTTTTCAGAATAAATAATACTGTTTGACATAGGAAAGACTCGCATTTTGATTAATTAAGTGTAAGTCTTTTTTTGTTTGAAATGGTGACTACCGCAATCCCATTGACTTTAGACAATGGGTAGTTCACCTACCTATCTCCCATTTCTTTATTAAAGTTGTGTAAGTGAGAAAGTAGAAAAAGATTTATGGGGAAAGCAGTTTACTTAGATGTTGGCGGTCGAAAAGTATTAACAACAGAAGTTACTTATGAAGATTTAGTTATACTGTATAAACAATATATTGCCAGATGAAATGAATGAGGATAATTATAAAAGAATATTTAAAAAATACTTAAAGGAAGTTACTTAGTAAATAGTTACTTCCTTTTTGTTTGGAAGGAAGTGAGAACAGATGGCACATGTACCAAGAGTAAAATATTTTACAGAAGAACGCAAGAAATTAATAAATCCTGATAACTGGAAGAAATACGAAAAATATTTACAGTCAAATATTATCAAAAACAAAGATGTAAAAGATACTACATATCGTAATTATAAGAATTATTTTATGCACTTCTGCGTTTATCTTGCTGAAAATTGGGATAATATAGATTTATATTCTGATGATTTTATGGAAAATGCTATTGATATTATGGAAGGTTATATTATGTTCTGCCAAGAAACACTTCTAAACCATAAGAAAATTATTAATACAAAATTATCAGCAGTTAGTTCTTTCTATATATGGTCAATGAAAAGAGGATATGTGAAATATCATCCTTTTGATGGAAAACTTGATAGGATGAAAAAAGCAAACGAAGAAAAGATTATTAATTCTTATTTCCTAACAGAAGACCAAATTGAAACTATCAGGCGAGAATTATCTTTAAATGATAAGTTTACAATTCAAGACCAAATACTTTTCGAGGTAAGTTTTGACTCTGCAAATAGAATCGGAGCATTAGAAAAACTCGCACTTTCAAAATTAGATTTGGATAATAATATGTTCACTGGGATCAGAGAAAAAGAGGGATATATCACAGAGGTCGTGTTTGGAGATTCTGCTAAAGAATTAATTACTGAATGGCTTGAAGTGAGAAAAGATGATTATGATAATTTAGAAGTAGATTCATTATTGATTGTAAAATATAAGGGAAAATGGAAACCGATGAGTAGAGACTCTATCAGCAACAGAATGAAAAAATATGGTCAGATTGTTGGTATTCCTGATTATAGAGCACACTGCCAACGTAAATCACGTCTAAATCTTGTATATGAAGAAACTGGAGATTTAGCACTTGCTGCTGAATTAGCAAATCATAAATCTACTGAAACAACTCGTAGCTTTTATTGTCGTCCAAAATCCAAATCAGAAATTATGGATAAAATAAATGCGTTAAAGGCAAAACAATCTGAGAATAATGAATAACCCAATAAATCTCCAATTCAAGTAGACATTTCACAGACAATATATTGGAATATATAGCGATATGTGGCATTATAAAGACTTATGTGCGAATTAAGTTATTGACAACACTTGTGAATTGATATATGATAATGCGTATAGAAAATATTCTACACAAAGAAAAGGCATCCATTAGACGGTTGAGCCGTAATTTGATATATAGCTAATAAATCAAAAATGAATCATTAACACAAAAGTAATCGCTTTACTTCTCATGGCGGTTATTTTGTGTTTTCTTTTATTAAGAAATCTGACCATGTAAGCTGATACTACTCCGCTTACAATTCCAACAACTAACGATATTACAATTAGTTCACAAATTGTCACTTCTTCTATCACCCTCCTTTCTTAGCAGGGTATCTATCCGATAAATAGAGCATTGCTGTTCTGATGTGACTCAACCGTCTAACCATTCATCTAGTCAAAATGAAACATTGGATGCTGCTTGCACTTATTATTCTGCAAAATATCCCACATATTGTCAATGTAATCATTTCACGTGTTTGAAATTTTTTCAAATAGTAAAAACCGAATCTACAATGGGCTGATAACTGCCTTGGAAAATGTTGAGAGGTTAAATCTAAAAAGGTATTGCAGTGTCCTACTTCTCTAATTGTAGAGTTTATGCGAGGTAGTGGACATGAACACCTCAAAAATTCATGTACATTTCAGGAGAGTCTTCTGCACTCTCCTACCCCATTCTACTATCATTAATTATTTCTTCTATATCGGTGGATATGCAAGTGGTTAAAGCGGGCGAACTGTAAATTCGTTTCTACTGATTTCGCAGGTTCGAATCCTGCTCCACCGACTTATATTATGCGTAACTAATAAAAGAAAGCTGGTGATAAAATGGCAAAAGATTTAGATATTGTTGAAAGACAGTTAGAAATAGGAATGGTAAAAACAATTATTACAGAAAACGTGGTGAATTTCGTTGAACTTTTATTTAGTTCAAATATAAAAGCGCAATTTTATTATAATGAATTTGAAAATTTAATTCAGTTTTGTGTAAAAGATTGTGATCTAGGCATAAAAGGATTTGATTGTTTATTGGATAAAAAAACTGTAAGAAATCTTATAATTAATTTAAAAAATTTATACAATCAGTTAGATCGTATTGACGATTATAAAGGAGATATATGAATTTAAAAGAAAAAATTACAATAGAAAATAATATTGTAAAATATGAAATTAAAGCTCAATACAATGATGAACTAACATCTGAAGAAGAATTAGAAATTGAAACCCTTCATGATTACATTAGAAAAATAAGATTTTCAGACATAGATTTCACAGCAAATATAACGCTAGATAATGGGACACCGACAATTACTGACGATAATATTAGCGAAACAGTTGTTGAAATCTCTCTTGGTAAAGTTCCTGAGAAAGAATATATATTAGATGAAAATCTAAATATTATATTTTCTATAGATTCAGGACGCGTATCGGATGCAGAAATCAACAATGTACTAAACTCAAAACCACTTGTTTCCCAAGCAAAAATAGCAGTTTTTCAGTTTAAAATTTTAGAAAAAATCAAAGAACTTTTAGTTGCAGCAAGAAATGAAGATAATGATTTTGAGAAAGAAATAGAAACAATTTTGTAGAAAGGAATTCTTTAAAAATGTATAGTGTATTGATTAATGATAAACGCGATAAAAGCATTTTTCGATTTCTTAAAATCAAAGAAGAAATTATGGAGGAGGTCTCAAAAGAAATCGAAGATCCAGATACCCACGAAATAAGAACGTAAACAGAATATAGGGGGACTGGAAAATTCGAGAATCTTATGTATAAAGAAAAAGATAAGGATAAATTTGAGGAAAAGTGTATTAGTCTTTTAGACACTTACAACCGATCAGAAATTGTTCCAGTATTTTTAGAAGAATATGATGTAGATTTGCTTTGGAATTCCGATAACCCATAAATTAATATTGAGAGTAGTGATAATCTACTCTCCCACTCAGTGTCTGTAGCTCAGTTCGGCAGAGCACTCGACTTTTAATCGAGATGTCTTGGGTTCAAATCCCAACAGACACATTAATAGAGGTATAGCTTTAGGTATCTATAGCACATGAAAACCCATAATTATAGAAAATGACAATCTAATTGTCGGAGTAATTAAATAGTATATGTTCTGGTATACGTTATTAGATATTTTTTAAGATATAAATAATAAAAATATATACTTCATTGGAAAATTTAATAAGATTTTTTTTGAAAGAGTCATGTGAACTATCATGACTCTGTTTTGTGTTGTTTAAAAAAATGAAAATAGAATAAGTATTTATACATCGTTGTTTGATGTGGGATAGTTACGTCCCTAAAGAAGTTTTCATTTATCATATGATTTTTCTTTCAGGAATAGTTGTTGCCGCAACTATTCCACATCAGATAACGATCACAAACGTTATCGGCAAATAACGTAAAACAAATATTTTTAGTGTTTCGCTGTTATAAAGCGAAGAAAGGAAAAATTTATGACAAATGAACTTGAGATTTTTAAGAATGAAGAATTTGGAGAAGTAAAAACATTATTAATTAATGATGTACCTTATTTTTGTGCTAATGATATTGCAAAGGCTCTCGGATATAAACGTGCTGCTGATGCTGTATCTACGCATTGCAAGGGGTCGGTGAAACACCGATACCTTACAAATGGTGGTGAACAAGAGGCTAAATTTATTCCAGAAGGAGATGTTTATAGACTTATTATGAAGTCTAAACTTCCATCTGCTGAAAAATTTGAATCTTGGGTTGTTGAAGAAGTTTTACCTTCAATCCGTAAACATGGTGCTTACATGACCAATGAGGTTATTGAGCGTACACTAACCGATCCTGACTATCTCATTCAACTGGCAACAGCTTTAAAAAATGAGCGAAAAGAAAAAGAGTTAGAAAAGCAAAGACGAAAACAAGCAGAAAAAACAATTGAAGAACAAAAACCTCTTGTAGATTTTGCAAATCAGGTTTCAGATACAACAGATTTGATTGATATGAAAACTATGGCAAAGTTATTAAAAGATAATAATATCAATATTGGCAGGAACCGTCTATTTGAATTTCTTAGGATTAAGAAAATTCTTATGAAAGACAATCAGCCTTATCAGCAATATGTTAATGCAGGATATTTCAAAGTCAATGAATATACATACACTAATTCGCTCGGGAAAACTAAAACAAATAGGCAGACATTTATTACCGGAAAAGGACAGTTGTATATAACAAAGAAAGTAAAAGAATTTTGGGCAGCTTAATTACTGCCAACCTCCTACTCTACTCTTTCCTAAAAAGAACTATTTTTTTGTAAATTTAATAAGATTTATGAGAGTCATGTGAAATATCATGACTCTTTTTGTATTGTTTTTTGTTATTTCATACAGGGTGATTATTACCCTATTTCTTATGCAAATTTAGTTTCATAAGATTACTCCGTTCTGGAGTGACTGTTGCAGCGGTCACTCTGTATGATATAACAAAGCGTTATCTGTAAGTAAGACAGAGAAAACTTGGGAAAGTGAGAATAGTCCCTAACTCATATTACAGTGAATTTGACATATGGTGAGATGCGTATGTGACAGTGAGGCAGAATCAAAGGTGAAACGCTTTGAAAAAATAATATGAGGTACATAATGATACAAAAATTTAACAAAAAAGAATTACAAAGACTTGGATGTACAGATGAAGAAATTAATTTAGTAATGACTTACCAAAGAAAATTTCCTATTTTGCTAGACAATGAGGACAATATTGAAAAATTTTGTATTGACGCTAGACAATTATGGAATGAATTAGATTGTCCACAAGGACAATTTAATAAATGGGTTGAGAGAAAATTTAAGCCATATGGATTTGTTGAAAATACTGATTTTATCATGGTTGGACAAAATTGTCCAATCAAGCATTTTGCTCAAGGTGGTGATACAAGAAGCGTTAATTATTCTCTCACCATAGATATGTCAAAACAACTTGCTATGATAGATAAAAAAGAATCTGGTTTTATAGCAAGAAGATATTTTATTCTTATGGAGCGAATTGTAAAAGATAATAAAGATTGGTTGGATACAAGAAATCCAGAAAGAAAAGAATATAATAATATGTGCAAAATGTTATCTAATAATATTTATAAGCATAATGCTAGACTTGCTGACAAATTTGATTATTCTCGTGAAGCAAATATTTTAAATATTATTGCAACGGGTTCTGAAGCTCAATCCATTCGTAATTATTTTGGTATAAATAATAATAATGAATTAACTCGTGATAGTCTGGAAAAAGAATATAATGAAAAATTGGCATTTTTGCAGAAACAGAATATGATTTATCTTGGACTTGATATGCCTATTACTGAACGTGTCAAGATGTTAATTGCTTCATTCGATGTAATTTATCCTACAGCATCTCCTGTTCTTCCTTGGTTATCAAGAGACGATATGTTAAGAGTAAGAGAAGAATTAATTAAACGATTAAGTTATTAAAAGGGCAGTTTAACCACTGCCCTACTCCTTTCCTTTGAAGAATTGTTTTATGGTGTATTCATTTCCATAAATTCTAAAACAGCTTTAGCAGATATTTCCCAATTAGGGTCTAACATCATGTCATGGCATAACCCATTTAATATTTTAAGTTGTTTTTTCGTTTTATCTTTAGAACAGCCATAAGCATCTGCTGTTTTTTCTAACGATTTTACTCCGAAATAATCATCGTTTTCAGAACCGATGACTAAAAGTGGAATATCTATATTGTAATTATTTGTATATGGTTTACCTAGATCTTTAATAGCTTTTTTAGATTCATTTTGTAATTTTTGGTTATAAAGTGTAATTTCTTCCATAGGTATACGATTACTAAAAAATGCAGATCTTTTCATAATTTCATCAGTAACAGGTCTATTATCATTTATGAATTTTAATATTTTAAAACCATCTTTCAATCCATTTTTAAAAATAGGTCTTATTTGTTCAAGAATACTCATTCCTCCAGCAGTAGCAGGTGCAAATAATATAGCTCCTCTTATTGTATTAGATAATTCTCCAATATATTTTTGTACAACAGCACCTCCCATAGAGTGTCCGAGTAAAAATGGTGTTGAACTCATTGATTCTTTTTCTTTACAATAACTAATACATTTTTTTATATCATTTGAATAATCAGATAAATTGTAATTATTTATATTATTATATCCTTCACTTTTACCATGTCCACGAAGACTCAAAGCATAACAGTTATATCCATTATCAGAAAAATAATTTATAAATTTTTCAAAACACCATGCACCATGACATATTCCATGAACGCATAAAATACTTCCTTTATATGATTTTTGCGTTTCACTACATAGAACCTCTAATTTTTGTGTTCCTGGAACGAAAATTTCTTTAATTTTGTTAGTCATTTTATCATAGTCTCCTTTCTACATTTGTAAATATCTTTATTTATATCGGATATTATTTTATAAAATAAATACTATAAATAGCAATCTGAAAATATTTTAGATTTGTTTATACTTTATTTATATTTTATTCACCTATTTATTATAGTTATTATTAATAATTCGGATGAGCTTTTATATACCAAAATATAATACGCTGATTGAAAATCAAGGAGAATTCCACGATAATTCTGGCGAAGCATTTTCTCTACAAGATAATAAACACTATGAAATTCAAAAAATGCATGGCATATATAAAAAGAGTATGCAATTAAAAATAATTTAAAATATTCATAAATTTGGTATTATGATTTTGATAATATGGAAAAAATTTTATTAAAATATTTTAACATAAATGATTTGCTAAAAAGTGATGAAAATAAATTATTCAATATCATATATAATTTAGATGAAACCACATTTAACAAATTCATTTATATTCTAAATAATTTTAAATACTTCGACTATTTAGAAAGCACTACTTCTTCGGAAGTTAGCGCTTAATTCATTGAAAAAGGTGGTGGCAGTTATAGCTGCAAGAAAAGAAGTTAAAAAGAAAAAATGTCCTATTTGTGGCGAAAGCAAATCTATCGCCACTGGTTTTTATAAATCATCTAGTCCTTTGTTTTCATTGGATAAATGTGTTCCTATTTGTATATCATGCGTAAAAAAAGAAGTTGTTAATGAGGATGGTACCGTTAATGAAAACAAATTGAAAACAATATGTCAAAGACTGGATAAACCATTTTACTCTGATGAATTAGATTCGGCTTTTTTACAAACAAAATCTGAACATGGATATTTATCTGATAATGAAGTCGCTAAGAATGGAAATAAAATTGTTGGATATTATTTTAAGAATATCAATACGTTGCGTCAAAATAAAGATCGTAATTTTGCAGATTCAGAAAAAGATGGTTTTATACATAAGACATATAACGTTAATGCCAAGCAAAAAAAAGAAACTATTGCTAATAGATATAACAATGTAATAGAAAATAAGCCTATTACACAAAAAATAACTTCTAACACTGATTCTATTAATAAAACAGATAAAATTGAAGAAGAACTTATCTATGATGACAAGTGGATGGGAAAATATATTAAAAAAGATATAAATTATTTAAACAATTATTATGCAGGACTGGAAAGAGATTATAGAATCATTACAGAAAATCACCGTGACTATGCCCGTAAAATTGCAAAAGCAAGTCTTCAGATGGATAAAGCGTTTGATGAAATGATAAATGGAATTGAGGGTGCTGATGCAAAATATAAAAATGCCAGGGAAGCATTTGATACACTTTCAAAATCTGCAAAATTCAGTGAAAGTACAAGAAGTGTAAATGATGTAGGTATAAGTAGTTTTTCTAAAGTTGCTGCTATGGTAGAAGCCCATAACTGGATTCCAGAACATAAACCATTAAAAAAAGACACGATTGATGAAATGATAGATTATTTAAGTACTATCACAAAGTCATTATAATGGTGTTTAAATGGACAAATATGAGAAGCAACAAGAAATAGAAAAACAATTATATGATAAAAATCACTCAGAAGATTTTGATTCTACATATTCTAATGATCCAATTAATGAAGTTTCTATAGACTATGAGGCATGGACAGAATTCTTTTCATATTATAGATATTATATTGATGAATTTGCAATGGACATTCTCCACGTAGATTTATTTCCTTTTCAGAGAGTAATATTACGTGCAATGGCACGCGGACAATATACGATTTTAATTGCGTGTAGGGGCTTGGGCAAAAGTTGGATTGTTGGCTTATTTTATATATGTATTTCAATATTATATCAAAATGCAAAATGCGGAATCGCAAGCGGCAACTCACAACAGGCTCGAAATGTAATTATCCAGAAAATAAAAGGTGAACTTTCAAAAAACGAGACAATTGCAAGAGAAATTAATTTTCCTATCAGAACGGGGACTGATGATTGTTATTGTGAATTTAAAAATGGTTCTGAGATTCGCGCAATTACGCTTGCACAGGATCGTGGTGGAGATTCCGCTAGATCGTGGCGCTTTAATTACTTACTTGTTGATGAAGCAAGGCTTGTAAAAGATGATATTGTAGAAACAATTTTAATTCCCATGACAAAAACAAAACGTCAAAATGCTTTAAAATGGAAGAAAAATGAAAAAGGTAAAGTAATATTTATTTCTTCTGCTTATTTAAAAACAAGCGGATTATATAGACGTTTCAAATTCCATTTTGAACAAATGACATCTGGAAACAAAAATTATATCGCCATGTGTTTTCCATATCAAGTTGGTATTCAAGCTGGACTTTTTGATGCAGATGATATTGAGCAGGAACGCGCAAAACCTACAATGACTACAGATAAGTTTAGTTATGAGTAAATCCAAAAGGATTCATGCTCCTTATATAAGAAATTATATAATGAAAATTCGGCAAACACTTAGGGTATTTATATACATTCTGATCAAAAAATGAGGTGAAAATAATAAAAACTAAATGGTCAGATAATGAAATACAAATTCTAATAAATAATTATAATAAAATAGAGATGGATGAATTAAGTATTCTATTAAACAGAAGTATTGATTCAATCCAGTCTAAAGCTAAGAGACTTAATCTTTGTAAAAAATCAAGTCTACCTTGGAAACCAGATGAAGTAGAATATTTAAAAAGAAATTATGAATACGAAGATATTGATAGAATTATGTCTGTATTACATAGAAATTATAATTCTATCATCATAAAAGCAAATAGATTAGGTTTAAAGAAAATTGAGAGAAATAATAAAAATATGTCAACTTATACTGTCAATGAAGATTATTTTAAAAATATCAATACTCCAAATAAGGCTTATTATTTAGGCTGGGCTGTAACAGATGGAAATATTGTATATGGAAAAAGTAATCAATATAGACTTAGACTAAATAGTATAGATAAAAATATTTTAGAAAAATTCAAAGTGGATACAATGTCTACCAGCAAAATTTATTATAGAAATAATTATGCAGAAATAAATATCTGTAACAGAAATTTTGTAAAGAATTTATTTTTATATGATTTTTCAAATAATAAAACTCAAACCATTAAATTTCCCAAAATAGATGAAATTTTTTACCTAGATTTTATTAAATGTTGCTTTGATGGAGATGGTTCTTATGTATGTACTGGTAAAACAAAAAAAGTATCCTTCGTTAGTGCAAGTAATTGTTTTATAGAAGAAATGATAAGAATTTTAAATAAATATGGTATCAGATGCTATCTTTCTAAGCGAAATACATATTCTACTTTTGAAATTAGTAAAAAAGAATCTTTAAAAATATTTTTAAATCTAATGTTAAATACTCAATCGGATTTTCTTGACAGAAAAAATCTAAAATGGAAAAATTATTAGAATGTATATAAATGCTAACGGTAAAATCCTCCTTTCATATGGGACAATACCGTGCTAATCTGATAAATTGCGAAAGGTTATCAGATAGTGTAGAGCGTAGATGGTGAATAAATATAATCCGTCCAAGAGTGTCGAACACCCAAACGTAAAGTCGTGGGTGATGATGTACGCCGAGCTTACATAATGGTAAAATGTAAGAACTATAGGATAAAAAACCTATAGGATAACAAAACTGATGAGGGCATATTCGTTGGTTCCAGTGGAGAAAGTTATTATCCTTATGAACTAACAATGCCTTGTCGAGTTCTTGAAAATTGTGAATTAGAACAACCAAAGAAATCTGATTCTATATATGTTATCACTCACGATGTTGCTGTATCAAATGCAAAAAACTCAGATAATGCATGTACACATGTACTTAAACTAAAATTACGTCCAAATGGAACATATACCAAATCTGTAGTATATACAAAAGTTGTAAATGGTCTACCTCTTGAAAAGCAACGAGATAATCTTAGAGAATTGATTCATCTAAAATTTCCAAATTGTAAAAAACTTGTTATTGATGAGCGTGGTTCTGGTAATGGACTTCCGCGCATGTTTTATGAATCATGGGAGTATACAGATCATAAAACAAAAGTAACCGTCGAATATCCACCTCTAATAAAAGATAATGATGAAGAAGGATTTTTATTAGATAACGCAATTCCTATGATACGTGCTATAAATGCAACAAATGAGTTCAATGTTACTTATTATCCATATATGAAATCATGTTTTGAAGACAGAACACTTCAATTACTGGCAACCTCAGATGAAGTTGATGTAAAATACAAATCTGGAGAAATTACACCAGAAGAATATGCACAATTTATAGAACATGATACATTACAAAGCGAGTTAAGTAATATAAAACAAGAATATTCTGAATCTGGTAATCTACAATATAATCGCATTGTAAAATCCAAAAAAAGAGATAGAGCTACATCTTTATTTTATGGTTTATCAGTAATTGCAGAATGGGAATTAGAAAATAAACAAACTCTGTATAGAAGCAAAAATGTTGGATATGACTTATTATCAGAATACACATACCTATAACCTATCTATAATCTACACATTTCATTCCAGATCAATTTCACCATCCAACACACCCTCTCTATTTCCATTCCTGCACATCAAATCTAAACAAAGAAAAGGAGTGACTAACTATCATTGAATAAGCGACAACCTTCAAAACAAAATAACAATTCAAAAACTAATATTAATTACAGTACAAGACAAAAACATCACTCCAATTCATATAAAAAGAAAAATATAAATAATAACAGTGATAATACAACCGCATCGCATCCTTCCAATACCCAACAGCTTGTTAGAGAAAATTTATCCTATTGCACAGAGTTCCTTAAAGCATATAACACACAGTCTTATTCTGGTCAAAATTATATGCTGTCTCCACATTTACTTAACTCAACATTAAAAAGTCTAAATATGGACGGTTATGATTTTTCTACTGAACAAATTCGAAAAATGGTTATGTCACCGCATCATTTTGAACAAGAACTGCGAAAATTATCATTCTTCTATTATAATGCTATATCCATCTACAAAAGAACTATTGAATATAAATCAATTGTTCTTGATTTTGACTGGGAACCTATACCCTATTTGCAAGATGGAAAACAAATCTCGCAATCAGATATAAAATCTAATGCATTTAAACGAGATTATGCTGAAATGTCTAAATTTTTCAATAGTTTTGATGTAAAGCAAGAATTTAGTAAAGTATTATTTAATATACTTTTGTATGATACTTATTTCACGTCGACCAGAAGTTATGATGGACATATATATTTGCAAGAACTTCCTTCTACACATTGTATAATAGATGCCAATTCCTATTTGGGATATCTTTTTTCTTTCGATTTGTCCTATTTTATGAACTCTGGTGTAGATATTAATGCATATTCCTATTCTCTTCGAAAAAAATATAGTGAAGTATTGCGACTAAAACAAAATACTTTTAATTCAAATCTTCCGCAAAGAAACGGTTCTTGGGTGTATTGGCTTGAAATGCTTCCAGATGACGCATGGGTTTTTAAGTTTAATAATAACTTTGCTGGTTCTGTACCTCCGCTTTTAGATATGTTAATTGATTACAGTAAAATTGATAAATTTAAAGAATTAGAGGATATAAAAAAACAATTGGAAGCATACAAAGTAATATTTGCTACCGTTCCAAGGCTCACAAATAATAGATCTGGAAATAAAACAGATGATTTTGCTATAAGTAGTACGGAACTTGGCAAATTTGTAGCTGCTGTAAAGCAGACTTTAGGAACTGGAGTAGATTTTAAAGCAGCTCCATTGGAAGATTTTAAAGCATTTGATTTTTCTCCCTCTTCATCTGAGGATAATCTTTTAGAAACTGAATTAAATAATATGTTAAAACAATCTGCTACATCTGATGCAATTCTGACTGGTGGGTCTAGTGTGTCGTCTAATAACATTTATAAGCTGGTAACTTCTGAAATTGTTAAAAGTGTTTATCCGCAATTTGAAAATTACTGTGAATATCAGATAAATAGAAGAACTAAAAAATATAAATTTAAAATAAAATTTGTTGGCACTATTTTTGACAGAGAGGATCGCCGTAAAGCTGCAAATGAAGATATGGAGCGTGGTATTATAACCCCAGCTATATTTTCTTCTCGTGGAATACAGATGACAGATGCTTCAAATACATTAAATATGATGTATGGATTACAATTTCCAGAAATATTTAAACCTGTTCAGATGTCTTCAACAATGTCTAATGAAGATAAATCATCTTCTGGAAGATCTAAACTTAGTGATAGTGAGCTGTCTGATAGCGGTGAGCAGACAAGAAATATTGGTGCTAATGAAAATAGAGAAAAGGATAATTCTTAAATGTTTGTAAAAAATTTTAATTCAATAAAAAGAGATACTATATCTGTTAATGAATATCAGAAAAAATATTTAATGGATAATGGATACTACCCTATTTCTAAGGATGGGAAAGGATGGGTATATTTGGCAAATAGAACCATTTTAGATTTAATGAAAAAATGTAAAGGTGGTGAAACCTTGTTTGGATAAAGAAAAAAAAATATCATTTTCTGTATCTAATAATGAAAATATATTAACGGCTGAAGATATAGAAAACTTCCAGTTCAAAAAAATACATTGCAAGATATATTCTGCTGACAGAGTTAATGCACACAATTACACTTGTTCATTAAAAGTGCTTAAAAAATATGCAAATACTATTGCTGGCAAACCTGTACTCGTTTGGTATAACAAATTTGCAAATGCTGGAAATGGTGATTTTGGAGGACACGAAGACAGTGTATGGGCAAAGCAATATCCAGTTGGGTTCTTTCCTGAAAATGCAAAAGTAACCTATGAAAAAGATAACGACGGCACAATTTTTTTATGTTCTGATGCATTTATTTGGTCATTATATTATGAGGAAATTATTAAAGTATTTGAAAATTATGGCGGAGTAAAAGGTGTTTCTTGTGAAATGCTAATCATAGATTCTGAAATTATTGAAGATACGGATATTGAAAATATTTTACAATATTCTTTTTCAGGTTTAACACTATTAGGAGAAAATGACGCTTTGGGAAGTCCTATAAAGCCAGCAGTTGATGGATGTGAAGCAACTTTGGTTACTAATTCTATCGCAATTGATAAAACAAATACAGAATATGAAAAAGCAAAAATAGAATTTGAGAAAATTTTATATAATTCTACAAAACAGGAATCTGATTCAGATTCTTTTTTAATTGAAGAAAATAAGGAGGAAAAAATGGAAACAGAAATTATAAAGAATGCAGCATCTGACAGTTCTTCCGATCCGATTGAAAATGCAACACAGGAAGTAACAACTAGGATAAGTGTTAGCACAGATACTTACAATTATGATGACAATGGTCAATATGTCGGAGATAGTTATGAAAGTCATACTGTAAGTACTACGGAAATTAGGGAAGTACCTGAAAGTGAAGTAAAAAGTGCAGAAAATTCTTCTATTAATAATACCGAAGCTGTCACCAATTCTGATACTGATTCAAAAATACAAAACTCTGACACAGCAGGAAATAATTCATGCAAGACTAATAATTCAATAAATGTGAATATAGAAGAATTTGAATCATTAAAAATTAAATGTGCGACATTAGAAAAAGAGTTATCAAATAAAAAAACAGAATGCGAAGTTTTAATTCAGAAATGTGCTGACTTAGAACTTTATAAGAATAATAAAGAAAATGAAAATATGAGGAATACTATTAAACTTGCGTTAAATAGTGTTTCTCATATTTTAAATTCTGACCAAATTTCAAAATGGAGAAAAGAATCTGAAAAATGTTCTTCTGAGAATGTAGATGGCTTTATCAATAATTTGAAAGCATTTGCATTTGATATTCAGGAGAAAAATGGAATTCCTTATACTGAGTCAATTAGAAATGCTCTTCCAAGAAATACAGAAACTAAACCAAATGACCTTTGGGAAAGAATTGAAAAAAAATATAACTAAATTTAGGAGGAAATAAATGGCTAATATTTTAATATTACGAAGTGTAAATACTGGTGATGAAGATATCAAAACTGGTATTGCAGAAGTTGAATTGGAAAATGGATTTGCTGTTGCATTGGGAGAAACATCAAAAGAAAGAAAAAGCAGATTTGCTTATAAAGTAACAGAGCCTAATGCAAATTCTGAAATCGTTGGTCTAGTATATAATGCCGATGTTCCATTTTTAACAGATGCTAATGGGAATGTATATAAAGGTGTCGTTTCTGACCCACGAAATATTAAATTTCCAAGCGGAACCCCTGTTAATATCTGGATTCCAAGTAAAAATTCTGAAATTGCAATGACCGAAATTTCTGGAAATTCTGAAAATGCAAAATACGTCGTATATAAAGAATCTGATATGAAACCAACTTATGCATCTGATACAAAAAATGCTATTCATGCATTTAAAATTACTGACGCAAAAAGTTACATCTCTATTGGAAATGAAAGAGTTCATGCAATAGAAATGATTTGTGTATTTTAATGAAAGGAGAAAACTATATGCCATTTAATAAAATAACGTTTTCTACTGATGTGGAAAAAGATTTAATTCCAGCATGGAAAGATTATGTTAATCACTATAGAAAAGAAAATTATTCAACAAAAAAAGTAGTAAATGAGGTGAAAACACTTTCAGAAAAAGAAAATTTAGTAAATAAAATTGCTTTTTCAGAAATTGCAAAATTTGCAAATATGGATACTTCTTTTATTGGAAAGATGCAAATGTCTACAAATCCAATGTATCGATGGGCGTTTTTCGCTGTTGTTAATAAACTTGTAGATATTGTTATTCCAGATGTCATTGCAGAAGATTTTTATCAGTTTGCGAATGTAGGTACTATTGGTAAAGGTAACTCTGGAAAATTTACGATCAAATCTTCTGATTTGTTTACCGTTGACATCAATGGACAATCACGGCGGCATATCAATGCACAGCGTCAGTTTACAGGTGAACATACACTAACACCTGTAAATCATACTATTACTACACAAGTTGATTTATATAGAGTATTAGCTGGAGAAGAATCATTAGCTGAATATGCAGTTAAAATTATTCTTTCTATTGAAGCGGAAATTGCATTAGATATTGCATTCTGTATGCAGGAATCTTTTAACACAAGATCAGCAAATTTCAAAGAAGTAGGATTTACACAAGTAGCATTTAAAACTTTAGCTACTAGAGTTTCCGCTGCTAACGGTGGAAAAAAAGCTGTCGCATTAGGAACAGAAACAGCACTTATGGACGTAATGCCAACAGATGATTATCTGAAACTTGGTCTTGGTGAAACATACAATAGCATTGGTTATCTTCCAATATTCTTAAATACACCTCTTATTGCTCTTGCTCAAAAAATTGATTGGACTTCTCCAGATTATGATTTCGCAATCAGTGATAAATTCATTTATTTTGTATCTCCAGGTATGCAAAAATTAATTCAGATTGTTTTTGAAGATGAAGGTTTATACATAACAGATGAAGTGTTTGCTAATGGTAATTTAATCCAGAATGCATCCATGCATAAAGGATGGGCAACTGGTCTTATTACTAATTCCAAACATGCGGTAATGAAATTATCATAACAATAATACATAGTGATAGGGAGGAAGGATTGTCTTCTTCTCTATAAAAATGGAGGGACAAATGGCTGGGAGACAAAAAAAGGAAGATGAAATAATAGATAATAATAAAATTACAGAAAACATTAATACAAATACCATTATTATTGACGAATTAAAGAAAGAAAATGATATTTTGAGAAAAGAAAATGAAGATGTAAAATCTCAAATTAAATTAATTCTTGAAAAACTTGCAGAGCAAGAAGATAAAAATTCAAAATCAGAAGAATCTAATATCAGAATCCAAGAAGAATCTAAAAATAACTTTTATACTGATATTAATCCATTGAAACTAATTAAAGTGATTTCTTTAAGCGACGGCGGAGTATCTTTAAAAACAAAACCTAGTGGTGATGGGAAGATATTTCGATTTGATAAGTTTGGGCATTCTGTAACAATAACGTATACTGATTTACAGGATATTATTTCTACAAATCGTTCATTTATTGAAGATGGCATCGTATATATTTGTGATGAAGATGTTATTAAAAATAATTACTTAGAAGATGCATATAGCAAATTTTTAACAATAGAAACGATAAATAACATTTTTTCTTTTCCAAAAGATAAAATTATCGATATGATTAAAAACACTACTGAAGCGCTACAGGATTCTATAATTTCTTTCATTATCAAGAAAATAAACAACAACGAATATGTTGATATGAATAAGGTAGATGCAATCGGAAAATCATGTAAAATACCATGTAACATTTTAGAATTAGCAGAACAAAAACGTGAAAACTAATCAAGAGGTAAAATATGTGAAAACAAGTTATTTTGATATTATAGAACTTGTATTATCATTGTCAAAATCTTATGAAATAGATGGAATATTTGATAAATACAAGGAAGAAGGATTGTTACAACTTCTTCTCCCCTACTTTAAATTTGCGTCAGGAGAATTAGAAATATCTGATTCTGGAATCGATACATCAAGGGATGATGAGTTGTCACAATTTAATACTAATTTGTCAGATGGTGAGCAGATTATTTTTTGTAAATATATTCTTATTGGATATTTAACAAAAGATAAAAATGATATTTTACAAATGAGACTTCATTTACAAGATGGAGATTTTAAAACTTATGCAGAATCTAATAATTTAACAGCAAAAACAAATTCTTTAGAAATCTTAAAAGAAGAAGTTGGGTGGAACGTAAAAAAAACAGGTTATAAAAATATAAACATATGGGAGACTTAATTAATTTGTCCTATATAGGTGATTAATATGCATTTAACTTCATATAAACTGACAAGAGAATTTTCTTCTTCTAATCCGAGATCTGAATTATTACGGGAAAAGCAGTCTCAAATTAATGATTTATATAATTTTGCTGCTGACAGAGAAGATGATGTAATTCTAAATGGAAAACCATTTCTTAAAAGCCCACGTATATTTGATCATAAATTCATAGATACGTTTCATCATAAAATTATAGTTGAGACTATTCTTGATAGTGATTGGATGGAATGCGGCGATTATTTGGAATATGATAATATGACATGGTTATGTCTAAACTCTTTTTCTTTTCACAAATTATATTGTAGAGCAACATTTATGAGTTGTGATTGGAAAATATATTGGCTAAACGACAAGGGTGAATTGAAAAGCCAATATGTTATTGATCAAAATAGTACACAATATAATAGTGGCGAAACAAATAGCCAAATAATGACATTAGGATCAGCTCAGCATATGTTAAGAGTACAATGTAATGAAGATACTATCCAATTAGATTCTCCAATAAGATTTGCCATTGACAAAAATATAAAAAATCCAACATGCTACAAAATTACACAAAATGATAATAGCGCTTATAATTATGGCAAAGGTATATGTTGTATCACTGTAACAGAAGATGAGTTTAATCAAGATAATGATAAATTAATTCAATTAGATGATAGTACAAAAGTATGGATTTGTGACTATAGACATTTCGATACTCCTCCATTACCAGATCACGATTCAGATTTATCTGTCCAAATTTTAGGAAGCAAACAATTAAAAGTTGGTGTTCCACGTAAATACTCTGTTAAGTTTACTGATAAATTTGGTAATGATATTGATTGGAAAAAAGTAAATTTTACATGGAATATAATTTCTAATTTTGAAGTTCAATTAGATAAAAATAATAACAATATCCAGTTATTAATAAAAGATGATTCTCATATAGGAGAATCTTTTTTATTACAAATTTTTGTAGATAATAAATGTATAGAGAAAATAAAAATTTCTATAATAGATGTTTGATAAAAGGTGGTGAAGTTTAATTTCTAATATATATAATGCTTCTGTTTATAAAAACAAAATTATAAATCTTCTATTAAAAAACAAAGATTTTGTTACAGTTATAAATCCAATATCAGATTCAAAATGTGAATATTTGGATGTTATAGATATATTATTAGGTGGAGAATGGATTTATAATGGTATAAAATATGAAGAATATGGACATATATTTGATTACAATTTTGTAGATGAAACTGTTAAAAAAGAAAAAACTTTTGTTTTTGTTGAAACTGATATAGACAATGTTAGTCGAAATATATTTACAAATTTTAATCTGTATGTATGTATTTTTACTATTAAAAGACAAGTTAGAATTACTGAACATAGCACCCCCACGATAAACCAGATTAAAAATATGGGTTATTGTACGTCTGAATATGCAAATCGAATTGATATATTGTGTGATATTGCAGACAGAATATTAAATGGAACAAATAAAATTAAAGGAATTGGAGACATTCAGCCAGCTGACAGAGGCTACTGCACTATTTATCTTCCAAATAACAAATTTTATGGAAAATGCCTTAAATATAAAATTATGAATTACAATGAGGATGAAATCTGTGAAAATTAATAAAGATCTCCTCTTCCCCTATGTTATATATAATCAGCCATTTAAATATGATGACTCTATTACTTTGCATCCAGTAGTTATGAAAGATATCTTGACATTTCAAACATTATCACAATCTATAATTATAAGGAAAAATAGTACGTTCCATGAAAAACAAATAATTAAAATGTCATACCTTGAGTTCCTAATTTATTGTTTTGGTAATGATAATATTGAAGAAAAATATAAAATATCAGGATTATCTCAATATTATATTCTAGCAATGTATTTATTAAAATTATGTTGTCCTGATGCAGAAATTACAATCAATGAACAAAATGGATATTATATCATAAATAATGAAATCATAACTCCTCAAATATTTGATGATTTAAGACGAATTATAATTATTCAAAATGATATTGATTTTGATATTGATGATTTTTTAAATTATGATACAGAACAAAGATTATTAAAGGCTCAGAAAGATAATAACAAAAGTTTAAAATCTGCAAATATGGAGGATTATATTGATTCTTTAGTAATAGCCATGAATACAACTGAAAAACAAATAATGGATATGACTATCCGTAAATTCTGGAGATACATTAAACGTTATCAGTTATTTGAAATTTATCACATAATGAAAACTGGAGAATGTAGTGGAATGGTATCTTTTAAAGAACCTATAGAATATTGGATGTTGGGTTTTGATGACAATGATGATAAATATAGTTCTCTTAAATCAGATGAACAAAGTATGACCAATAAAATAAACAATGCAAATAGTTAGAGTGGTTAATCTACTCTTTTTTGAGAAAAAATTTTTATGCAAGAAAGGAAATTTAAATGCCAAATAATTTAGACATTCTTAAAAAGGCTAATAGTAAAGCCAAAAATTTTCTAGTTTCAACGGCTGATTTTGCATTATTTTTCAATGAAATGTCAGCTTGTACTGGAACTGTAAACTTAAATACTTCTATTGAAATTAGTATGCAGGAACAGAATATTAATGCTGGTAAAGGTAATAAATTAGTTTATTCCTATAAGTATGGTCGAGAAATGAACATCACTCTTGAAGCTGCTAATTGGGATCTTCGTTATTTAGCTGTAAATCTTGGCAAAGATATTAATATTCAATTAGACGATGCATATGATATCTATAAATGTGTCACAATTAATGACGGTATTGGTGTCTTACCAAATACTCCTATTGGAAACGTGGACGTGGAAATTTCCGCAGATAATGCTATTAATGTAATTCCAGAAGGTAATGTAATTGATTTAAAACCATATGGAATAGAATCAGGTACAGTAAATGTTACATATAAGTTTAAAGAACTAAGTCAGAGTATTGTAATTGATGCAGAAACCTCACCTAAAGTTTATAAACTTGTAATGACTGCGGATAAGCACAATAATAAACTTGGAAAAGTTGGTACAGTAGAAATTGAAGTTCCTTCTTTCCAACCTAGTGGTAATTTTAATATTGAATTTACTCCTGATGGAGTTTCTTCAACTTCCATTGAAGGAAAAGCTCTGGCTGTAGAAGGTGATACCTGCGATTCTGGAAATGCTGTATACGCCTATGTTAGAGAACGCAGCGATGAAGAATATAAGATCATAGTATCTGAGATAGCTGGCACACCAGGAACTATTGAGCTTGATTCCAATGATAAAACAAAAACTATTACAATTTCAGTAATTGGGATGAAAGGTGCAATGTATAGTAATATTGAATTAGACAATTCTGATTGTAATTTTGTTAGTGAAAATACAAATATTGCAACAGTTGATGAAGACGGAATTGTAATGCCTGTTGCTACAGGAACAACAAAAATAAATATCTCTTATGGTAATATTTCTGATGAGATTGACGTAAACGTGGCATAGTAATAAAAATAAGCAGATAGTTATTACATTCTATCTGCTTATTCTATTGGAGGTATAATGGAAGGCAAAGAAAGCGATTTGAAAATTAATGAATGTACTGATGAAGAATTAGAATCTATAACATCAAAGAAACAAAAAGCAAATATAAAAAAAGATGACTATAAATATAAAGAATGTAAAGTTATTAACTATAATAAATATACAAAAACATTAGATATTTTATTTGATCGATTTGGAATTAGAATTTTCGATGTCGAAAACTTTAGTGGCAGTACTGCTGTTGTAAAATATACAGGTGAAATCGGAAAACCAGATTTCAATTATAAACTATAAATAATATTATGTGTAAAAATTCATACGAAAAAATTTCTAATCGAACAAATAAGCGAATGCTATTTTGTAAATTGCTTGGGACTGATGGATCATTATCTCAAATTTGTATTAGTCAAAGATTTTGTAAAGAAAAAGATAGATATATCGAATCTGAACATCCATATAAAAATTGTAAATATTATGAATAATTACAATCTATGAATTAGAAAGAAGGTGTATCCGTGAAAAAAATTAATACTAGTGGTATTACTTCTGAATCTATAATAGGTGTATTGCTTTTACTAATTTCGTTAATCAACGCTGTATTACAAATACTTAATATAGATACTCTTCCAATAGAAAATGAAGAAATATCCGCAATTATATCTGGTGTTTTTCTTATAGTAACTTCTTTATGGAATACCTGGAAAAATAGAAATATATCTACAGCCAGTCAGTTAGCCCAGTCTATCACAGATAGTTTAAAAAATGGTGAAATTCTTGAAGAAGATATCAGAAAACTAATAACTAAAATAAGAAGGTAGGTAATCGAATGAAAATTGCATTAACAGTTGGGCATTCTTTACTGAAGAATGGATGTTATACAAGTGCAGATGGAAGAAATAATGGTGGATGTAATGAATATATTTGGTGTAAAGCTTTTTCAAAGCAACTTACTAATAAATTAAAAGCATATGGTCATGATGTAACATGTATTATATGTCCCGAAAAACAATTTACATCTTACAAACAAGAAAAAGATTATAAATTAAATTTAATTAACAAAGGAAATTATGACTTAGTTATTGAATTGCATTTAAATGGTGCATCTCCATCAGCAGAAGGCACCACTGTACTTTATAAATCAAATATTGGAAAAAGGTATGCTAATCAAGTTCAAAAGCAGCTCGCTACTATTTTTAAGGATAGGGGTATTACACATCGTACAGATTTATATATGTTGAACGGCACAAAACCCCCTGCTATTTTATTGGAAACTTTTTTCTGTACTAATTCATCCGATTATAAAAAAGCAAAAGGTAATATAAACAGAAATAAAATAGCTAAACTTGTAGCAAAAGGAATTCAGAATGCTATTTAGGAAGGATGGATTTGTATGAATGAACGAAATATTAAATTTAACAAATGTTAATTATACATCTTTGTTTGTTTCCATAATTACTATTTTAATTGGTATGAAAGCTACTGTATCTATTTTTGAATGGTTTATTAATAAACTTGGTTTAGAAACAAAATGGATGCGAGAAAAAAGACAAAATCGTGAATTATTATTAAAAACCTCTGAGAATTTAATGAAATTACATGATCGTCATGAAAAAGATATTGACAAATCAGATAAACGAGATGAAGAAATTTATAATGATATCAAAAAACTTACTCAGATGTTTATTGATAAAGAAATTGACGATATGAGATGGGAAATAAATAGTTTTGCTACAAAAGTAGCAGAAGGAAAACCTTGTAATAAAGATAGCTTTACTCATTGTATTCACATATATAAAAAATACGAAAATATATTAGAGGAAAATAATATGGAAAATGGTGAAGTAGAAATATCTATGGAAATTATAAATGATGCATATAAGCAAAAACTAAAAGATGGTTTTTAATATAAAAGAGCGATTTTATAGCGAAGTCGCTCTTTCGTTTAGAGAAATATGTATATGAATACCAATAAATTGATATAGGTATTTCTCATATCGAAGTGTCAGAGGTTATTGAACTGGTATTTTTCGAGTAGTAAATAAATTAAAAAGGAGTGATAGTTATAACAACCAGAACAAAGTTTAACGTAGATAAAGATATAAGTAAAAGAACTTACAATGAAATAACATTTGATTCCATATTAGAAATGAAATATTATCGTGATGTGCTTTGTCCATTAGTGAAGAGTGGCGATGTGGTTAAATATGAATTACAAAAACCATATGAGTTACAACCAAAGTTCATACATAATAATAAAATTATTCAGCCAATTAAATATGTGGCTGATTTTTTTATTATTTATAAAGATGGTCACGAAGAAGTTATTGATACAAAAGGTTGTCCAGATAGTGTTGCCATCTTAAAAAGAAAACTTTTTTGGTATCACTATCCCACTGTTGATTATAAGTGGATTTGTTATTCAAAAATTGATGGAGGATGGTGTGAATATGAATATGTTAAAAAGCAACGTGCAAAACGAAAGAGAAACAAAAACAAGTCCGTGGACTGAAAAAGATAAAATGAATTTGATTCAACTATATCCATACAAAACAAACAAAGAGCTTTGTGAAATCTTAGAAAAAACAGATGGTCAATTACGAGGAATGAAAAGTCATTTGGGATTAAATCAAAAATTCAAACCGTTAACATTAAAAGAAAAAGAAGAAATCGAAAAGTTTTATAAAAACAATCCAAATGAAATGAATTTAGAAGAATTTTCTAAAAAGTTAGGAAGACAAAAAACTTCTATATCTAGGTACGCAAGAAAAATAGGATTAACAAAATATAATAGAAAATTTTCAAAGCAATCAATAGAAAAGATGAAAAATAGTTTGTCTATTTATCGTGAAACAGATACATATAAAAATATTGTACTCAAAAGTCAAACATCTTTACTTAAATATTATGCTCAAAATGAACATCCAAGGGGAATGCTAAATAAGCATCATACCGACTATACAAAAAACAAAATGTCAAAATCACATATCGAACTATCAAAGAAAATGACATATGAAGAAAAACATAAAATTGCAATGAAAGCTGTTGAAACAAAAAGAAAAACTGGTGGTTTTCATACAACATCAAATGCGTATTCGCGATGTAAGGGTGGCTACAGAAATGATTTAAATCAATATTTTAGGAGTGCCTGGGAAGCAAATATAGCTAGATTGTTAAATCACTTTAATATAATATGGAAATACGAAATAAAAAGATTTAATTTTGATAAAGAAGTAAGCGGAGTCATTAGTTATCAACCCGATTTTTATTTGCCACAATATGATATATGGATAGAAGTAAAAGGTTGGATGGACGCTAAAAGTATAAAACGATTAGAATTATTTGAAAAATATTTTCCTTGTGAATACAAGAAATTGTTTTTAATAGATGAAAAGGTATACAACGACTTAAATAAAATATATGCATCATCAATTAAGAATTGGGAACATAAAGGAAAATATTTAAAAACAGGATACGATAAAGAAAATCCAAGAACAGAAATTGAGGTAATTACTCATGACTGATTTAGAAATATCGAATTATTTAGTACAACATTATTATAAAGTAAATTCGCAAAATTTTCTCATGGATGTATTAAATACAAGTCCACAAATTATAAACGAAAATTATAATTTTGAGACAAAAATAATGACTATTATAACACCAACTAATACATTTTCGTTTAAATGGAATTATTGATAAAAGGAGACAACAACAATGTTTGAAAAAATTAAAGAATATATTACATATAAAAGAAATAAGAAAATTGCTAAAAGAGAAGTTATGCAGATGCTCTCCTCTACCCTGCCTGTTATTAGAGAATTTACTGAACATAAAGCAGCTACACTTGATTTTATTAAAAATACTGTTTTAGCTGCAAAAAATATGGATAGTTCTGAGCTGGTAAATATGGTTATTGATACTTTTGCAGATAAATTTTCTGTAGATCATGAAAGATTCATTGAAGTTGGTTCTTATTTAATTGGTTTATCTCCAGAAGAAATGCAGAAAATTTTAGTACATTCAATGATTGAAACTATTCCAAAAAAATAAAACAAAATAGCACTATATCTCTATAGTGCTATTTTATCACTTCTACCCTTGTTATAAATAATTATTAATCATTTATAATGTAGAACCTTACTTATTATAAAATGTACTATCGATTTTAATGCCGTTCTGGTCAACTGTGCAATGAAAATCTTTAGTATTCTTGGAAAAGATACTATGTACCAGATAGTAAGCCAATCCAAGTATTACAATGTTCAGAATAAAATTGAGTATTAGTTCTACCATCTTTCACCTCCCTTCCGTGGTATAGATAACGGTTGGGAATAATAATGTGGAGAACCCACAGATGTATTTTCTTCCAAGAGCGTTACACTCACTTTCTCTTGTGTAAACAAGAATGTGAAATTAGCAGTTACACTACTTGACTAGTCTTGATTCATTAACGATTATATCATTTTAGAAGAGCGGTGTATATACAGAACATATATTCAAAATAATAGGAATAATTATGTCAAAAATAATTAAAAACATATCAGATTTGCAGACTATATTAGAGCCGTTTATAGAAAAAGCAATTGAAAATGCTTGTAATAGATTACTCGGAACTTTACAAGAGATAATCGATACTGAATTTTATGATGTATTCAATCCAGATTACTATATTCGCACATATCAGTTCTGGAAATCAGCTACAACAAAAATGTTAAACAAAACTTGTGGTCAAGTTTTTATGGATGTATCTGCTATGGACTACGGAGAATTTTGGTCAGGTGAAATTCAATTACAAGCCGCTAATATAGGCAGTCATGGTGGATGGATTACTGATTCAACAAGAGAACACAGATTTTGGGATTCATTTATCAAGTATTGCAATAATAATTGCGTACAAATTCTAAAAGAGGAATTGAGAAAACAAGGAATTCCTATAAAATAATTAATAAAATAATAATATACTCTACTCTCCTACTCTATCAGGAGAGATTTTTAATTTCAAGAATAGATTAGGAGGTAGAAATTTTAATGAACGAATTTTTAATACAGCTTCAGGCGATATTAGACAAAGAAACGTCCAAAGGCAATATCAATAAATCCATTGGACGGATTCAGAATCAGATCAATAAATTAAAGATACAGGCAGAAATTGATCCTAAATTAATAATTACTCTCAAAAAACAGTTAGAAAAAATAACAAACCAGAAAATAGACTTATCTAATATTAATATAGATACACCAAAAATTAATAAAGTAGGGAAACAGGCTGGAGAACAGGTTGGAAAACAACTGGGACAAGGCATATCAAATGGGCTAAAGGACAATACTAATATTTTAGAAAGTTTCAAAAAATCTTTAGAAAATATGAAAATGGGTTCTAAGGATATAGAAACCGTTGTAAATACCATTAATGAACTTGGAATAAGTATTAATTCTCTAAAACAGTCAAAAAATAATAAAGGTATCTTATCTGTAGAAGTTTCAGGTATTGATAAGGCAGGACAGGCTATCAAAGTAATTGAGTCATTTGAGAGGGAAAATGGAAAACTGCTTAAAAGTATCAGCTCTGTGTCAACTGCACATCAAAAACAATCCTCCGAAATTGACAAATATTATACAAATTATGCAAACAGATTATCCAGTTTGCAAACAAAATATGCAAAAGCCAGTATTGATTACAGCAGCTTTGAAAAAGATTTAGAAAAATTCAAAAATGGCGAAGTGACTATTAATGAACTGAGTAAATCTTTTAATACCCTTGAAAATGCTGCAAAAAGAGGAATCCAGAGTTTAAAAAGCCAAACCTCATCTTTTGACCCAATTACACAAGCTATAAACAATATGCGCGACTTGCCATCTATGCTGCAAAAATTAGAAGCTGGAATGAATGGGGTCAAGGATCAGACAAGCCTGGCAGATGTAGTAATTGAAGATTTATATAAAGATTATCAAAGCCTTAAAAATATAATGTCTAATAATGGCGGGAAAGTACCGCTTACAGAAGAATGGACATCTAAATACCAGAATTTAATGTCAACGGTTGCCTCAGCAACAAAACAAGTTGAAGCATTAAAAAAAGCAGAAGCATCCGACAATTCACAGACAACCAGGCAAGCAAATTATTATTCAGAAATATTATCAAATTACAGACAAATCTATTCATTAAAAAAAAAATTATTGGCTGCTGGAAAAGAAGAAAGCAAAGTCATTGAAAACCAAATTCGTTCTTTAAAAAACGCAAATACGGAAAATTACAAGCAGTTAAATAATCAAGGGTTATCTGATAAAAGCTGGCAGGATGAAGTAAAAACATTAAAGAAAAAGCTCGATTACGCTTACCAAATTTCTATTGCACGACAAAATGATAAAAATACAGCAAAAGAACAGTCCCAAATTACCAAAGAACAAATACAATCTGAAAAAGAACGTCTGGCTTTATTAGAAAGCCAAAAGCAGGCATTAGCAGTCCATGCAAAAGAAAAAGCAAAAACAACTGCCCAGCAGGAAGCCAACCAGCAAAAAGAAATCAATTCCATTCTATCCAGACAGCAGAATGCATACAAAGAAATTTGGAATATAAAAAAACAGACTGCAACATTAGACCCAAATCAAAATGAAAACCAATTGTCAGCGTTAAATGAAAAAAAGAAATTTTATCAAGAAATCTTTTTAGCTGCCCAGAAAGAGCTGCAGGCATATAATAATATTTCCATATCACAAGAACACTTAAATTCATTATCCGAAATAAGAAAAAGAACAGAATCTGAAATTGCTGTTGCTGTTGCAAAGCAAGCAGAATTAAAAGCAAATAAAATTCAATTTCAGATTGATACGGGCGGTTATGAATCAAAAGTACAATCATTGGTTTCGCGTACAATGCAATGGACTGATGGAAACGGTAATGCAAGGATCAGTACAGATGCATTGAGACAATCATTAGAAAGATTGAATGCTGCTTCTGCTGCATATGCAAATAACAAGACAGAAGAAACACAAAGAAGGCTGATTGAAGCAGACAAAGAACTGGATAGGCAGATAAAAACAGTTACAAATTCCATACGTAAAATGAATGCTGAACTAGCAAAGGATTCTGTTATTTCTACTCTGCATAATAAGATCCAATCGTTTTATGACAATAACAGTGCTGCACATGGACGTTGGGGTGCGCAGTTAAAAAAGATGCTGTCTGAAACTGCATCAGGCGCAAAACTGACAACTCAGAGGGTACGTGAGATCGAACAGTCATTCAATGGTGTGACAATAGCGGCGAGACAGGCTGGAAAAGTTGGAAAATCATGGCTTCAGAGTTTAAAAGAGTCTACCAAATATTTTGCTTATTTTGCAAGTCCGACGTTCATCACTATGAAAGCTATATCTGAAATCAAACAGGGTGTAAATGCTGTTAAAGAATTAGATACCGCATTAGTAGATTTAAAGAAAACTACCACTATGACATCCAGCCAGTTAGAACAGTTTTATTATGATTCTAATAATACGGCAAAACAAATGGGTGTTGCTACAAGTGAAATAATTGATCAGGCAAGCGCTTGGTCTAGGTTTAATAAAATAGACCCCCTATATGGTGACATGTAGGTAAACAGTTAGCTCAAATCGGTGAAACTCCAGAGATGGACAATACCGAGGGTAAGACTAAAATATTTATGAATAATATGGCAAATTTTTTAGAATGTATTTGTAAATATCATTTTTTTATTTTATAGAAAGGTAAGTGATAAATATATCGTGGAATTCAATTGATAAAACAGGTCATAAGTTTAATATGTTGACTACCATTGAAAGATTACCAAATTATAAAGGAAATAGCAAAACATACTATAAATGTTTATGTGATTGTGGTAATTTTCATTATGTTTCAAATGATAATTTAGGGAAAACATATTCGTGTGGTTGTGTAAACAAACAAGCAATATCACAAAGAAAAGATTATACTGGTGAAAAATTTAATAACTTGACAGTGACAAAAATGTTATATAATTATAAAAATAATCATACATATTGTGAATGTATTTGTGATTGTGGTAATACAACAATTGCATATATTGGCAATATTAAATCAGGAAAAACTAAATCATGTGGTTGTATTGAAACAAATTCAAGATTTGGTAGAAAAAATCATGAGAAAAATTTAGTTGGAAAGCAATTTGGACATTTAACAGTAATTAAATTAACAGATAAGAGATATTCAAATTGTAATGTTGGTTGGTTATGTGAATGTGATTGTGGAAATCAAATTATTGTACGTTCTGGAAACTTAATTAGCGGTAAAACACGCTCTTGTGGTTGTAACAAAACAAGTAAATATGAGGAATATGTAGAAAACATATTAGATGAACTAAATATTACATATAGTAGAGAATTCAGATTTAATGATTGTCGCAACCATTTTCCCCTACCATTTGATTTTTATATTGAATATAAGCATAAAAAGTATTGTATAGAATGTCAAGGTCAACAACACTACGAACCTGTAAAACATTTTGGTGGCAAAAATAGATTAGAAACCACACAATTAAATGATAAAATTAAAAAAGAATATTGCGAATCAAATAATATTACTTTGATATGTTTGCCATATACATTATCAAAGATTGAGATGAAAGAAATGATTATAAATATTTTAGATCCCGTAACGACCACAGTTGCATAAGTAATTATGTGACATATGCTAACCATCTTAATAAGATGAAGGTATGGTCTGGTCTGCAAATATAATCTAATATTGAAATTGCAGAGATAGGCAGAAATGACCTATCCCTTTTTATTAATATAAAAAGAGTAACAAAACGAGGATACTCAAGCTCAGAAGCTGCTACACAAATGGCTAAATACAGTTCTCATTTTAAAAGTATTTCTCCTGGAATGAATATTGATGAAGCAACAACTTCTCTTGTATCAATTATGAAAGCTTATGATATAGATGTCAATAATGTATTAGATGGCATTATGAGCAAAATTAATGACATTGGCAATAAATTTGGTACTTCTAATACTGAGATTGCAGAAGGATTGAAAAAATCTTCTGCTGCTATGGCTGCTGTAGGTAGTAGTCTTGAAGATAATATTGCTTTATTTACTGCTGGTCAAGAAATTGTACAAGATGCATCACAAGTCGGTAATGCTATCCGTAGTATTGCACTTCGCATTAGAGGATACGATGAAGAAACTGAGCAATTATCAGAGGATCTTGTTGATGTCACTGGTAAAGTTGCAAATTTAACAAAAGTTGCAAGTAATGGTGGGCGTGGAATTTCTTTGTTTACTGATACATCACAAACAGAATATAAAAGCCTAGTAACTTATCTTGGTGAAATTTCTGACATTTGGGATGAACTGGATCAAAAATCTCAAAATGAGTTACTTGATAAATTATTTGGCAAAAACAGGGCGCAAGTAGGCGCTGCTATTATTAAGAATTTTGATGCAGTTAGGAATTCTATTGAGGCAATGGGTAATAGTACTGGTAGTGCCGACAGGGAAATGAATGTAATAATGGATGGGCTTGATTATAAATTAAACCGTCTAAAAGAAACGGGAACTGGCATAGCACAAAATTTATTTCAACGTGATGAGATGAAATCTATTGTGGATAGATTAACTTCTTTCTTAGAAGTCATTGATTCACTTACTTCAAAAATTGGATTGTTAGGAACAATCGGTTTAGGAGCTGGCTTATTTGCTGGCATAAAAAACGTCGGTAGGGATAAAATGTATTCCCTTATTTGTTATTTGTTTTGAAAGTGCCGACTATAATATGTGTTCTTTGGGACACCAAAGTTTTCATATTATCGTCTATGCGACACATAGATGTAAATGCTCGATATGGTCTGAATAGACTTATGTACATAATTGCATAACTGGGAAGCAAGTAAAGTCTATACTACTCTCCTATTATGGTAACATAATAAGGTTCGTAAAAATGTATAGATTCTTGTGGTCAGCACGGAAGATTCTATTTTTTAGAATAACCGCCACGGTAATGAAATGGGCATAATATAATATTGCAATATATTATATTAAATAGACATTCGGTACTAAACTAAGCACGATGGTTGAATTATGAGTAGAAATCTATCTTCTACTTTCGTGTATGTGGGCTTACGTTATCTAAGTTGATAGAGCGATAACATATATGAACAATTGAAATAAGGCTACCGCAATCCCACTGGCTTTAGACGGTGGGTCAAGGTAGCCAAAAGTAACGGTTTATGATATACTTATGACATGGGAACATGGAAAGCAAAAAACAGACGCAAACACTTTTGGAAGGGACGCACTTTCTGGACAGGCGGATATTTTGCATGTAGTGTGGGGGATGTTTCAGGAGAAATGCTGCGTAAATATATAGAAAACCAAGGATAGGAAGGCGGTGGCAGAAAATGTTAAAAGCATACAAATATAGGATATATCCAAATAATGAGCAAAAAATACAGATTGCAAAAACATTTGGCTGCTGCCGTTTTGTTTATAACCAGACACTTGCATACAGAAAAGAAAAATACGGGAATAGTAAAGAATCCGTTACTAAAACAGGCTGTAATAATTACTGCAACAGGGAATTAAAGAAAAAGTATGAATGGCTGAAAGAAGCGGACAAATTTGCTCTGACAAATGCCATTTACAATATGGATGCGGCATACCAGAAATTTTTTAAAGGACATGCAGGATATCCAAAGTTCAAAAGCAAACATGATAACTATAAATCCTATACGACAAATTTTACAAATGGAAATATAGCAGCAGATTTTGGGCATGGGAAAATAAAACTTCCAAAATTAAAGACAGTAAAAGCAAAACTGCACAGGAAATTTACAGGAAAAATAAAATCAGCCACAATATCCCAAGTACCAAGTGGAAAATATTATGTGTCAGTGCTAGTGGAAACAAACCAACCGCAGATGCAGCATACAGATAAAAATATAGGTTTGGATTTGGGAATCAAAGATTTATGCATCACATCAGATGGAGAAAAGTACGAAAACCCAAAGACAATAAAAAGATATGGGAAAAAACTGGCAAAGCTGCAAAGACAGTTATCCCACAAAGAAAAAGGAAGTAAAAATTATTATAAACAGAGAAGAAAGATAGCATTGTGCCACGAGAAGGTTACAAATACCAGAAAAAATAACCTGCATAAGATTTCTTATAAAATTATCAGCGAAAACCAAGTGATAGTTTCAGAAAACTTACAGATCAAGAATATGGTAAAGAACCATCATCTAGCAAAATCTATTACAGATGCATCATGGTATGAGCTGACAAGACAGTTAGAGTACAAGGCAAAATGGAATGACAGGAAGTATATAAAAATAGATACATTTTATGCCAGCAGCCAGTTGTGTTCTGGTTGTGGGTATCAAAATGTCGATACAAAAAATTTATTCGTAAGGGAATGGATATGCCCAATTTGTGGTGCAAAACATGACAGGGATGTTAATGCTGCAAAAAATATTTTAGCAGAAGGATTACGGCAAATAGCATAAGATAATAAAATATAAATAGGGATGGTGCAGCCCGAATTTACGCCTGTGGAGATAGTAGGTTACGAGGTCGATGAAGCAGGAAGCCCATTGGCTTTAGACAATGGGTAGTTCACATAAAATGAAAAGATATAATAGACTTTTTTATCTGATTATGATACAGTTAAAATATAAAAAATTCATAATTGGGAGGTGGTTTATATGCCAAGTGCGGCAGATATTATTAGGGATTCTATAAATGAATTTTCAAGATTACAAAATTGGATGTTATCTGTAAAATCAAAGAATGATATGGAAACTTATAATTCAATGCATGACAGATATATTGAATTAAAAGTTACATTGTCAAGTTTAGGTGTCAATCTTACGGAATTAGACAAAATTAAGGAATAATTTGTAAAAAAACAGCCAGACGAAAATTAGTAATATACAATTTACGTCTGGCAAAATAAAAATACAAAAAGAATATTGACAAAAAACATAAAATACTCTACTCTGAATATAATAAAAATATTATAGTTTGGAGGTAAACAAAAATGAAAGTATCCAGCCCAAATAAACCAGTACAAACAATAACTAATAAGATAAAACGTGAACAAATATTATTCACTCATAAATTGCAGCGCCCAGAAGGTGTATGGAATAACAATCAGAAATCATTACTTATTGATTCACTTCTTAGAGGATATTTAATAAATCCTACATATACCGTTCTTGAAAACGGTAAGCAGTATGTAATTGATGGTGTACAGCGTCTTTACAGCGTTTATACATTTATTAATGATGGTTACAAGTTATCTAAAAATTTGGAACCAATTATTATTGATGATGAAACATATGAAATTGCGGGTAAAAAATATTCAAAATTAGACGAAAAAGTACGTGATGAATTATGTTCTGCACAACTACAGGTATGTGAAATTTCTGATTATACTGACAAAGATGTAAGAGAAATGTTCCGCAGACTTAATTCAGGAAAACCTTTAAACACAGCTCAAAAAATGACTCCAGATATGTCAGATGAATTAAGTGATGCTGTATTAAATATTATTTCTCATCCATTTTTTAAAAAGGTGCTTACTCCTGCACAACTCAAGAGTTCCGTTGATTTATCCATTGCAATGGAAATTTTAATGTTGAGTGAAATAAGCAATGAATATGATTTTGGTTCTTTTAGAAGAGATGATCGCGAAAAATTTATCCAATATTATAATGATAAAGTTAATGTAGAAAAAATTGAGATAATCAGACAGGGGTTGGATAAACTTGATAAATCATTTGACGAAAAAATTAAAATAAATAAAACGACAATTTCTTTCATTTGTTATGGTGCTTATCGCATCATAAAAGACAACAAATCTTTCGAAAAATTTATGGAATCAGTTAATAATTTCCTGGCGAATTATGATTTTAATGATGAATATAAGACATTTACACAGCAAGGAACATCTTCTGCTGAAAGTGTAAAAGGCAGACTAGAATACTGGCGAAATATTATTAGAGAATTGTAATTAATTTTACCATCAATTATTAAATATAATAAAGTAATTAATGAAATTACATAAATTTTGCTTATTGTTATGTAATATTCTCTTTCACTAAAAACACTTGGCTTAACTGCTGGGTGTTTTTTAGAATGTATGTTTGCATAGAACTTCCTTTAGAAATATAGTATAATTAAATATTATATAACTATAAGGAGAAAATTATGAAGGAGACAAATCAAAAGAATACTAAAGTAGACACTAAAAAGCAAGAACATCTTGCGGTTTTTTCTAAGCAGGCGCAAACGGGTGCAAATATAGAACCACCTGTAAAACCTAAAGAAACAAAAAAAGAATGAGGTGAAAAATATAGACTGGATACCTGAATTAATAAACCAAATACCAAATGTTATTTCTCATATTGTTTATGGATATGCATTTTTATCAGCTTTTTACTGGTCTTCATTTAAAGATAATAAAGATTTTAATAACCTTATCATTAAAAGTATAACCATTAATTATATGCTTGTAACTATATATAATATGGTTATAGAAAAGTACGAAATAACTTTTAAACTAAATTATTCTAAAATTATATCATTTTTTATAATAAGTGCTTTATTAGGAATAATTATAGGACAAATTATAACACACCGATGGTTTAATATATTTTTAAACAAAATTCATATAGGACGTACAACGAATGAAAATATATGGGATGATATAATCAAGCCGCATACATGGGTTCGTGGTTTTATGAAAGATGGAAGTTCTTATTTAGGACAATATAGATACGGAGAACCGTTTAAAAGTGAACCTATTATTGCTCTTACTAATTATCAGAAATTAGATAAAGATTCAGATGTTGTTATTGATCAATCTCAAAATAAAAATGAATTGATTTTACTAAATACCAAAGATTTTGAAAAGATAGAAATAACATATTCTGAAAAGATTAAGCTAATGGATAAAATATGGTACTGGCTTACTGGTAATACATAAAATATAATAAAAACAAAATCAATTAAAAGAGTGTTTTCATGAATTAATATGAGTTTAAATAAAAAATGTAGTATATATTTTATCTATCAAATACTTTTTATTTAAACTCATATTAAGAACCAAAAACTACGATATATGCAATTCATCTAATACTTCCTGAATAGCTATATAAATTTTAGAAGCTTTAAGTTGTATATCTTCATTTATAATTTCACATTCAGCTATATCTTTGTATCTTGATTGAAGATATTTTATTCGTTTATGTTTGCTTTTAATATCCATATCAAATTCTAATGATTCTTGGGTATATTCAATAGACTCCAGATAAAAATATAGCACACTTTTTTCATTATCTTTTGTCAGATATAAATAATTTAGTGCATATGTCTGCATATGATTAGCCAAGAACCACGCCAATGTCCCATTAGAATTAGACTCGTATAACTCTTTTCTTCCACTTATAACCTCATCCAGTAAATCGGATGATAATAATCTTCCGTTTTCGTTAGTAAAACTTTTCTCAATATTTGAATAATATTCAGTATTTTTACCAAATGATGTGACTGCTGTATCTAATGGAGTATTAGTTTTACGACCATTAACCCATATAATAATATTACTCTCTATTTTTTCATTTAAGTTATCTTCTCCATCGTACAATAAACGTTTTTTTTGGTCTTCGAATTCCTCGTTATTTATTTGAGGATAACCGTTAGGATATTCAAGGGAAAATTTTATCCATTTTTCCTGTGATTCATCTAGTGAAGACTGATTATTATATCCATTTGCTTCATCTGATGATGGTTGATTATTATTTTCATCTAGTGAAGACTGATTATTATATCCATTTGCTTCATCTGATGATGCCATATTATTATTTATTTTTTCTTTGTCCGTTTTTTTTATAGTTTCATTCTCTATTACAAATAAAGTAAATATAAGAAATAAAACTAAACATCCAATACCTATTTTTCGTATAGCATTGTGTGATTTCAATTGATTATTCTGCCCTATTTCTTTCTCTTTAAATTTTTCTGAAACTGAAATATCAAATATAGTAATTCCCAAAAGCGAGAATATTGGGCTAATTATAGAAGTTATTAACGATAGTAATTTTTCAAACATTTTATCCCCCAATACTAAATATTTATTTTTTACATATATATATATTAAATAAGAGATATTATAAATTCATTCATATTATAGTTGTAAAAAACTACACCTTATTATATATCGGCAATAAACTCTAAATCATAATTGAAAATATTCCAAATATTGGATAAGCTATTCAATTTCGAATGTCATATATTATATAAATATTCAATTTATTTTGCCAAGGCTTGTACAACATTCACAATTCATCACCAAATGTGATTAATAAGATGTGTAAATATTTTGCAATTCTATAAATTAATTTAATTGTTTTTAGGAGAAAAGGAGAAAATAGAGTAGGAGACGGAGATTAACCCCCGTCCTCTCACACCACCGTGCGTACCGTTCGGTACACGGCGGTTTCAATGGTTGACGTGCATCGACTGATAGGCTGAAGCTAAGTCATAAAAGCCACCGCTTATCAGTCTTTCTTTTGACATGGCTCGTTTTACTGTTGTAAGGTTTGAACAAAACCAATGTCCTTTTCGACTATTAGCCGCCATATGTGCAAAGTATTCTGGGTATTCCCATTTTGATAAGATTTCTCTTTTTCGTCTTTGGTAGTTTCCATTGTTTCCATATGCACATATGTATTCTGTGATAGGGCCGCCCATTGATATCATCTATGTTGTTCTTCATGCTCGCGATTCCATAATAGTTCAGCCACCCTCTCGCATATACCTTGATTTTCCCAAGGCTTGGCTTGATGGACTGTACAGATCTGCGGGAAGATAAATCTTTCAGCTTCGACTTAAACTTCTTCCATGTCTTTGCATGAACCCGGACATATATGCCGCTTCCGTTCCTTCCCAGTACAAAGCCTAGAAACTTAAAATTTCGGATTGCAAACACGCTCACAGTACGGCTTTTCTCCCGGTTGACTGTTAATTTCAGCTTTCCCTCAAGGTACTTTGCACTGCTCTCCACAAGTTGCGAAAATAATTAGTATAATATTCAAAACATTCAACAATGATTAAGGTAAGATGTTTTGAATAAATATCTTTAAGAAAGGAGCAAATAAATATGAATAATCAAAATATTGAAAATAAAGAAACTGCTGATCATAACGAACAGCAGTTAAATAAATTACATGAGATACTTTTTGAATTATGCGTATTAAATAAAAATCTGAAAAATATATCTGACACTCTGTTATATATAAGCCAATATGGTATTATTACTAAGTAATGATTAGTTATTTTCTAACCATTCAAAACCTTTAAATGTAATGTCTATTATCTCAGCAGTAGCCCATACAGAGGATCTTAAATAATTACTAAAGACAAGTCCCTCATTTATACAGCGAACAATCGCACATGCTACCTCTTCCATTTTATTTTCATCATTGTTCGATAAATCTTTTACAATCGATGTTATGAGAATTGGAGTCATTTGACCAGTATCAAAATCAAATGTTTGTTTTTCGATAACATAGTTTATTACATCTTTTATAATATTTTTGTTGAGTTTCATTAGTTTTTCTCCTTTTTGCTTATCTGATATTTGGTTTTAATATACTAAATATCTAATAAAGTGTATAGATCAAAACCTATGTTTTGTTAAATTTATAAAATTATTTAGAAATCACTTCCACACTAATTCCAATGCTGCTTGCTATTTCTGCTTAAACTAAACAGCCCAAAAAATGCTAATAAGAACTGCTTTTTGCATTTTTCTATAATACAGCAACAGCTAAACATTTTCATATTATATTACAAGAAGAACTTTTATTTTTATATTGTCAATTATAGTAGAATCTGGTAGAATACATGGTAGAAATATAACTTAGTGGATGGGATGGTGAATAAAATGACACGTAACAATGCATTAATAACTAATTCTATGCTTGCTTTGTATGTAAGTAAACAAAATAAAACATATCTACAAATGATTGAGCCTTTTATACTTTATTCAATACCAAACTCAATAAATAAAAAAATAGATATAGAAAAAGTTAGACAAAAAGTTTCTAAAGAATTTGGTTTAAATATTAACTATAAAGTTGTTGAACGAGTTCTACTTAATTTATCAAAAGTCAAGAAAAATAGAAAAATAACAAGTAAAAAAGATAATAATAAGTTTTATTTCTATGTTTCAAAATCTATAGACAATTCAGAGTTTGATAAAAATAGGCAATTAATGAAAGAGCTTGTTTCAGAAGTTGTAAATTTATTTAAGAATTTTTATAATGAAAATAATTTCGGTAAAATAAACGATAAACAAGCAGAAGATATGCTCATTAACTATTTGAATGAATATAATTTTAAAACTTATAAGAATATAGATATCATAGAAAAGATTCAATTAGAAGAATCCATAAGTTCTAATAATTACAAAGTAGCAAAATTTATTTTTAATGTATATAAAAATGATAAATTTAATTTTAATAAAATATTAACAATGCAAGAAGGTTATTTTGCTTTAAAAGCATTATATAATTTTTTTGAATCAAATAGTACTGATGATAATGTAAATAATACATTAAACGATTCCTATATAATAATGGATACTATGTTATTGATAGATGCTTTCAAATGGGATACAGATTATAAAGCTAGATCAATGGAAGAATTACTCAAACTTATTATCGAAAACGGAGGTAAACTATGTACATTTGATTTCTATGTAGAAGAATTATGTGGTATTTTGCATCGTTATATTAATGATTATGATTCTCGCATTTTTTTAGATTTGGATTATTTTAGAAAAAATAATATAGATTCATCAAAAATTGTAGAAGAAGAATATAAATTAGAAAAAATGCTTAATGGTAAAAAATCATTAGAGCCAATTAAAGGTGTAACTATTGAAATATTCTATTTTGATTCTTATGAAAAAAATCTTTCAGAGACTAAACAGAAAATTTTTAAAGATAATATTGAAAGAGAAATAAAATTTAATATAAAATACGCAAATAATATTTCTTTAGATAACGATTGTAATTCAATACAAATTGCATTGTATGAAAGAACAAATAATAGAAAAGACTTTATTTTTATGTCATCAAATAATCATTTGATTTCAGTTGCAAAGAATATAACCGATACAAAAAATAAAAATGCATTTTATACAGATATAGATTTAGCTTCTATGATTTGGTTAAGCAATTACAACTCAAACACTAATCTAAGTGAATGTACACTTTTGCAAAATGCTTATGCTGCGTTACTACCTTCAAAAGAATTTCTTAAAGAAGTTGTGAATCATATAGAAAAAAATATGAACTCAACAGATGAACAATTAAAAAAAGAAGCCTTACTTCTAAGATATGATAAAGATTTATTAACTCGTATATCGAAAGTATATCAAAATGATCAAAAAAACTTAAAGATGAAAACACATGAAGATTTGATGAATCAATTACGCAGAGAAATTACTAATGAATTATCCTTAGATATTGAATCAAAAGTAAGAAATGAACATAAAATCGAGAATAAGAAATTAAAAGAAAAAGAATACAAAAATTTACAGATGAAAAAATCAATAAATAATAAAGAAAAAGAAATTATAAAAAAGGAAAAAAAAGTACGAAAAGAATTAAAATATTTAGAAGAAATACAAAATACTATTGATGAACGAGATAAAGAAATTGAATCAATTCAAATTCAAATAAAGGAATTACTAGAGATAGAAAAAAGTAAGTGTAAAAAATACTCATTGTTTTTTGAAAAACTAATTAAAACAACTTTTATTTTATTGTGTGGTATAGTACTTTTTTTGTGTTTAAGAGCCTGGCTTGATGTAACTTTAAAAAACATAATTCCAAATAATTTAATTAATAACATTGTACAAATATCTAATTTATTAGCATTTATTTTCACTTTAATTTCTATAATACCAATTTACTTGGGTTATATAAAGAAAATATCTATAAAAACAGAAGAATTTATATATCAATTTTTGTGTAATCATTCAAAAATTTTAAGACACAAAAACGATTGAGCCATGAGTATTTAAATATGAAAAAATATAATAATTTCATTGATACAAAACAATAGATAATATATAAATCTATTCTATAGAAGATAAGCCGTTGCTAATTGATTATATTAATCATAAAGTATGAAATGCCTGTCTTCGTTATAAAAGAAGGATTTTTCTATGAATCGTACAAACTTATTTTGACCAGTTTGTATTAGTATTCAAAAGCACAGGGGCAGGTGGTGTACAACATCTGCTCTTTTAATTTGTCTACTTTAAATACTCCATCATCTGACATCTCAACATATATGGTTGCGAGGTCTGTGAAGCAGGAAGCCCATTGGCTTTAGACAATGGGTAGTTCACAACAATTACCTAATACTATCTCCCTCTTTATTTATTGTATTTGTTCACAATCATATACGCTTGGAACGATACCGCATAATACATCTATTGTATTTTCAATATCTTCGTTGTTTTCATTATATTTTTTTATTATTTTATTTATTTGCAGACACAATATATATAATATATCATCCTTCATATTACTCTTTTGATTTTCACTCATATCAAATCCATCTTCATATTTATCATAGATATCACCAATGGATGAATCAATAGGTAATACATTTGTGCTTCTTTTTATTTCAGAATCGAACAAAACTCGTACATTTAATTTTTTATTTTCAATACAATTTTGAATAACACTCTGCATTTGTATTGTTTTAAATTCCCACTCAGGGATAATACTTAATGATTTTCTAATATCTTCTTTTGTTCCAGATAGCATTATATTGCGATAATAATTTTCTTTATTCAATGATTATACCTCCTTAATGAATCTACTAACTTTTTCTCTATTTAATTGAGCTAATTATATCAGATTAAACCACATATTTCAACATTAAACTATTCTCCACAAGTAGTATAGCCAATCTTTATCATTCAGCAAACAAATGTTCTGGATAGTACTAACATATATTTTATAGTACAATATTTACATTGGCAGTAAATGTCAAAATACTGTATGGTTGGTGATAAAAATGAGTTTGGTTCAGGCTTATATTAGTGAAAATTACATTTTGGTATGTGGTGAACAAAAGGCAACAGTAAATGGCGTAATAGTAGAGAATTTTAAGAAAGTTTACAAATTGAATGATACAACAATAATAGGTATGGCTGGAACAATTGAAGGAAATTATAGACTTTTTTCTGATTATATAAATGCAGATTTTAGTCTCAATATTAATTTTTGTCAGAAAGGATATTTTGAAATAGAGTCAGACTTAATTAATAAGTTCCAAAATAATGTTGCATTTTTTCAGGAACACAATGTAATTAGTATTATATGTGGTTGGGATGGTTATAAAATGACAGGAAAAACTTTTTTTACAAATCTTGATCAGCCTATTAATAATTTGACACCAAACCATCAAGAACACATTAGATTAGTAAATTGTGGATTAGAAAAACATAAAGAAAATGCTGAAAGAATATCTCAGCTTAAAAATCCGCAAAACTTATTCCAACTTAAAAATTTGTTCAGAGATGTTATTGATGAAGGTGTTAAATTTGATAACACAATAAACAAAAATATTAATTATGAAAAAATCAGGAGGATTGATGTTGATAAATAGTTTTGATAAATCAATAAGCGGGGTCACTGTTGCATATACAGGTTCCATAGGTTATTTATGTTTGGATACAATAGATGAAAAACGTAAAATAAGTAATCTATTAATGAAGAATCACAAAATATTTTCATCTCAATATATTAATAAAATGCTGAAAATGATGACAATGTAAAAAAAGCCTTACATTTAATATAAGACTCTTTTTTGTGTATATGATTATGCATACATATAATATTTTTTTGAAAGGATGTGATTCAAATTACTTAACTAATTACCCGTTCCATTTTCATATTCAGAATATGTAGTTTCTAAAAAAATATTTACTTTATCAAACCAATCTTTATTTGAATTATTCAATAAGTCTTTTTCTGCAATAAGTAATTCCATTCGCAAATATGGCTCTAATAATTGTAATCTCGCAAGATATTCTTTGCTAAGATTTGTTTTTCCATTTACCATCGCTCCGTTATTATCATTAGATATTTCGGACAATGAATTAGACGCTTCTTTATATTCATCTGATAATGCAAAGGCATTTAAGTTTGATTTATCAGATTCATTATAAGCTTTTTGAATACAAGAAAAATATTTTACCATTAATGACTGTATTCTTTCATAATCATCTGCACTTTGATAATATTCAGAAAATGCTAAGTTTAGCGTTTCATTTTTTGGTTTTGAGGAACAAGCTGATAAACCTAACATAGTTAAAAGCACTATAATAACAGTTAAATTGTATTTCTTCATTTTACGTCAATAACTCCTTATATAGCTAAATAATATTTACATAGTTTTTACATAGTTTTCTAGTTTTAATCCTTTAATAATATATTTAAAAATTTTATAAACACCTTTAGGATTGTTATGAGAATACAACTTTAACCCTTTACAAATAATTTGATAATTATCTAATGTAGCTGGTTTAAATTCCTTCACTAAAGGGATTATTTCTCTTAATTCTCTATCGTAATTAAAGAAATTAAGATATGCTAAAAATTCAGATAATCCTAAATTTTCATCAATGTTGCAGTACAATATAGATAGATATGCTTCTATCATATCTTTATATCCGATAAATCTGTTATAACCATAATTAGACAATCGGTCACCTACGTCTAAATCTAAAACAAATGAAGATAATTCTATGATCAATTTATCTTTGGTTCCGTCAATCCTTGTAATATCTGGAAATCCATCTTCATGTTGTAAACAATGAAAAAACTCATGTAATAAAGTTGTTTCAAGTATTTCTGATTTTTTATCTTTTTTTACAAAAATCAAATAATTATTTTTTTTTATTTTAACATGTGAATATTCGTCAAAATCAAAAATTAATGACTTTCCACTTTTAAATGGTAGATTATTATTAATAATGTTTTGTGTTTTTTCGCTTATCAATTGGTAAATTTCTGTTATTTCCATGTTTCTCTCCTTCTATCATTAATTTTTGATTATATCATAAAAACTAATTGATAAATAGTCTAAACATATGTTTTGTGTTTGTTATATAAATCATTTGTAATTTTTAATTTCATCTCATATGTATTACAAGCATACTTGTTTACATTTATTTCTCATAGTGTTATTATATATATCTAATTCAATTATATTTACTTATAAATAATAAATATTAAAGGAGTTTGGTAATGACTATTGGAGAAGCAAGAACTAAATTAGAACAAAATTACAACAAACATTATGAAAATGTGAAGACTTTATTTTACAGTGATAAAATGAAAGCTGTAAAATATATTCAGGAACAGACAGGATCTGATCAAAAAGTTGCCGCTCAGATTGTTGTAGAATGGATGAACCGGAAGCCAGTAACATACAATTCACAGAGCAAATCAAATGAAGTTGCTGAAACTATGCAGAAAGATATTCACCAGATTGCATCAGATGTTAGATTTATGAAGAATTTGATTATTATCGGATTGATACTATCTATAATTATTGGCGTTTTGAGTGGATTAGGATTTACCATTTAGTAAAACTGTATTTTTAAATTCTTTACTCTTATTGCTCTATTCTGAACTTAGACAACTAAATTTTGTTTTAGAAAATATACCATAAAATTTATGCAGTCTCCACAACTGCACAACACAGGACTCCATAACTTTTAAAATAATTAGTGCGATATTCAAAACATTTGATAACGAATTAGAACAAACGTTTTGAATAGATTTTTGTACTCTTTTGCTGTATAATGATATAAATAAATTTACGATAAGAGGATGTAGAGATGTCAGAACAAACAATTCAAAATGATCTATACTCCATACCAGTAACTATATTAGATAAATACACTTGTTTAAGTTTAGGTGCCACTACAATCAATGACCTAATTAACTCAAAAGAATTAAAAGCTTTAAAAATGTCAAAGAACTTAGGTAAGAAGCCTGATGTTCTTATTGTAAACAAAAATAAAGAGGTTGTAGTCTTCATAGAATTTAAGAAACCTACAGAATTTGATACAGAGGCAAAAAAACAAAAGGCTATCAAACAAGAAATTGATGTTGCAAAAGAGATAGGAGCAAAAATATATGTTGTTTCTGATGGAGATACCTTTATTTGGCTAAATCCAAAAACTGGAAGCTATATTGTTGATGAAACTGGAAATACGATAAAAAGAGAAATAAAACCAAAATCTGAAGCAAAGAAGTTGGCAGATTTTATTGACCTCGTAGCCCTTTCGGTTTCAGATGTAAATAATACTATTCTTAAGACAAAAGATATTGACCCTACAGACCTTGCGAAGAAAATAGCAGGTATTTTAAAGAGAATGACTTTTGCTTCTTCCAAAATGTCTTTATATACATTTGTGGAAGTATTTCTTTTTAAATATCTTTCAGACATAGATGTTTTAAAAGACGATAATTCTTTTGCTCATATCTATAGTTTATATGATGAAGACAAGAAAAAACGAAAAACTGACGCTGATATTTTAGGTGCATATATTGAAGGACCAAGAGAACAAATGATAAAGCTTTTTCCTGAAGGTAAAGATGGAACAAGTATTATCAATGGTCAAATTTTCCATGTTAAAAAAGGAATTGATGGTCATTATATCGAAGAAGATGCTCACGCTTTATGCTTTAAAAATATAATGGAAGAATTTGCAAAATATGAAAAGAAAAACGGTAAATTTATTAATATAAGCAAGGATTTTAAGTCAAAGTTATTTGAAACATTTATGAAGAATAGTGATGATAAATCAGATATGGGGCAATTTTTTACTCCATTAAAGATTGTTCGTGAAATGGTTGATATGGTTACAATTTCTAATGGTATGAAGATTTGTGACCCTGCTTCTGGCGTAGGTAAATTTTTGCTAGAAGCAGCATCCAATATATCTTTTGAAATGAAATCGGGAAAATTAATTTCTGGAGTTGAATTAACAGGATTTGAAAAACAAATGTCTGGAAAAGATGATATAACAACTATCCTTGCAAAGGCAAATATGCTTATTTATTTTTCTAATCTGTTTAAAGATAACAATAATTTAACGGATATTCAGTATCTTTCCAATGAATTATTAAACAAAACATTTTATTCCAGCAAAACTGCTCTTGGAACACTTGAAAATTTAGAAGAAAACAAATATGATTTAATACTTGCTAACCCTCCATATTATCAGGATAAAATCATATCGGACTTGGCATTAGCAACAGGATTCTATAAAGCTAAAGGAAATGGTGTAGAAACTTTATTTTTAGAGTGGATAATCCGTTCTTTAAAATATGGAGGAACAGCGAATATTGTTCTTCCTGATGGTATATTTACAAATCTAGGAAATACTAATTTAAAGCGACTTATACTTGATACTTGTTTTATTGAAAGCATAATTTCACTTCCTGTAGGAAGTTTCTTTAATACACCTAAGAAAACATATATTTTGACTTTAAAGAAAAAGACTGAAGAAGAAATAACTACTGGAATAAAACAATCCTATAAAATATTTGTATATATCTGTAAAAGTATTGGAGAAGAATTGAATGTTACTAGGTTTGATACTCCTGACGATAATGATTTACATAGTGCAGTAAGCAAATATAATTCCTATAAAAATTTGCCAAATAAAGATAATATACAAGAACCTTTCAAAAAGTGGTTTGAAGATGATGGAAAAATGAAACTATTATCTGTGGATAATTTCCCTTCAGATTCAAATTGGAATATAGATAATTTCTGGACTGATGAAGAAAAGATAGAACTCGGTTTTAAAGAAGCAGATAATGTAATGACACTTAATGAATTTCAATTATTCCTAGATGAACTTACAAATGACATTGCAAATTATAAGGAGGCTATGGAATGTCTGAAATGAACTATAAAACTATTACAATTAGCGAAATATTTGATTTTACAATAAGTACAAATAGTGGATTGACAAAATCTTTTGTCAATTCACATAAAGGGAATATTCCTGTTTACGGTGCTTCTATTGAACCAGAAGTTCCATCTTACGGTTATATAGAAGATAATATTGATGGGATTAAGTACTTTGAAGATATTCTCACCTATAACAAAGATGGTGCAAGCGGAAGATTGTTTTACAGAGAGGGTAGGTTTACTATTTCTGAAAAGGTTGTACCTTTGGTTATATTTGATAAATATAAATGCTCATTAAGTTGTGACTATTTAAAATATGTAGTAGAATATGCAGCCTTAAAAAATAACACATATACATATGCCAATAAGGCAACAAAAGTAAAATTCAAAAACATCACTATTGAAATACCTATAGATGATAGAGGTTTTTTTGATTTAGAAAAGCAAAAAGAATTGGCTCTTAAATATCAGGAATTGGAAGAAAAAAAGAATGTATTATTAAATAAGATTGAATGTCTAAAAAGGGCTAAGATAAAATTTGATTCTGATTATTCTGGATATGCTCAAATTGATTTCAACAAAATGGTAACACATCATAACGGTAAAGCGGCTTATACAAAGGAATATTGCCAAAAGCATAAAGGAGATATCCCTGTATATTCAGCAAATAACAATACACCTATAGCATTTATGGATAAGGCGGATTACTCTGGGGAATATCTTACCTATTCAAAAAATGGCTGTGCTGGCTATATTACCGTAAAAAATAGTGATTTTTCTGTGAATGGTGACAGATGTGTTATTACATTAAATAAAGGCTATGATAATATTGATTTACATTATTTAAAATATTTCTTAGAACCTGTTTTTAGGGCTAATATCAAGGGCAGAATTGGGATAAATGGCAAAAATGAATATACAAAAATTAATAGTACAATGATAAAAAAATTAAACTTAAAAATTCCTATTCCTGTCAAAAAAGATGGCTCTTTTGATTTGGAAAAGCAAAAAGAAATTGCTCAAAAGTACGCAATAATAGAATCCATAAAAAGAGATTTATATAATCGAGTATTAGAATTAACAAATATTGTCATTATATAATATACACCCTCTGGTTTTAGCTACCAGAGGGTTATTTTGAACTAATAAAATACTCATGTTTTCTCCTCCGAAAGGATGTGATACTTATGAATTAAAAATCACTACCACATTGATTACAGTGCCATTGCTTAGCATTCCTACCAATACTAAAAATTCCAAAGAAAGCTGTATGCACTGCCTTTGAGGTTGTTGTAATCTTTTTTGTATTTGTTGAATTGCAATATGGGCATTTAATAGATGGAGAAAATTCTGGTGCTTTTTCCATTAAATTATCATAATAATCATTTTCATCTTTTTCAGATTGTAGTCTACTATTAAATAAATTGTTATCGTATTCTTTACTATTAACTACGTATTTCATACGCATTTGTTGTTCCCATTTTTCTAAGGAGCCTTCTAGCATTATCGTAGTCCAGTCATCTTCTGTACAATGACAATTTATCATTTTTGTTCCGCAATCAGGACATTTTTCTTTACCTGCTATAATTTTACCACACTTGGGGCATATATTCATTCCTGTAGAAGATGGTTCGTTTTTTGCTATTTCATCTATTGGATAGCCGCACTTTGGACAATTTTTTGCTTTATCTGAAACTTCGCTCTGACATTCTGGACATTTTATTAAAGCCATTTTATTCCTCCAACTATTGTAATAGGATAATATTAACATATTAAATCATATTATTATAGTTAGAACATGAGTTTTGTCATATTATTACAAAACAAATGAAATATATATCTTTTTATTTTAAAGATGTATACAAAAAGTCGATACTATTTTCACTGACTGTATGATAATGTATAATATCGACATTTTTTGGAGAATAGTATTATTAGAATAATACGTAACAGTTAATATATTCTTGTTAATCAACAAACTTGAAACATGTGTTTTGTATTGTCAAATTTAGTCTAATATGATAAAATTATGGAGGTCTTAACAAATATGGAGGATAAAAAAGTGAAATTAATAAGCATTACAATCAAAAAATTATATGGATACTATAACTATGATGTTGATTTTAATTCAGATGTTACATTTATTTACGGTTTAAATGGTTGTGGAAAAACAACAATACTTAATATTACCGAGGCTATAATAACTGGTCAGTTATTTAAGTTATTTAGCTATAATTTTGATTTTATCAAATTAACTTATGCTAAATCAGGAAGAATAAATTATAAAAAGTCAATATTAATTCAAAATGATATAGCAAAACTCAAAATTCACTTTAATAATAATGAATTCGTTATAAATTACGAAAACACTTTACACTCTTCTAAGAATATACATGAAATTCAAATGTATTATTATACGCATTATGATTTTTTAGTTGAAATCCAAAATACTTTTAATTATGTATACTTGCCTTTAAATCGTTCATATATGCCATATGATGAATTAAATAGTATTTTTCAATATCCTAAATATCGAAATAGTTTTACAAAGAAGAATGACATATATTTAAACAAAGAAGAACGAGATGGTGCAATGCAAAAGATAGAATCATTAATATATCAAAATCATTCAAGAGCTAGTTTAACAATAAACAGAATTAATGATCAATTTAGAAATAGTATTTTAAAGCCACAAATAGAAATAGGCACCACATATAAATTTTCAAATTATTTGCGAGAAATTAAGAATTATAATATTCCCAAATTAGAAAAAACCAAAATGGAATATATAAGAATACTTAAAGATTTAAATATTATTAATTCTATTGAAGAAGAAAATTATAATAATTTTTTTAATAATTTTATTCTTGAATTTTCCAAATTCACGAACGACATTGAAGAGGTAAGTATATCACTTGAATTAATTTTTAAATTTCAAGAAATTTCGCGAATTCAGAAAACAATAGATATAGCTGAAAAAATGGAACAACGAAAAGCAAAGGTTAGAAAACCGATGGAAACATTTTTAAGCACAATGAATAATTTTATAGGTCATAGCGATGAAGAAAAGGAACTTTGTATTAATAATGAAGGAGAAATATATTTTAAAACAAAATATTCGAAAGAACAAATATCTATACAGCATCTTTCATCTGGAGAAAAACAATTAATTACCTTCTTTGCAAATTTAATTTTTAATGTACAAGATAAATCGTATGGTATATTTGTTGTTGATGAACCTGAATTATCTTTACATTTATCTTGGCAAAAGATATTTATTGACAAAGTGTTAGAAATTAACAAAAATATACAACTAATATTTGCCACACATGCACCTGAAATTATCGGAAGTAGAAGAAATAAAATGTATAAACTTGAGAAAAAATATATAAAGGCGGAATAGTAAAATGAATGAAGAATTGGATGATTTGTTATATTCAAATGAAGCTTTAGCCTCAAGATTTGTTCTTTTTCAAGGATTAAACGAAATAAATCTAATTGTTGAAGATACAGACAGAGAATATATTTATGAAACCATATTTAAACGTATGCTAGGGGATAATTATAATATTTCTGCTATATTTGCTGTCGGCGGTAAACAAGCTGTTATAGAAAGATATAAAGAGTTTCGTGATGAAACTGGTAGAATAAAAAATTTTTATATTGTAGATGGAGATTTCGATAGATATATTCATCAAGATGAAATGATATATGACACTTGTTTTATTTATTTAGAAACATATAATATAGAAAATTACTTAATAGACGAAAAAGCTTGTTTGCAATTTTCAAAAGGTCATTTAAGATGCTTAGATAATGTTGTTAAAAATAAAGTTAATTTTAATGCGTGGAAAAACAGAATAATATCAGAATCTACTAAACTATTTTTATGTTATTGTTATGTGCAAAAATTTCACCCATATATAGAAACTTTATCCCGCTCTTCTTTCTTGTTTCTTGATGATAAAACGGGTTTTGAAAGAGAAAATGCATACGAAAAATATTGGAATAATGAAATTTCTGTATTAGACACCAATCCACAAAATAAAATTGATGAAATTGATTCCATTTACAAATCAGTCAATGGCGATAATTACTTCAATCTTATTTGCGGGAAATTTTTATTAGACAGTTTATGTGCTTATTTAAGAAATTTGTTCGATGAGACTTTTAATAAAGAGGAATTTAAATGGCATTTAATCAATCATTTCGATATATCAAAATTAGACTATATTAAGAATATAATTTTAACATCTTAGTACCCTAATTCATAGAAAGACGCCAATTATGGCGTCTCTCTATATTTATTATATTTTTATGTTTATTCTAAAACCGACTACCACAGTTTCCACACTTCCAAGTCTTACCTGCATCATCTACTGCCCCTACCACACCAAACGTAGCTGTTTTAACGGCTCTGGTGGTAAGGGTTATTTTATTTATATTTTTTGAACCGCAGATAGGGCACTTTAGGATATTATTTATTTTGTCTAAGGATTTTTGTGTCATTTGTTTTAGTTTGGCTTCCTGCTCTATGTCAAAATGTAAAACATAATCATACTAGAATATACGTTCTGTATAGTATTTAGGCAAATAATGTAGTATACTGTAAATTATTGTATACTATATTTTATCATTTTGATTGGAGAATTATATGATTAAAATAACAGATTATATTTTCTTTGGTGATTATAATTCACGGATACAGGAGTTGGCATGTTTATCTCCAGAAAAATGGACTTTTGATGGGTGTCCTGAAAACAGCATATTAAAGAATTATTTACAGTTTACACTTAATAAATTATTCGAAGAAAATAAGGTTATTGAAACAGATGTATATGCTGTATTTAATACTGGATTGTTTACTGAATTTTTTGAACCAATATATTTCTATTTGACACCTAATAATGCAGGCGGGACTCAAAAATGGTATTTAAAACAAATTTGTACAGAATATGATCTTGGATTCTTTGGGATAACAAATATACCTGAAAGAGCTAATTATTTTCAAAATCCAGAACTGTTAATATTTGATGCAAAATGCAAAATAAATATACATTTTAGTCATATACTTAAGGATGACGAAAATGTAAAACGAATGCCTAAGGAAATAAAAGAAAGTGCTAATATGCAGTCTGCTTTGATAGGAGCTATAGATATAATGAAAAAAAGAGTGACTGCAAATTATAAAATTGCCGTACCACAATATTTTGATGGCAAAATACAATTGCTTTTACCATTATATTTATTAGAAAAACCACAGCCAGATTTAGCATTAGTTGTTACAAAAAATCCATCTGGCAACAGTTATCAAGGTCATACTTGTTTAACAATGCAAATGGCTTATAATAATGCACGATTAATTGCTAAGCCAGATAGTAATTGGTTAATTCCATAAAATGTTGACTATATATCTCATTTGATATATAATCACAATAGATGATGACATTTCATCTATATTCCCTCTTTGTATTTATACAAAGTTGATTTATTTAATTCCTTAAAAACTTTATATCATTTTTTAACATTCAAAAAAGCAATCTCGTTAAATTGAAATTGCTTTTATTTACTTGAGAGTAAAAAGTTTATATGCTTAAGAAGCCAGTAAATCCTCACAGATTTCTGACTGATCCTGCACTTCCTGAATTAATCGTGTTATGTGTAACTCGGGGTTCTGCCACATAAATCGAAAAATATGTTTTCGAAGATAATGCATCATGGCGCCTTCTGACACTTTTCCTTTTGACGGTGTACGCTGGTAACGGATCTGTTCCGAATAGAGTTTTCCTTCCATTCGGAGTGACAGGCATTGAATGCTTCCCATCGCAATACAGGACAGTGCCATGTGCATTTCAATCGCCTGCACTGCCTGCATGATTTTTCTGCGTGCATGGTCGCTTTCCACCTGCTCCAGGGCTGACGGTTCCGTTTTTTTCCGGTAATAATTCAGCCGGGGCATGTGCTGACCAGAAGTGATAACAGAAAGCTCCGGTCTGCTGCTTCAGCTCCCGGAAGGTGCATTCGATCTGGAATCGGAAACTGTAAAGACGGATCATGGACAGATAACAGTCCGGTTTCAGGGCGAGGTCACGGATTACAGAAGTTACTCCGAGTTTATCGGAACGAAGCATCAACCCCAGGGTAAGAACCACGAACCAGCGGAAAGCTGCTTTTCTGGAGAAGCAGGATACAAAAGAGGATAAAATTTTATCAATAAAATCGAACATGGCATATGGTCAACCACCGGAAAATATGGTAAACTCATACACAGAATAACTCTTTCAGGCGGTTTGTATCTTTCTTAAGTATTGGTAACTTAAAGATACCATAAAATGCCATAAAAGGGTTATTCTTTTTTATTAAAACTTTTTACTCTCCAGTTATTTACATTACTTTCTAAAAATCTGAACCGCACTGATTACAATGCCATTGTTTACCAATCTTCTTGCTGGCAAATCCAAAAATTCCAATTGACATCATTCTGCCAGTTGTTGTTATTTTCTTGGTATTAGAGCTATGGCAGTATGGACACTCCACCACTGGTGCTGTCGCAACTGGTTTTCCAGGGTTGTTCTGTTTTCTTAATGATTCTTGATATGAATTTATTACTTTGCTTGTATTAGGATCGATTTCTTCTGTACTCAAATAAGTCATTTTCTGACCGCATTTAGGACATAAAAACTCACCATTTTTATCTGAATTAAAATCATAGGGTTCAAGACAATCATCACAAAAATAAGTTACTATTTTCATAAGCTGATTACTCCCGTATTTTATTATAAGCATAATTATACTATCCACATAAGTATAATTCAAGTAGATTCTCCACAAATCTGCAATGCATATGTGTTACTCCACATAACACAAAATAACAATAGTATGATATTCAAAACATTCAACAACGATTTAGATAAGATGTTTTGAATAAATATCTTTAAGAAAGGAATTTATAAAAATGGATATTCAAAACATTACAAATAAAGAAACTGCTATGCATCTTCAGATAAATAGTAGCAGTCATCTATTTTCTTTATTTAGGTTCAAACTTTTTTACTATAGGAAGATGGCTTTCAGCTATATTTAAGAGATTATCCATTGTAATATTATTTGAATTACACTTCAATAGTGCATCACTTAAAGTATTTATATCTTTACCAAAAACCTTTTCAAATTCATCCAAATTAATGATATTCTCAACGTTTTCTTCAAAAATATAAGATAAAAAAGTAAATGATTTGCCTATGTAATAACAAAATAAATCCATTGCTTTGATAAAATCTTGAATCTTGGAAAGTTTTAAAGTTTTACTTTTTTTAAAAAAATCTGATTTTTGTTGTAATAAATCTTTTAGTAAAGTATCGTATTCTATTATATAAAAATTATCATCAAATGCTTCTGTAATATTAAATTCAGCCATCATTTCAATTTGACTAGCATGATATTCTGAGTAAACATGTTTGATAAATGAATTCATTTCAAAATCTTTTAAATTAATATCATCATAAATATGAGTAAATTCATGGTATAATATATGCTTTGCAAAGGATGTTTTACACAAAAATCGATCAATACTAAAAATGTATTGACCATTGATATTCTTTATATTTGCAAAACTTCCTGCTGTTGCTTCAATCAACTTTATTTTAAAAGAAGGCATTTTAAATGATATTTTCATAAATTTTTGATATTCTTCATATAATTTGTTAACTGTAAACTCTGTTTGTTTTAATAATATTATAACATTTTTATTAATTTTTAACCAACTCCTTATTTAAAAATTATATTTAAAACCCTATCATAGCCAAACCACTAATTACACCTAATATGATACTTAAAATCAACATAACAGTTATAAATTTCCTTATAAAATGTATGTCTTCCGCCATTTGATGAATATCTTTTTGTATGTTATATTGAGCATTAGTCCTAACGTTCTGTGTTTTGCTATCATACTTTTTAGGATTATTAACATAATTTTGAACGTGATTAATACTCTTTCCAGTATTTGCTTTATTATCAGAATTTTGATTTGCTTTACAGTATGGACATATAACATCTGTATCTTCTATGTTTGAGTTACACCACTTGCATTTTTTCATAGTTGTAGTCTCCTAATCATTTAATTGGACTAATTATATCAGATTAAACCACATATTTCAACATTAAACTACTCTCCACAAGTAGTATAGCCAATCTCCACAATTGGCAAAACGTAAATAGTATGATATTCAAAACAACAACGATTACATCGTGGTTATCTGGTACAAGTAATTCTATAAATGATGAGATTATACAACCTTTTCAAAATGCTGAACAAGTTATATGGAAATATAATCAAGCAATACAACATAATTCGCTAACACAGCAAGGATGGGAAAGATTATTAGCACAATCAGATGATGGTCTGAAATCCTATTTAACAAGCATCAAAGGAACTTCGGCATCTATGATCGGATATACTACATCTTTACAAGGTAACATTGTAGGATTAAAAAAAGTATCATCTGCCATTACACAATATAATTCACTTACTATAACTGGAACATCCGAACAAAATATGTTTGCTATGGCTGTTTCAACAACTAATGGTAAATTAGGAAGTTATTTAACAAGTCTAAATGGTGCAAAAGCAACTCTTGGTGGTTATACAGTTTCATTATTTAGTGCTACAGCAAAAACAATCGCATTAAAAGCAGCAACATTAGCATTAAATACAGCTATGACAATGGGAATTTCTGTTGCTATTTCTGCCGTTATTGAAGGAATTCAATACTTATGTAATGCAAATGAAAGATATATAGAGTCTCAGAAACAAATCATTGATAAGACAACTGAAAATATTCAAAAATATGAAGATGAAATCACTTCACTTAATGCTCTGCAATCCAAGTTGGAAGATGCAAAAGGCGATAAAACTGAGTTGGCAAAAATCCAAAATGAATTGAATGCTGCTATTGGTAATACTCCAGAATTATTAAATACCGAATCTAATGCCTATGAAGTAGCAAATCAAAAAATCGAAGATAGAATTGAAAGGCTTAAAGAGCTAAGAGAGTTAGAACTTGAAAGAAAAATAACTGCTCAAAAAGAAATATTTAATAATTCCAAAGTTAGCAACGAATGGGGTTTTGATCATAAATTTGATTATTTTTCAGACCATAAATTAAAATTAACATCAAGAAATAATAGCGATGAAGATTTTTTTAAGTATATTGATGATGACTTAAAAAATAGATATGTATCTCTTCAAGAATTATTTAATAATCTGATTAAAAATAATTATGGAGATGGAAAAAAATCATACGCTGAAATATGGAAAGAGTTAATTGATTCTTATGGCGGTGCTTTTTTTGATACGTCTGAAATACAAACTTTCTTTGATGAACAATCAAGTATAGCAAAAGAATTATTAAAAGAATATATAGATAATTCAGATAGTATTTTTAGTAAAGAAGAATTAAATTCAATAATTGAAAATCTTGTTGAAAGTGGTTACGCACAAGACCTAGAAGGTATACGGTCAGTAATAACTTCTTTAGTCAAGAATGACGATTTGAAATCTACAATTGATGAATATTATAATTCTCTTTTTGATGAAAATATCGATAGCGATAAACTGTATCAAAAGATAAAATCACAATTTGATGAATTATCAAACAAATATCCTGAATTACAAAATATTCTAAATAACTTCTTTAATAATATTGGAACAGATATTAAAAATGGTGTTGAAAATACTATTGAGAATGTAGAAAAAATCACCACCATCTCAGGCATATTAGAAAAATTCGGACAGACAGAAGCCATTGACAAATACAAAGATAAAATATCTTCCTTACAGTCTTATCTTGAAAAATTAGAAGATGGCAACTTCTCTCCTGTTGATGCTGAGGCGTTAGCAAACGAATTTAATATAGTCGGTGTTACTGCTGAGGAATGTATCGATAAAATCAATGCTAAGATTCAGTCAGAAAAGAATAATATCATTGCTATAATTGATGATATTATTAAACAGGGACTTGCGGATGGAAGCATTGGTGATGCTGAATTAGAGAAACTTAGAAGTTATAGGGATATACTGGCTGAAATAGCGGATGTTAATCTGGATAATCAGTTATCACTCAAAACTGGCAATGCCCTTGCAGATGTACAATCCCTCTCCCAAGGTTTAGATCAGCTAGACAAAATCTACGCTGATATTCTTGACAAAGAAGCATTTGACTTCTCTTCCATTTTGAATAATGATTCATTTAAAGAAGCATTCAGTGCTTATACAGATGAGTATGATAACTTCATCAATACTGTATCTAAATCACCAGATGATATCAATGCTTGCCAGGATGCGTTTAATAAGCTAACAGCAGCATATATCAAAGGTTCTGGCGTACTCAGCGAAGTAACAGAAGGTACAAAACAGCAGACAGTCAATATGTTAAAACAGATGGGCGTTGCCAATGCTGCTGAAATTGTTGAACAGGCTCTTATTGAAAATGAAAAGATGCTTGCTGCACAGAAATATGCGACATCACAGGGATGTAAAGACCTTGAAAAAGCAACCTATGAAGAAATCAATGCCCTGATTGCAGAAGGCGAGACTACAGAGGAAGTCATGAAATACCTTGCCAAACTTGCAATTGAGAAATGGAAAGCAAATAAGGAAGAACTTAAAACTCAGGCAGACTGTGATAATCTTCTGAAACTTGCTGATTATGCGGGTGCTACTGCTGGACAGATCAGAGAATTGAAAAATGCAATGGCTGACCTGAATACATTTGATTTTACGAATCCTATGGGCAGTATGTTAGGTTCCGCAGTTGATAATTTCATTATAAATGCTGCGGAAAAAATGCCTGGTTTAAAAAAGAGTCCATTTTATAAGAATGTTGTCAAGAATAAAAAGAAACAGGACAAAGCAGATAAAACCATAAATGATATTATGGAAGATGTAGAGAAACAACTTCTTGCAGATTTGAATGTCCCTGAATTCAAAGTTGATTATTCAGGTGGAATTACAACCAAAGATACACTTGAAAAACTCCAAAAAGAAGCAGAAAAGCAGGATAAAAAGAACGAAGAAACCGCTGAACAGTTTGACTGGATGGATATCAAATTAAACAATCTGATTGATACCGCATCCAAATTGAAGGACAAGATCAGTGACCTCCTCTCTTTCGGTTCCAAGAAGAAACAGACACAGAAAGCCATTGAAGCAACAACAAAAGCATTGGAAGCCGAATACAAGGCAATGAAGAAATATGCAGAAGTTGCCAAAACATTATCTGCTGATGCTGCAAAGGAAACAACCGAAACTGTTACTGAAAGCATCTCTGGTGCAGTGAGTGATGCTGTTAACGGTGCTGTATCTGATGTTTCCAGTTCAGTTGCGTCAGATGTAGTTGCCGAAGCAATGAAATATGTCGGCGTGCTTGATTATGTCTGGGGAGGAACAAGCCTTACAAAAGGTGCGGACTGTTCTGGATTTGTACAGCAGGTTTATAGAAAGCTTGGTATGGAAATCCCAAGAAATACCACTGGGCAGTATGGTGATTCAAACAGTATATCTGTCAGTAAAGCAGATTTACAGCCTGGAGATCTGGTATTTTTCCAGGGATCTCTTGGTTCACCTGGAAATCCAAGGCACGTTGGAATTTATGCTGGAAATGGGCAGTTTATAGATTCACCAACAACAGGTAAAAAAGTTCAGATTACATCTTTATCCGGGCGTAGTGATTATATCGGGGCAAAACGTTACGCTGGGGCATCTTCCGCGCCAGTTAATTCCTCTGTATCCTATGACACTCCATCTACGACAACAACGACATACACAAAAGTTGTCCCAGGCATTGACAGTAAAACACTGGCACATTACCAGAAACTTGTCCGCGAAGGTTCTTTTGACATTGAAACAATCACCAATGAAAAATTAAAGAACGCAATCAAATCCTATCAGGAATGGTATGATAAGATGAAGTCATGCCGTGATAAGATTGAGGAATTAAATAATACCCTCAAAGAACTGTACCAGACAATGGCAGAAATCCCTATCGAGAAAAGGGATAAAAATGTCGATACGCTGGATACAAGGCTGGATATTATCAATTCCAAGCGTGACAACATCAATGCAGTGATTGTTGATCCTAAGAAGTATGCTTCTACAAAGAAAACACTTAAGCAATCCAAAAACAGTGTCAAAAAGGGAATAAAGACCAAAGCACAGAGAAATGCAACTGGTTTATCCAAGACTGAAATTGATACAATCAAATCCCAGATGAAAAAGGGTCAGACTATCCCCGCAAAGATTCTGGATAAGATTACAAATGGTGCTGTTTATGAACAGTGTAAGCAATACAATGATGCTGTTTATGAACATAGCCAGTATGCGAAGTCTATTCGTACTGCCGGGGATTCCATTAAGAAGTATAATACGATTTCAGATCAGATTCTTGACGCAGAAAAAGCAAAGACAAAACAGTATAAGACTGCGTATAATACAACTTCAAAGAATTATGGGAAGTCTCTTGATAATGTAAAATCCAAAGGTGCCCAGACAAAGAAAGCATTCGGTTCTAAGAAATTCGGTCTTACCAGTGCGGATATCAACAGAATAAATTCCTGTATCAAATCTGGTAAACAGATTCCTACGGATTTAATGGTACAGCTTCAATCACAAAGCATTTTTGACTCCTGTGTTGAATACAACAAAGCTGTCATGGAGAATGAGCTTCTGAGGGAAAAGCTGGATGAAACAAGGTTTGACTTACAGAAACAGCAGCAAGCAGAGACAGCGGCACATTTACAGAATAAGACAGAAAAGCACCAGAATATTGCTGACAAGGCATCTGCAAAGATGGAACGCAATGAGGCTCTTGCTGAAAATGCGGATACTCCAAAGAAAAAGAACAAATACCTCAGCAAGAACCTTGGGCTTTTACAAACAGAATATAAGCACCTGATTAAAATTGCAGAGCTGGAGAATGACAGTGTAAAAGCTGCAAAACTCCGAGCAGAATTAGAGAAAGAAACAGCAGGTATCATTGAACAGCAGTTCCAAAACATCAGCGGCTACTACTCTGCTAGGCGTGATAAGGTTTCAGATAAAGAATCGTTGCAGGATGTACGGTACGAGAATGCGCAGGTTGATGTTCAAAAAAAGAATGATATCCTGAACATTAAAACACGTTTTGCTGCTGAGCGAAATGCTGAATCTGAACAGGAATACACGGATACAGCAAAACTGTTCAATACAAACAGGACAAATGCGAAAAAGGCTGTAAACAAGGTTAAAAAGTTAAGCAGTTCGGATAAGGGCAAGATCCTGAAACTGATGGAATCTAAGGAAGAAATTCCTGAGAATCTTATGGATAAGGTTGCGAAACTTGACCCAGATGCATACCAAAAACTGTTAAGCTATAACGATTCCCTTGACTGGCTGGAAAAAGCTGCATTAAATAAAAAGATTTCAAATGAAGAACTGATAAAGGCAAAGCGTGAGAATGAAATCCAGAAACACCAGAATGTAGCAGACCGTGCACAGGATAAGATGGATAAGAATGACGCGCTTAGTGAGGTGTCTACTTCTGCTTCTGAACAGAATAAGTATGAAAAAGAGAATATCAAATATCTAAACACACAGTACAAACACCTGCTTGAAATTGCAAAGCTGCACGAGGATGATGTGGAATACGCACGCCTGGAAGCAGAACAGCAGGCTAAGATTGCAGAAGCATACAAAGCAATGTTTGATAATGTGCAGACAGAGTTTGAAAATAAAATTTCTTTAATAAGCAATGACATTTTCGATCTTGATAATGAGATCAAGAAAGTCGAAGCATCAGGAAGGCTTGTGGATGCATCATATTATAACCATAAGATTTCATTTGAAAATGAATCCCTTGCTAAATTAAAAGAGGAAGAGGCAAGCCTTGCGGAACAGTTAAAGAATGTAAAGATGTTCTCCCCTGCGTGGTATGAATGCCAGGATGCAATCCAGGGTGTGCAAAATGCACAAGCGGATTCTTTATCAAAAGTGAAGGAATATAAGGACGCAATCAATGAAATTGCAGACACCATCCAGAATGATATCGTGGATGCATTTCATGATGTTACGGACGAAGCGGAATTGTTGGTTACCCTGCTGGGTGATGAACTGAGTGATGAAGATACAGGCGTATTAACGAAAGATGGACTTGCAGTATTATCCTTATATGTGTCACAGATGAATATCTGTAAGGATGCAGCCGAATCCTTCCATAAAGAAATTAACTCCATGCAGGATGCGTTAGACAGCGGGACATTATCCTTTATTGATGCAAACGGTATCCAGCGGGAATACGCTTCTGTATTTGAACTAAAGAAAGCAATCAAAGACTTTTACTCTTCTTACCGTGATGAAATCAAACATGTTTACGATTATGAGTCCAAAATTGTAGACATGATGATTAAGAAATACCAGTCTGAATTGGATTATTTGAAAGAGCTGATTGAAAAGAAAAAAGCGGAACTCGATGCCGAAAAAGACCTTCATGACTATGCTAAATCACTGAAAGAACAGACAGACAATATCAATTCCCTGCGGAAACAGATTGCTGCCTTAAAAGGTGACACATCTAAAGAAACAGAATCCCGTATCCAGAAATTGCAGTCACAGTTGAAAGAATCTGAATCATCGCTTGAAGAGCAGGAATATGAACGCTATATCTCTGACCAACAGGATATGCTTGACCATTTATATGATGAATATGCCAAACTCGTAGACAATGTAATGAAAGACCATGACAAACTCTTAAAAGAAGGCTTGGACTTATTCGCGCAGACAGCTTCAGATGTACAGGACGTAATTAAAGCAACAGCAGAAGAACATGGCTATGAAATTACTGCTGAAATGGAAAAGGTCATTGCATCCATTGAAGGCATGGGTCATTTAGACTCCTATCTTGGTGTTGGAGGTACTATTACACAGTCCCTTGGCGATATCGTAAACGAGGTTCATAATGCTTATGTTGGCATATCTTCTGAATTCCAGGGGTTAAAAGATGCAATTGCTTCTATCGGTTACCAGGGGAAATATGATACTTCTGATCCTGATCATTCAGCTTCTTCTGGAAATACAACGGAAAGTACAGGGAATACTTCTATACCATCAGGAAATACAAGCACGCCAGCAGGTAATGTTACAAATACGGATTTGGACAAACTGCCAGACATGGATGCTGTAGGGGCAGCAACCAAAATGGCTATAAATAAGCTGTTACGTAATGGGACAAATACTTATGACCCAAAGACAACATCAAGCTTGAACAAATACATCTATGGGAAATACGGGAGCGCGCTGACCGTTGATGAGATGGCAAAGCTATCTGGATATCTTGGATTTAATTATACTTCCAAACAGTTAGCAGCAGAAAACCCTAACCATTCAGAACGTAAGATGAAAATGCTTAAAAAGCTACAAGCATATGGGTTTGCAAATGGGGGGATTGTTCCAGATGATGCTTTGAAATTAAAAGACCTTGGAATGGGACGTGCTTCAAATGGGGATACGGTGATCGGCACATTAAAACCAAAAGAAAGCGTGTTCAATGAAAAACAGACAAAAATGATCCAGGAATATGTGAACAAGGCACCAGATTATAAGACTGTGATGGATATTGGGAATTACATGGATAAGTTTGTGAAGATGCCAGCGGTTGAAAAGAAAGATAACCAGGTACAGAATATACTACAGGTTGGAGATGTCAGTTTTAATCTGCCGAATGTATATGACTATGCTGATCTCATGAATGAGGCAAAGAACGATCCGAAATTTGAGGAAATGATTGCACGTATTATGAAACATCAGCTTGGATTTGGAAGCTATTTGAAAAAGACAAATGTTACTTTCAGGCATTAGAAATAGATAAGTAGATAACTGGGAGGTGTAAAAGCCTCTCTGGGTATTGGATTAAATCGTAAACGTACTTATAACATAAACATATGTTCAGTATAGTATCCTGTCGATTATTGGTATATAATGTCATTTATAAATTATAATACTAATGATTGGCGGGTAAATAAATGGCAAATTATTTTCTGTTTTTAGACGAGTTAAAATCAAATGATAAATACAAACATTTTTGTATAGGCGGATGTTTTGTTGAAGAATTATATTATAGAGATAAAATTGTAAAACAGGTTAATGCCCTGAAAAATAATATTTTTGGCAATACTTCTATTATTTTACACGAGAATGAAATCCGTTCATACAGAGATAAATATAAAATTTTAAAGAAAGACAGTGAAAAAGAGAAAAGATTTTGGGAAATGCTTGGTGAAATATATACAAAAAATGATATCTATACATTATGCGCCGGAGTACATTCAGAAAATTTGAAAAAGTATTATCCGAGCAAAACGGAAAAAGATAGTGAATATTATATTGCTCTGCAAATTATTTTAGAAAATTTTGTACATTTTTTAATAGATGTAAAAGGAACTGGATGTGTATATTTTGAATCCAGGGATATGCAGTCAGATTTTGAGCTATGCAGACATTATGATATGATTATTGAAAATGGAACCTTATTTCTTGAACCAGAGTTAATGAAAAAACATTTAAGGTGTATAAGTTTTCCATTAAAAATAGATAATAATATTGGACTACAGCTTGCGGATTTTATACCGAATCCAGTTGTAAGGTATTTTCAAAATGATCAACAGAGGGAATTAAATATATTCACACAAATAAAAGAAAAGTCATATAATGGGAATATAGATAGAAATGATAGGTTTGGATTAAAAAAAGTTTTATAAAAAATACTTGACACTATTATTTCAGTCTGTTAAAATAATCTGCAAGTGAAGAGTTCGGAATGACTTCGGGTCGCTTGGCTTTTCACAATATTGTTGCTTGAATGATTTCGGTCTCTTGGGCAGCCAATGTGATAAAGGCATACTCTTTCCTGTACAGACTTTTGTTTGTGCTAACGAGGCACTTTTATCATCTCTTGTATATTAGAGCATCTGCTTAATTGCAGATGCTTTTATAAATAGCGCAAAGTAGATTAATGCAACGGAATATTGTGCTAAAATACTATGCTCGTATGAGCCGGATATATTTATCCATTAAAAAATCAAAAAGGAAACTTTGATGAAAAATATAAATTATGAATTACATGGATGCTTAATTAAATCAAATATTTTAGAAGTTAGAATTCCTACAAAAGAAGAAATAATTAAGCAAAGAAAAAAATAATATATTTATAAATTACAGAAAAAGTTCTGATTGTAAAATGAATTCAACAGAAGAGCACAAGTAATTGGTAAGTCTAGCTGTTATATTTGTGACATTTGTAGAAGAGCATTTAAAGGAAGTAAGCCCAACTACACGATAAGTGAATTTTAGAAGCAGAAAAGATTGGAGTTGTCAGTCTTTTTTGTATTGTATATAAACTATATTTAATCATTTTAAAGTTTTTGAAGTTTTACAGTTTTGTAGTTTTATGTTTTTGAGGTCTTATAGTTTTTAAGTCTTAGGAGAATGAGGATTGGCAGAAGATATCAGTCCTTTTTTTGTTATACGGTTTATTGATATAATAATTATAAATATAAAAGTAAATTCAACACACAAGGGCAGTCTCCGGGCTGCTCTTTTTCATTGCAAAAAAAATAGATGATGGAGGAACCGGTAATGTTTAGTAAGAGTAAAGCTGAGAGAGAACTGCTGTATGGTGAAATTAATAGGCTGAAAAAAATTAATAAGAAACTGGAAGATGAAAATAGACGATTGAGAAGTTCTATGGGGGATATTGAAAAATACAAGAAAAAATATAAAGAATTGATTAATTCTATTGAAATTGTGAAGAAAAAGTATTGTGAAAAATTAGATACTTTTGATGGAATAAGTGTACTTTATAGAAAAGAGTTGGAAAAATTGGCAAGTAAATAATATAAACAGAAATTTTAATCTAAGATAGTATTATCTTCAATTAGTCTTTGTGAGGCGCAAATGACAAAGGGTAAATTCTATTTCTTATCAGACGAATATTGTGATAAATTCTCAAAACACGACGTAATGGCAAATAAGGAAACTTCTTCTGATGGATTCCACAAAAGACCTTGCTTCTACTCTATTCAAGATGTTAAAAACAAGGATATATATTGGATGATACCAATATCTTCTCAGATAGAAAAATACATAGAAATTCATAATCAAAAACTGAAACGTTATAAAATATATGACGGTTTAGAGTTTGGGTACGTTCAAGGCAGAGAAGCTGCATTTCTTTTACAAAATATTTGTCCTGTTACAGAAAATATATTGTTGAGAAATACATAGATGAACGTACTGGAAAGGATGTGTCTATTCCTAAAGATTTAATGAGGAAAATAGATACAAAAGCAAAGAAAATAATGAATAAATACTATCAGGGAACAAAAATTGTCATAACTGATTTGGATTATATTTTTAAAAATTTATAAACAAGACGCAAATTTACCCGAGAGAAGTTCTTGAATTGGACAAACAACCTAAAGTTACTTTTATATAAAATTTAAAAAAGGATAAGGACTAAGGAGTGAATTAATTTTTAAATGAAGAAATAGAATTTTAGAAAACATATCAATAAGTTCATATCTCATAAATAATTTGTCTAGTAGCAAATATATAGATCATATTAAAGAAATTAATAAATGATAGACAAAATAAATCATTCTAATACCGAAACATATTAAAAAAACAAATATATTTATATTTTTAAACAGAAATGAGGTGAATATGTGGATGCTACAAATTTTATATTTGATGGAAAAAGTTTAAGCGATTTTGGTTTTATTATATGTGAATTTAATGGGGAAACAAATACTTCTACTCCATCAAATATTACATTCATCACCTTAAAAGTCCCTGACAATGATAGAAGAAGATTTTTATCATCTAATTATGAAGATGTAATTTCATTTGAATTTTCTATTGCTAAATATGAAAGCAAAAAAAATAATCTTTCAATAAATAGTTATGAAGACAGAGCAATAAGAAAGTGGTTATGCCGCGAAGATGGTTTTCATGAACTTATAATCGAGCAGGATGATTTTTATAATATATACTATAATGCTCAGATTAATATAACTCCACAAATGGTTTGCGGACGAATACGTGGGTATAAGCTTACTATTACAACTGATAATGTATATGGTTATACTGAATTGTTAGAAACAGAATTTGATATAAACAGTTCTACTCAATATAATTTCTTAGCTTTATCTGACAAAGCGGACTACTTCTACCCTATCTGGGAAATTACTCCATTACAAAACGGTGATTTACATTTGAAAATTTTAGAAGATATAAATCAGACATATACTATTCTGAAATCTGTAAAGGCAAATTCTAAAATTACTATTGATTCTGAAAATGGAATTATTGAAGGAATAAGCCCCGATAATTTTAACTGGCAACTACCACGGATTGTTCAAGGTTATGATGAAACACTCAATACAATCACTTCTACCCTTCCATGCCATATCAAATTAAAATACAAATTAGCGAGAAAGGTGGTGTGTTAGATAAAGACTCCTAAAACAATTATAAAAACTAATCCAATTACTCACCGAATTGAGTCTCCTACTATGTTATTAAAAAAAAGAAATGGCAATGTGATTGGAAGAATTAATTATAACAATCTTCAAATGTCCATATCTGGTTCAACATTTGATAACATAAAATTTAGCGTGTATAAAGAAATTGATGAGAAAACTTGTACATTCTGGAATGAAATTATAGACTTGAAAATTGTAGATGTTGTAGGATATGGGCAATTTGAAATATACATAGAAAAAGATACTGATCAAAATATTGTCAAGAAAATTGATGGGTACTCTCTTGAAACTGAACTTACTCAAATTCCTTTATATGATCTACATATAAATGACGATGATTATTTTAATTATGCATCACAGGAAGAAATAAACTTAGATTCTTATGGAAATATCAAGCCAATTAAATTCTATAATCCTTCTGATCCAAATCACAGTCTATTACATTTACTTCTAATGGATAAAGCATGTCACTGGAGCCTTGGAGTAGTCCCTGAATATATCACCGTTACAAATAATGGAAAACAATCAAAAGAATTGTCCACATCATTTCAAAGAACATTTACTATTGACGGGCAGAATATTTATGATTTCCTTGTAGGCGATCTAGCAAATGAAGCTAACTTAGTATACACATTTGATACCTATAATCGGAGAATAAATATCTATGATAAATACAGTATTGGTGAAGATACCAATGTATTTATTAACACAAGAAATCTTGCTAGTGATATCAGCATTGATGATAATTCTGAATCCTTAAAAAATTGTTTTCGTGTAGCTGGCGGAGATGATGTTATAACGAATTACTTATCAGCTATCAACCTTACTGGTAATTATATTTGGGGATTCAGTGATTTACAATATAAAGATATGCCAGAAGGATTAGTAAATGCTATCAAGTCATATCAAACATTAAAAAATACTTTGAGTGATGACTATTATGGTGGGTACGATGTATTCAATCAACTTCTCTTAGAAGGAAAATCTGTAAATACTATTTTGATATTCGATGGAAATGTAAATTCATATTCTAGCTTACCTTCTGCTTCTGGTAAAACGGGTCATTATTATTATGTAAGTAATGAAAATAAATACTATGTGAGTAATGGTACTTCATGGATAAGATGTGGTACATTTACAAGATTATGTTCTGCTTATGACTATTTATCATATTTAGAAAGTTCTATGATGCCAAATGTTTCTCTTAGAACAACAAACGCACAGGAACAGGCTGGCAGAATTGAACGTGACCTTATAAATACTCAAGTTGCTGTGCAAAATATGTCCATCTACTCTCCTACTTCATTTACAGGTGTAACAAATAACGTTGTAGCATATTGCAAGGTGATTATAGACAATCGTTATACTGTTGAATCCATAGATGATATTACAAATAATTACCCAAGATACAATGGAAACACATGGACAGGAAAACTTCGTATTTATCGCACAACTGATAAAAACGATACAAGCATTATTACCGTATCTGTGAGAATTAACGACGATGAATTAAATTTTGCTAAGCAAAAAATATTAAAAGCTATAGCAAAAAATGAGATGGCTGAAGTTGATCAGGATGTATTGGCTTATACTACTTCTGCTGATTATGGAAAATTAATTGCATATTTTCAAAAATATAGTTTGAATAGGTTGAAATCATTTTATGATGGCTATGAAAACTGTCTTTCAATACTTATGTCATTTCAATCTTCTGCGAAAGATACATCTGCTTTTAATACTATCTATACAACTTACAGACTACGAAGAGACGCAGTTTATGAAGTATACAAAATTCGAGAACAGGAAGTAAAAAAACAAAAACAATTAATCGAGCAAATTGAATCCGAAAAGAATGCAATTCAATCACAGCTAGATTTTAAAACGTATCTTGACAATATAGATTCTTCATATTGGAAGTTATTTAATTCATATAGACGTGAAGACACCTATCAAAATAATAATTATGTTTCTGATGGTCTAACTGATGGACAAATTCTGGCGAAATGCAAAGAATTACTTGATTATGCAAATTATCAATTAGGTATGGCATGTCAATTACAAAGAACATGTTCCATCACTCTGAGTAATCTTCTCATTATGGATGAGTTTAAACCATTCTGGGATAAATTCCAAATTTACAATTATATTCGTGTATCAAACGACGATGAGATTTTAAAGCTTCGTCTTATACAGATAGATATTGATTTTAATGCAATAGAACAATTGAATGTCACATTTGCAGAAAATATAAGTGGTAATGGAAATATTGCAAGCGATATCGCTGATATTATTAAGCAGACTGGTTCAATGGCTTCATCATATAATTCTATCAAACAACAATCATTCCAGGGTAATAAAGCATTTAATGAAGTTGGAAAATGGTATGCTGATGGATTGATTGCAGCAAAAACTACAATTTCAAATTCAGATAATAATGAAGTCACATTTGGAAGTTATGGTATAAATTTAAAAGACATGACTGAAGAAGGTAATTATGGTGATTGGCAAACTAGACTTATAGGACAGGGGATATATTTCACAAATGATAACTGGAAAACTGTATATGCTGCATTAGGATCAATCTATATTGACGGAAATCGTACAACTGGACTTATTGCTGAAAATCTTATTGGCAAACTAATTGCTGGACAAACATTATATATTACAAATGAAAGTGGTTCATTTTTACTTTCGGGAAATACAGCAAAGTTTACTGATATAACTATTGATTATCAGGATAAAAATGGAAATCGTGTTAAAATTGGTGGGGCATCTGATAGAATCTTTTCCATATCCCATAATGGAAATGAAGTTCTATATTTTAATAATGTTTCTAATAAAATGGTTATGACTGGTACTCTTCAAGGATGTGATGGTGATTTTAGTGGGACATTGAATGCTTGTCATATGTCTGCAAGTACAATAACAGGTAGTACAATTTCTGCTAATGATTTGATTGGAAATAAAATCTCTGGTGGAAGTATCATTATTGGAAATAATTTTTCTGTTGATACAGGTGGAAATATGAAAGCCACTAATGCAAATTTCACTGGCACTATTCATGCAGGGACTGCTATTTATAGCCCAAGCATAAATGGCGGATCAATTTCTGGTACTTCTATCAATATAAATAATCGTTTTATTGTAGATTCAAATGGAAATATGAGTGCTACACATGGTTCTTTCACTGGAACAATTAATGCTGGAACCTCTATTAATTCACCTAGCATAAATGGTGGAACCATTAATGGAACGTCTATTAATATTGGTAACGGAAAATTTACGGTAGATACAAATGGCAACGTATACGCAGCTATGGGTACATTTTCAGGGACTATTTATGCAGATGCTGGATATTTTAAAGGAGATCTTACAGGTTGTCGTGGGATCTTTAGTGATAAAGTAATTGGTGCAGATGTACAAGCAAAAACATTTAGTCTTTGGAATTATGATACAAATACATATGAAACTGTCATTTCTTCAAAAAGAAAAACATCTTGGGTATACAGTAACAAAGGATATAACTTACCAAATGTAAGCGGTGTATGCGCGAATATCCTTGGTACAGAAATGTTTCGTGACGGTTCTGGAAAAGCATGTATTGATACAAATAATTTATACGTTGATAATATTTATGTCCCTTTTGAACTGGGAACATCGAATGGTACTAATAATTCCAGAGTTTACTATATGAATGGTAGCGTTGATAATTTTGGAATTCCTTCTGCTGGATGGGTAAAAAATTTTGTCAGAGTAAAAAATATCAGCATTGGAAATAACGATTATCGATATTCAAGTGGAAATTATACAAATGGTGATATAATTCTTCGGTTTGGAGCTAATGGTAAAGCCACAGATCATTATGATGCTGTTGATGTACCTTCCATAGATTACGTACAAAATTATACACAAGGATATGTCGATGCCCATGCTGATACAAGTTCAGATATAAGATTAAAAAACAACATTAAAGACTTAGAAGATATTTCAAAACTTTATATGAAACTAAGACCTGTTAGCTATAAATACAAAAATGGTTTATATCCTCATAAGCCTGATAATATAGAATTTGGTCTGGAGGCAGATAAAGTTGCAGATTTATTTCCATGTAGCAAATATAATATTGCTTGGAGGTCAAAAAAGCTTTCAGAAGAAGAACGTTTTTATTGTCATGATTATGCATATCGTGTTGATTATAAGTCTATTGGAATTATGACAATACAAATGGTTCAGAATCAACAAAAAGAAATAGAGAAATTAAAAAATACACATTGTGATTTTAAAAATATAATTTCATCATTACAATGTGAAAATTCTATATTAAAGCAGCGCATAGAAAGATTGGAGGATTTAATAAATGTTACAAATTAATAAAAGTATTTCGGTTACTGGTATCAGTTTAAAAGAACTGGAAGAAAATGGGACTAAAGTCACAAGGCATATTGCATATATGAATGCGAATATACCAGACAAGGGAGATTTTAGTATTAATAAATCTATTCAGGATAGAGAATTATTTGATAAATATAGCGTAGAAGTAATTAAGGATTTTAATGATTTTGAAAAACAAGTTTATGAATTATCGAAAGGAATGAATAATGAGTAAAATGAATGAAAATACAGAAAAGAAAAATTTAATTACTACAAACATTGTGATAGAAGATGTAAGACAGCAACTTTTTAATATTATAAGCAATAGTGGACTTCCATCCTCTATTCAGGAATTAATTGCAAAGGATTTTTATTTACAAGTAAGAGATGCCTCTATTCAAATTTATAATATGGAAAAAGCAAAATATGAAGAATCTTTGAAAGAATCTACTGCAAAATAAAAGTTAGATTCTTTTATTTTGCAGAAAGGAGGTTCTATTGGGTCTTCAAGATAATGTTCAAAAAGTTACACTTGATTTTAATAATCCAAATATAAAGACTCTACGTTTTCATCAGTATGACAAAGACGCACGAAAAATTGTAATTACATTCACTAATCTTGGACAAACTGTTCCTATTGACGCTTCAACTACAGAAGCTAGAATAAAATGGTTAAAGCCAGATGGATATCCCGTATTTAATGACGCTATTATCAATACTGATGGAACAGTTACTGTAATATGTACAGAACAGATGTTAATTGCGGATGGCATCGGTCATGCAGAAATCATGCTTCTTGAAAAATCTTCTGAAAAAGTCCTGCATTCTATGCCTGTGAAAGCTGTTATTCAAAAATCTGTCTATTGTCATTGCAAATTGACTTCAACAGCAGAATTTGATGCATTAGTTCATATTCTTTTAAAAATACGAGAAGCTGAAAGAATTATTGAAAAATTCCCAGAATGGGAAGCTGCTGAAAATGCACGAAAACAAGCTGAACTTGCAAGAGAACAGGCTGAAAAAGAAAGAGAAAAAAATACTGCTATCGCAATTGCAAATGCTAACACTGCCGCTGACAATGCAAATAATGCTGCTATAAAAGCAAACACTGCAACTATTAATGCCAATAATGCTGCTAACAAAGCTAATACCGCTGCTTCAAATGCAAATAATGCTGCCAATAATGCAAATAATGCTGCAATTAATGCGGATGATGCTGCCAATAATGCAATTCAAGCAACTCAAGATGCAAATAATGCAATAGACAAAATGAATCACAAACTTGCTGAAGCACAAGGCGTTATAAATGAAGCAAGACAAGCAATTATAGATATCAGCAATACAGAACAAGACATAAAAGATGCAGAAGCAGATCGTGTGAATGCTGAAAATAAAAGACAACAAGACTTTGATAAAAAAATGAATGACGCAGATCAAAAAATAAATGAAATGAATAAATTAATTGATGATTGTTCAGATGCTTTAGAAAATGCTACTGATGCTCTCGACAGAGCCGATAAAGCAAACGATACTGCGGATGAAACGATAGAAAAACTTAAAGTTGCTATTGAGTCTATCAAAGATTATAAAGGGAATCAGACAATCATATCTGTTACTCAGCCAGAGAGTCAAGATATTGATGATATATGGTTTATAGAAACCGAACGATAATTTTAGAAAGGAGAATTTATATTTATGGGTTATAAATGGATAAAAGAAAATAAAATTTATTCATACACACCTAAAAAATTTCAATGTGACTTTTTAAGTGATATTGGAAAACTACCAACTTCAAAAAGAATTGGTGAAAAGCAAGAAGAAGATACCATAAGTGATAACCCATGTGCCCCTGGATCAGAATGTTTTTGTTTTGAAGATGGCTCCATTTGGCTTCTTGGAATTGAAACAGACACATGGATAAAAGTTGGATTTAAATATGGAAGTTCCTCTGGAAATGGCGGATCAAGCAACCAGAATATTACAAGCTACAATCAATTAAACGATATTCCATTAAAAAATCTAACGGGACATACGTCTACTCCACTTATCTTATCGAATTTGCAACCAGGAATTTATAAAATTACTGGAAACTATTCTGTAATTGCTAATTCTAAAAGCATGTCAGCGGATGCATGTGGAAATATCTTTATGATATCAAATGGAAAAATAATGGAACTTTCTTCTAAAGGTGTTACATTATTTGATCTTAAATCAGATGGAACATATACTACCGAATCCTATGCAACTGTTAGCAATATTTCTACAGAAATATTAAAACAACTAAATAGTGATAATTTCAACTTACAAATTGAAAATATAGTAAATCAAAATCTATCCTATGCAACAAATGTTGATATAGATAGTTTATTTTAATTAAAATTTATATTAAAAGGAGAAAAAATTTTATGGCAAACACAACTAATTCTAAAACACTGGTAACATTTGACAACTTAACACGTTATGATGAGAAAATCAAAACCAAAATGGCTACAGATGATGCTACAACTCTGGCTTCTGCCAAAACATACGCTGATAGCCTTGCTGATAATTATGATGCATCTGGCACAGCCGAAGCAAAAGTTAAAGAGCTTGCGGATGGCGCAGTCAAAACAAACACTGACGCAATTGCAAAATTAAATGGCAATGATACTGTCGAAGGTTCCGTTGATAAGAAAATTAAGGATGCAGCAACTGCTCTTAAAGGAGAAATTTCTGCATCTGCATATGATGATACCGCACTTAAAGGAAGGGTTTCTGCAAATGAAACGGCTATCGCTGCGCTTGTAGGAAGTGGTGAAGGTTCCGTTGATAAGAAAGTTGCTGATGCTGTTGCAAAAATTGTAGCTGATGCACCTGAAGCATATGATACTTTAAAAGAAATTGCTGATTGGATCGCATCTCATACAACAGACGCTACAGCAATGAATACTCAGATTAATACTAATAAGGACGATATCGCCACTCTGAAAGGTTTGGTTACTCAGCTTCCTGAAGGTAGTGAATCTGAAACTCTCATTGAATACATTGAAGAAAAACTTACTGATCTTAAAACAGAACTGACAACTGCAATTGCAACAGCAAAAACAGAAGCTATTACAACGGCTGGTACAAATGCAGATACTAAAATTGCTGACAAAGTTGGTGAAATTGGTACAGGTACTGTCAAGGATTATATTGATAATGCAAAATCCGAAGCAATTACTTCTGCTACTGCTGACGCAACTAGTAAAGCAAACCAAGCTCTTGCAGACGCAAAAGAATATACAGACACATTAGCAGATCGTGTAACGGATCTTGAAGAAAGACCTACATATGGCGAAGCTACCGATGAGGATATTGATTCTCTATTCCCAAATCTTGGGGTGTAATGTAGTTGTCAAATAAAAGACACATTTTAAGGACGTGCTGCTCACTTCACACGTCCTTATTTTAAGAAATTAAGGAGGGTATTTGAGATAGTATGGCAACCACCATTAAGATTATAACATTCAAAAATCTCGACAAAACTGTGAAAAATATGTATAGAGCGTTCGCTCCGATATCAATTGAAGAAAAAATAGTAAATACAGAAATTTCACCTACTCAACCAGAAGATCAAGATATTGGAGATATTTGGTTTATAGAAAATACTGAGAGGGTAATTCCTACGAATAAAATATAGTAACCAACAATAAATATCTTAGATAATATACATAGAAAGGAAATATATAATGTCTGCAAAAACAAAAAGACCAAATACGATAAAATATATGGGCAAGAAAATTGCAAACAATGGTGATGAAAATGATTATTCAAAAACACCTATTGGTGCTGATTCTGATAATGTTGATCGACCAGATAATAGTACTGTTGAAGAATCTCTTGTCAAAATTGAAACGGAAAAAGTTGAAATTATTCCTGTAGAAGTTCTTCCAGAATCAAATATTAAAGTATATCCATACATCTATGCTTTAGTTAAGCCAAGTGAATCAAAAGGCATTCTTTATGAGTATAAAAATGATCGCTGGATTAATTATAGTAATGGTGCAAAAGGAATTTGGGTTGGAACAAAGGAAGAATGTGTTAAAGATTTTAATAATATAGAATCAGGAACAATTGTAATTATTATAAAAAAGAAATCAGATAGTGGTGAAACTCATACACATGACTATGTATGTCAGATTACTAAAGAGCCAACATATTCACAATCAGGGATTAAAACTTATACTTGCTTTTTATGTGGGGATACCTACACAGAAGAAATTCCTGCGCTTATCGATAGTATTAATCCAGCAGGCGTAATTAGAATTGGAGACAATGAATATGCAACATGGAAAGATACTATTTCATTTGATAGTTATTATAAAGATGATCAGACTGTTACGATTGAAGCCACTGATAATGAAACAGGTGTAAAAGAAATTTCTTATTACTTATCAAATACTGCCATAAATGATTCATCTATTGGCACAGTTACTTGGACATCATATACTGATCCATTTACAATCCAACCAAATGATAATTATATTGTGTATGCACGCATAACAGACAATGCAGATAATGTAACCTATATCTGTTCCGATGGTATTGTAATGGATAACATTCCACCTGTGTTTGAAGGACTAGAAGATGGCGGTATCTACCCTGCTGGCACTGTTCTAACTGTTGAGGAAGGCGCTACCCTATCTGTCAATGATGAGGTTGTAGAACTTGTAAATAATTCCTATACGTTTACAGAACCGATGGATAATATTAGATTATCCATTACTGATAGAGCTGGAAATGCCAATTTTATAAGTATTGTAGTCGAAAATACTAATATCGGCACAGCACCTAAAGAAGAAATCCTAAATTGGGAATATTCACTCGACAAAAATTATAAAACCATTACATTGAAAAAATTTAAAAGGTATGATGTAACAGATGTAAGAATATACGGAAGTTATGATATAGATGGGGATATATATGCTACTAGATTAAATTCTGAAGTGGAATATACAAGTGATGGACTATTTTCTTCAAAGATAGATTTGAAAACAGTTACTTTTAATGATGATGTTGATACACGTAACGTGACAAATATATCTGCAATGTTTTATAATTGTTTTTCATTAGAAAGTGTTAATTTTGGTAAGAACTTTACTACAGACAAAGTTGAGAGAATGGCATATATGTTTCATGGCTGTTCGTCTCTAAAATCATTGGATTTAACAAATTTTAATAACGCAATTGCAAAAAATACTTACAATGGACATTTATTAATGTTTGGTAAATGCAATAATTTATCAGCGATATATGTATCAAGAGATAAATGGTCAGAAGATATAAGGCAAGATGCTGGGAAAAATAATATGTTCTCTGAATGTGGAGTATCTAATGTAACTTATGTCGATTAACGAAATAAATTTCTCATTTACAGAAAATATATCTTCCATCTTAGATGATTAATAGATTGAATTTTTATCTTGAATAATCATCTAAGATGGAAGCATAGGAATATTTTTATTTTAATCTACATAAGTAACCTCTGATACACTACATTCATAAAACATCATCATTGTATCTGCTTGAGAAATTATCCATTTTGTCTTAGAAACAAAAATATTTATAAGATTTGAGCAATATTGAAACATTCCAAGCATATTTTTAACCTTAGAAGTATTAAAACTTGCTAGGTCTAAAGATTTTAAATTTTTACATCCATTAAACATATTAGACATAGATTCTACTTTTTGTGTATCAAATGGAATAGTTAAATCACCTAGATTTTCACATTTACAAAACATGAAATCCATATCTGTTACATTAGACGTAATTAATCCATCTATATTAAGATCTCTTAAATTTATACACTTATAAAACATATATTCCATATTTGTAACATTTGAAGTGTTAAAATTAGATAAATCTATAGATTCTATTTTTTCACATCCAGAAAACATATACTCTAAATTGACAACGTTAAACTTATTATTTCCCCAATTAATTGTTTTTAAATTTTTGCATCCATCAAACATATGACTAAAATCTGTAAAATCAGAAATACCTATATCACTAAAATCTATTGATACTAAATCAACACAATGTTGAAATAATCGGCTCACTTCTCCAAATTTAACGCCATTTTTAAATGTTATTGATTTTATTCCATATGTCATAAAAAGTGCAAAATAATTACCACCATATCCATCATCCATACTAATAAATGTATTATATTTTTTATTATTTACTGTATATGTATCATATATAGTTATATCCTTTGCTTCTCCTTTGTGTTTATACGAGTGTAATCGTATTTCATTATTTTCTTCATTTAAAATGTAACTCCAATCCAACAAAGGATCTATACCAATACTTATAAAATTGGCATTTTAAGATCTATTCAGGCTTGTATTTGTATATAGATATGTGCCTGGCGTGGCTTAATTTGGGAAATAGAGTATATTTATTGTGTACTTTTGTAGAAAATTTTCGGAATGATTTTTTTGAGAACTATTTGAAGAAAACCTTGAAATCTATTGTCAGATATGCTATATTATAAATATAAAAGGAGCAACCGCCCACAAAGTGGTTGACTTCCCAGGTTAATTATATAAACCTACCTGATCCGGCAAGATACAAGGTAGGTTTATTTATTTTCGCTTGTTATTCCTATCTATGTAGGCAAGCAGCGCGATTAGAAAGTTACCGCCTAAAAGCAAAAGGCTTAAGACTTGGTAAGTATCCATCTGCACCACCTCCCTTCTTTTCAAGTTAGGGAGGTTACCACCTTGTAACACGATTACTCCGTAAGATAATCATATCACAGATGGTATCCTGCTTCAACAATTTTTTACATGATTCTCTATTGTTTTAAGGTGTGTTTGTACTTACGTCTTAAAAACTGCGATTATTTATTGATAGTTAGTTAATCGCAAGTGCTCCCCAAGGAGAGCCGGTGGCAGATCCGTGGTAAGTAATGTGAGGTACATTATAAAATGCGTCTGGGTCAATAGATTCAACAGATGATGGAATTATTAAATTAGATATATTAGTACAATTATGAAATGCACTTCTTCCAATCTTTATTATACTATCAGGAATTATAAAATTCGTTAATAATTTTTGACCATAGAATAATAGCGAAGGAATTTCTTCTATATTTTGAGATTGTATAGTAAAGCTTGTAAATTTTACAAATTGCCAAATATTACTTATTTTATTTACATTTTCTCCGATATATACATCACATCCGCTTTCGGAACATAAATATCGTAATTCAATACCAAATGTATCAGCATGATCTGAATTATAATAAAATTCTGTAACGCTTTTTGAATCTCCAAAACTTGAAGCATGATTACTTATTAGCTTATTATAACTATTTGGAATTGTAATTTTCTTTAAATTAGGACATTTATTAAAAATTCCTGCACCAATTTCTTCAACTCCTTCTGGAATATTTACACTTATCAAATTTGTTGCATTTTCAAATGCTAATTCATTAATAATTTTGACTGAATTTGGAATTTCTATAGATGCTCCACTTCCAATTCCATCAATAGTTAATATAGAGCTACATTCTGAAAAACATCTTAAAGGTATTTCTTTAATGCCAGAAGAAAGAACTATATGTTGTAAATTTGAACAACAAATACCATTTATTTTCGTTACGTTATTTGTCATATTAATTGTTTTCAATGACGAACTTCTTATATAATGTATATCAGAAACAGTATCAGGAAGTGATATACTTATTAAATCGTTAACTTCTTTAAGATTGATTTTGGTTGTTTTATATTTTTGACCATTAAATTCAAAGGTGTCAGGGACTATAACATCACCACTCAACGATGTTAATCCCGTTTTGGAATAATTGTTTTCTGTTAATTCAAAATCTTCATACTCGCTTTTCCCGCAAACAGTACAAATTCCATCAACAAAGTCATGGTGTCCACTGGCAGGAATGGTTTCTGTATAAGTATCACCACATTCACAAGTATAAGTTATAATCCCATCTTCTGTACATGTAGCTTCTTTTGTAATTTCTTGGGTATAATTATGTACATGAATTATATCTATACTAATTGAAGAACTATTTCCAGCTCTATCAGTTAAGGATAATCTAATATTATCTGTTAAAATTAGCAGTTATTTATAAAAGATACCAGGAGATCACATCTTAAAAAATACATATTGCATCTTTAAATTGTATATGCTATAATTGTCACAGGCAAAAGGATATAATAAGTCTATAAAGACAAAGAACGAAATCCCCGAACTGTGCTGGAACACTGTTCGGGGATTCTTCTTTACTTTTTATAGCGGTAAAGCATCCGCTAGGCTACTTGTTGTCCTCATTGTCGCTGTCCAACCATTTGCAGATATAGTAGGCAACTACACCAGCCATAACAGAAACTAAAAAGGATATAATAATGTCTATAAAAACACCTCCTCCTGTTGCCAGGTATCGGTAAGACAACATAGTCATTATACCATATTCATCATTAATCGACAATATGCTCCTTTATTATTCAAATACAAAAATCTTTTCTTGGATGCTTCGTACACAGGATATCCTTTTGCTTTGAAACAGTAACATGCGTATATATTTCTGTAACATTGATAGAACTATGCCCCAACATTTCCTGGATGTATCGAATATCTACATCTGCTTCTAATAAACTTGTTGCAAATGTATGCCGGAACATATGCGGTGTGATATGCAAGTTTATTTTAGCGACAGCAGCATACTTATTAATCATTCTGCGCACCGATTGATCGGATAAAGCTTCACCTATATTATTTATAAAAAAGTGATTTGTAGTTTCAATCTTTGTTCTGAATGTTTCTCTATATTCTTTTAGAATTTTTATTACTGGCTCATTTCCAATATGGATACGCCTTTCTTTGCTTCCTTTTCCGTAGATCAATACTACTCCATTATCTAAATCAATATTGTTATCTTTTAGTTCACAAAGTTCTGATATCCTCATTCCTGTAGAAAATAAAAGCTCAATCACGGCTGCATCCCTCAATGCATTTTTTCTTTGGTATTCTGTTTTAGAGTTATCTAATTGCTGATAAATAGATGCTAATAGTTTTTCTACTGTATTTAGTGGTATTGTTTTGGGTAATATGTTAGGTTCACGAAACTGTATTTGCAGTTTATTAAATGGATTTTTATAAATGATATCTTTGTATTCGAGATAATGAAAAAATGATTTTATAGAAGCTATTTTTCTTTTGACAGTCTTTGGCTTATACTGTATATGTAGTTTAGATATATACTCTTCTATTGTGTTTGATGTGATATTTGTAATGGTAGGATCTGAGATCCCTGCTGTAGATTGAACAAATTGTTTCAAATCAATACGGTATGCCTTTAATGTTTTTCGATCTAAACGCTTTTGTGACTCACAATATTTTAAATAATTTTCTATGTATGATTGTAAATTGCTTGTTAATGTGTTTGTAGACTTTTTCTTGGAGTAATTCTTTTCATTATTCATTGTTTTATTCATGTTAGTTATATCTCCCTCTTTTGTATTTTTATTTTGTTTATATTCATTCTATCGAATACACATACAAAAGCCAATATATTTATCATTTATCTTAAATCTAAATAACTAAATCTCAAAAAAGAAAGGAAATTAAATTTATGGAAATTTATATTAAAGAGGAAACTAAATTACAATTATTAGTTTCTACCCCCTCCCTTGAAGATTTTCAAGAAATTGTAGACAAAGTAACAGAATTAGAAAATAAAGTAAATCAAATACAAGTGCTTCTGGATCAGCAGAGTTAGTATAATACTTTACTGTATAGAAGTGTTTTTTTTAACATTTGATTTGCTTCTTATTAACGCTAATTATATAACTAAATATAATAAGAAAGGACGAAATTATATGTATAATTACGACATGTATGTAAAAAAAGAAAACGAATTGCATTTTTTAAAAAACTCTTCTAGTACAGTAGCTGCTGAAATTATGACAGGAGCAACTGACAGTTCGAATGGAAAAGAAGGACTTGTACCAGCTCCTACTTCTATTGATAAAAATAAATATTTAAAAGGAAATGGTATTTGGAGCGATATAGAATATTCTAAAAAAGCTGAACAAGATGAAAATGGTAATAATATTTTTGATACATATGCAAAGAAAAGTTTATATGTTGATAATATTGTGAGTGTTGGAAGGAAAGATGGATCAAATATTGGAGAATATAGTATTGCTATTGGTGATAGGGTAACTGCTTCTGAAAGAAGTAGTTACGCAGAAGGAGCTTTAACAATTTCATCTGGTGAAAATGCACATGCAGAGGGACTATTTACCACTGCGAGCGGTTATACTTCTCACTCAGAGGGGGGGAGAAACTGTCGCTTCTGGAACCATGTTTCATGCAGAAGGTGATAGAACGAAAGAGATAGGAGACGCGTCTCATGCAGAAGGTTATTTTACAATTACTAGAAAATTTAATTCTCATGTTTGTGGACAATATAATGTAGATTCAACTTATATTTCGAGTCTTCCTATATTTGCTATAGGAAATGGGATGAATGAAGGTAGTCGATCTAACGCATTTTCTGTAATGGATAATGGAATAACTAAATCAGCATCAACGATTACAGCAGAAACAACAGCAGATTATGCGGAATTTTTTGAATGGGAAGATGGAAATATTAATAATGAAGATAGAGTAGGAAAGTTTGTAACTTTTCATGGAGATAAAATTGTTATTGCTAATTCTAAGAATGATTATATTCTTGGTATTATATCTGGAGCACCTTTTGTTTTAGGAAATGGAGACTGCGATGTATGGACAGGGATGTGGTTAAGGGATGAATTTAATCGTATTATTTATGAACCAGCCCCGAAGACAGAAATTGATGAATCGACAGGTGATATAAAAGAAGTATTTGATGAAGATGGGAATTTAATTTATGAAGGTAAGAGATGCAAACTTAATCCAAAATATGATTCATCGCAGAAATACATTTCAAGATTTGATAGAGTAGAATGGTCACCTGTAGGAATGCTGGGTGTTTTATCTGTTATTCAAGACGGTACCTGTGAAGTAGACGGCTATTGTTGTTGTTCTGACGATGGAATTGCTACTGCTTGTGATAGAAATACAGAAGGTGCTTACAGGGTAATTAAGAAGATTTCTGATCGAGTTGTAAGGGTAGTGTTTAGATAAAAGTTAAGAGAGAATCGCTGTATTATTTAATAGGGTATACTAGATTGATTCTAGTATACCCTATTTTTTACGATTTTTACAATAAATAAAAAATATATAATCTACATAAATAATTTAATGTTTATTAATGTTATATTTTTGTAATTTCGCATTATTGTTTTTTTACTTTATCATTTTCATTTTTGAAGAGAATTGATTGTAAAATTCAATTTTAATAGTATTTTATAAATTTCGTCTCCATGTTCTTGCAAATTCATTATTGATACCATATCATATTCTGCTGAAGCATAATCTTTAACTATTAAATAACATAATGCTCTTCTTGAATAATATAAAATGTTATTATTATCCATATCTATTGCATTTGTATATGCATTTATAGCATCATTATATTGTTCATCCTTATAATATGCATCTCCAAGATTGAAATATGTATTAGAGTCTTCTATTATATTCAATGAATCTTGATAGGCTATGATTGCATTTTTATAATCAAGATTATTATAGTAAAAATTTCCTAATGCATTATAATTATATGCATTATTATTATCATATTTTATGGCATTATTTATATCAATAACTCCTTGTTCAAAATTTCTATTATTAAAATTATAAGCCCATGCTCTATAATAATAACATTCTGCATATTTTTCATCAATTTAATAGCTATATTATAATCCTGAATTGCCTGATCAAATTTATCATATGCATCCTGTATGTCTGAAGATGAATCATAAAATTTTTTTCTCCCAATTTCATAATTAACACGTCCTCTATAAAAATAATATTTTAGCACTTCGAGTAACGATTATTCAAAGTATTGTTTATAAACTCTTTATTGCTTATTTTTATTATAAAAATCTATCGCTTTTATAATATATTCTTCGACCTCTTCATCTTTAATGCATTTGGGGATAATTTTTCTTACCTTTCTAAAATCTAATCTATGACTTTGTGTAACCGTTACTCGAAGTTGGAGTAGCTGAGATTCTATAAAAGTTTTCTTTTCTTCATATGTTTTTAATTTTTTATCCAAAATATTGTTTCTTATTCCTTTGACCATTTTTTCATTTATCTTAAAATCATTCAAATAATTAAGTATTATTCGTTGTGCATCCGAATCTAAAAAAGCCAGTTCATAGGCTAATCTAATAGAGATTTTTTTTCGATCCACTAAAACTTTTGCATCGTCAATGAGTTCGTTTAGTTTTAAATATATATTAATCATTTTCCTTGTCAGACCATGTTCTTCACCTATCTTATCACCAGACAACTTTGAGTAACCGTTACTCGAAGCAATGCCTTGATGTCTTTCTGCATCCATTTTCACTTTAATAGAATAAGCAAGCTGCATGGGTTTATAATCATTTCTTTGTCTATGTATCAAATTATCATCAATACATATAAGCTCTATCTGGTCGTTAGATAAATCTTTTTTCAAAATATATGGTACTTCCAGATTTAACTCTTTAGCTATATCTACACGATTATGTCCACTCAATATCATGAATTTATCATCCTTTTTTACACAAATAACAGGTGTAAAAATACCATTTAATTGAATAGATTCTTTTAATCGTTCTCTATCTTCCCCATGATGTAAATCTAATCTAAGCTTTTCGTCCTCATAAGGTATAAACATATTTGCAGGGGCAGTAAGTATTTCATTCTCTAAGTTTTGTTCCTTTTCTAATTCTCTAGCAATTGTTTTTGTAAGATTATCGTCAGAAGATTCTTCGTTTAGCATTCCAACATAATCCATTTCCTGATCCATAAATCTATTTTTTCTAGCCATCCAGATCCTCCTCATATATATCTATAATTCTCTTAGCAATTTTTTTATAATCTAATGAAGCATTATTAAATTTTTCATAAGCTTGTAATGGCATACATAGGGTTTTTATTTCAGCCATTTTAATCGTCTTTCTCACCGTAGATACAAATACATCCCCTGGGAGAGCTTCTGTAATTTTTTGCAAATTTTCAAATGCTTTTTTGTGTGAATTGGTTGATTCATATATAGCTAAAATAATTCCTATAATATATGCATGAGATTCTTTATTTCGAGAATCGCGTAATTTTTTTAGATCTTGTTCTACAGCAATGATACCGCGAATTGAATTATCATCAGATAGAGTAGGGCAGATGATATAATCTGCTGCAATATATGTCATATTAAGTAAAACGTTTCTAGCTGGTGGATTATCAATAATAATAAAATCATATTTTTTTAAAAGTATTTCACATACATCTTTTAGTAAATAAATATCATCACGCTCCATATATGTCTTATCAGCTTTAGACAGTATTGGAGAAGCAGGAATTATATCATACCATTCTACTGAATATATTGCATCAGCAATTTTACATTCTTGTTGAAAAATATCATGTATTGTATACTCTGGTGATTTTATTCCTGAATTTCTACTTGAATCACATTGTTGATCTAAATCAATTAGTAAAACTTTATATCCTTCATTGGTTAAACATGCAGCTATTTCAATGGCTGAACTGGTTTTTGCCGTTCCACCTTTTTGGCTGCACAAAGCAAATACTTTACCCATTTCATTTCCTTTCTTTTTGTTGATAATGTAATTATAGCAAGGGTAATTAAAAAAATCAATCATTTAATAGGATATATTAAATTTAAAGTACAAATTGTATTTTAATACTTTGCAAATGTATAATAAATATTATGATACTATATTTATAGTTGAATTGTGAAAAAAATGAGAATGTAATTGATGTTGTTTTCATTGATACAACATTTTTATTTCTTATTTATGGATCATTGTTTAGTTGATTTTATCGTATCTTCAGTGTTATTTGACGTTAAAATATGTAGATTGTTTTGTATTCTGTTGTATATTTAAGCGAGATGAATTGTATTTTATAACGGTGAACTTTGTAGAAAAAATCTATGTATTTTAACGGGATAATTTATAGATAGAAAGGATATAAAATGTATGTTATACAGTGAATTTTGTAGAAATATTTTCAAAACGCCTACATTAAATACCGTTAAATAGTCGTCCTATTAAAATTCTTAGATAAAATTCAAAGATTTAACGGTATTTTATGTAGGTGTTTACATATTTAACGTTTGAATATGTAGATATATTCTGCAATGCTAAATATTTATAACGTAGTAATACGTAGATAAATCATATATTTAACGTTTAATTACGTAGAAAATAAGTATAAATTTATTCAGCAGCAAATTTTTAATTGACTTTAACGGTGAAAATGTAGATAATAATATATTATAGCGGTGAATTTGTAGAATACGATGGGGGAGAAATATATGTCTGATAAATATGAAGAAAAAAATGTGCCATACAAAGATAATAAGTATTCAAAATCAAATTATCTAATATCTGCAAAATATGCTTCAAGTCTACTAGAAAATAAAATAACTGCTATATCGTTGGCAAAAATACAAAAAAAAGAGTATACAGAAGATAAGAATGGCAGAATTGTATGTAGTATGACTGCTAATGAATTGAGAAAATTGTTAAATGCGAATGCAGGATCGTTTTATTCACAGTTAGAACCAGTGGCGATGAATATGACATCAAGGACTATTGGGTTTAGTGATCCTAGTAGAAATGGTGGAATGTTTGACTATATTTCTGTTATAGATAGAGCAAGGTATGAAAATGGGGTATTTAGTATATTCTACAATTCGGACGTTAAAGAATATTTATCCGATTTTAAAGCAAATTTTACAGTTTTAGAATTGCCTACGATGTTAAAATTTAAAAACGTATATAGTTTTAGATTGTATGAATTATTATCTAGTAAGTCATATTATAGAAAAGGTATTCCTAAAGAGCTAAAAACACAGGTGTTTAGGATCGAATTTAATTTGTCAGAATTGAAGCTAAACATGGGAGTAGTAAATGCTGAATTGGATGCTGTACGAAAAGAATTAAATAATAAACAGGCACCAAATTATGATAAGGCAATAGAAAAATCCCCTGAAAAAAAATTTAATACATGGTATGAATTTAAAAGGGGAGTGTTGGATACAGCCATAAAGGAAATAAACAATAAAACAGATATGAAAGTAAGTTTCAATCCTTTGAAGGGTGGTCGGGGAGCTAAGGTATATGGCGTAGAATTTATTGTTGATTTGACGGGCAAAAATGTAGAAGCTATTGAAAATGTTTTAGAAACAGTAAAAGAAATGACTGATGATGAAAAAATTGATTTTGTCATAGATGCAAAGATGATTCTTAAAGAATTTTCTACTAAAGATGTAAGAGTAATTTGTGAAAAGTCGGGATATGATATTGAAAAAATAAAAGAAGCGTATCACATATATTCTAAACAAAAAAATATATCTAATCCTACAGGATGGATGATTTCTTGTATAGAGAATGAGTATCAAAATGATTGGGATACTGGAAATGAAAAGAATAGTAGTTTTAATAATTTTAGTCAAAGAAAGTATAACTATGAAGAATTGGAACGGGAGTTACTCAATATGGGAATGTTTCACGGAAAATGAGTTTGGTATTTTACATAGATTTTTACCACATAATACGTGGTAATTTATATGTGATATATCTATAAAGAAAAAGACCTTAAAAGTTATATTTCATTTGATTTAAAAATCTTGTGAAAGGGAATGTTTCACGGAAAATGCCTAAAAATAAAATTGTCAAGACCTTACCAGATAGGATATTTTATAGATTGTGGAAAGCAGCAGATAGTGATATTAAGATCTATGAGTATATAGATTCTTTTACAAGTCCATTGTCAAATACTTACATTGATTTTCGTAAGAAGTACAAGCTGGATGAATTACAAGTTATAAAGATGCTGGAAAATATATACAGAGCAGCACATTTGAATGTAAGAGAAATCATAGATGCATCCGGGAGGAAAAAGGCAGATATAGGTTACATATTTTGTATTCCCATTCGGACACTTGAAGACTGGTGCTCTGGAAAGAATAAATGTCCATCTTACGCCAGGCTGATGATGATAAGAAAGTTTGAGCTGTTGAATCTGGGCAAATACATTTATCTTGAGTCTGATAATCATATTGTGTATAATGCATATAAGAGTAGAAGGGTAGAAGTAGAACGGAAGAATGCAGAAATTGTGATGACAGAAAATAATATAGATATTGATAATAAAAACGATTATCGTATATCTAATAAGAATGGTTATATGATGTCTATGAAAGAATATGAGCAGTTACATGTTCACAATAGTAATAAAGATATACAAGATATTATTGCAGCAACAGATTATCTGAGGGACTATATGAAAAAAGGTAATTAAGAAAGAGGAGATATATATGGATGCTTTTAAATTAGATAATTATGAAAATGATAAATGTACAATCGAAGATATATATGCTTTACCAGATGGACAAAGGGCAGAGCTGATTGATAGCGAATTATATATGATGGCTACTCCTAGTAGAATTCACCAAAGAATTGTTATGGAATTGTCATTTAGAATAAGAGATTATATAGGAAATAAGAATTGGGATTGTGAAGTGTATCCAGCACCATTTGCAGTATTTTTAAATGCTAATAATGATATTTATGTAGAACCTGATATTTCTGTGATTTGTGATAAGAACAAGCTAACTGATGAAGGGTGCAATGGTGCACCGGATTGGATTATAGAGATTGTTTCTCCGTCAAGTCGTCCAATGGATTATAATAAAAAGCTATTCAAATATAGGACGGCAGGAGTGAGGGAGTATTGGATTGTTGATTATGAACGTAATCTTATAACTGTTTATAACTTCGAGAATGATGAAATGAGAGATTATACATTTATAGATGAGGTAAAAGCTGGAATATACGATGATTTTGTAATTGACTTTTCAGTGATTAATATTGACGAACAATAGAATACAAAATAGTTACACAATCCTCTCTATAAAGTTTTTAGATATTGAAATATATAATTGCACATTGGAAATATGAAAAACGCATACAGAACGATTATTTCAAAAAATGGGGGACAAAAAACATCCCCATTTCCTAAATTAACACTTGCAAATGAGCAAGGTATCATTTATAATCAGATTAGAAACAGCCAAAGGGTATTTGCACGTCCGATGGTTGTCACCGGAAACTAATTGTGTTTCAAATTAATTTAGGCTATCCCCTATTGCGAGTAGGTGATAGCCCTTTTATTTGCGGTGGTTGTCGAGATAAGATAAAGCTGCGAATACAACTAACAGCAACGTCAAAATTTCTAACGTATCCATATGTACCTCCTTTCCGTTCCCGGAAAGTACAACCACCAGACTATCCCTACGCTGTTCTAATCTGACTATGAAATATTATAGCATATTATGTCTGTTATTGCTATACGAAAAAATAAATTATATATTGCATTTGATTGTAAGAAATGATAATATAAAAATGTAATTCAATAATTAATTGTTTTATCCAATAAAACTCCTGAGATGCACCCCACAATTTGTATCTTAGGAGTTTTATTATTATAGAAGAATTCTATAATAATAGTTAGTCAAGTTTTATAATCTTTTAACCTTATTTTAATGTTTTCTCAATATTTTGTTGTATTTTCATATATAGTTGTGTTATAGTTGTAATTAACTTATATACTTACAAGAGTAAATTCAACAAATAAGGAGGAACCAGTTATGAAGAAATGCTTTTTAAAGAAAGTGCTTGCAAGTATTTTATCTTCGGCTATGATTGTATCTGCAGTACCGCAGACAAATTTAGCAACTATATCTGCAGCAAAGAAAAATGTAGGACTTAATACTACTTTTAAAACCTTGAAGGTTGGCAAAAGTTACAAATTGAAATTGAAAAATAATTCTATTAATTGGAAAATCCAAAAAGTATCAACTACGAATAAAAGAATTTGTACGGTTTACAAAAAGAAATCTACGTCCGTTTTATTAAAGGGTAAAAATGAAGGACGAGCTACAATTAAGATCAAAGTTAAAACCAGCAAAAGAAGGACGTTTAATAAGAAAACATTAAAATGCAGGGTCAAGGTTGTACCAAGAAAGTTTACACCTGCCCCAGAACCGCAACCTGATCCAGTTCCAGAACCGATAACTACATATAGTATAACATTCAATACAAATGGTGGAAGTTATATTTCTGGGCAATCAGTTGAAAGTGGAAAAATAATCATAAAACCGAATGATCCTGTAAGACAAGATTATGTATTTAAAGGATGGTATAGTGATATTAATCTTGAAAATGTATATGATTTTTCAAGTGCTGTAACAGGAAATATAACATTATATGCAAAATGGAATAATACATATACAGTAAAATTTCAAACAAATGGTGGAAATACTATTGAAGACCAGATTATAGAAAATGGTGAAAAAGTCACAAAACCAAACGATCCTACGAGATCAAGATCGATATTTTTAGGGTGGTTTAGTGATGGTCAATTAAAAGAAAAATATGATTTTTCAAGTACAGTTACAAAAGATATGACTATTTATGCCAGATGGCAAGTTGAAAATGATTATCAACCTAATTGGGGTTATACGGGTGGGAATACTACAGGAAATAATTCAGGAAATAATAATGCAATGCCAGTTAAATATACAGTGAAATTTGATTCAAATGGCGGAAGTAAAATCGAAGACCAGATTATTGTAGACGGTAACAATGCTATAAAACCAAAAGATCCAATAAAAGAAGGATATATTTTTGATGGTTGGTATATGGATAGTGAATTTAAAGAAACATTTGATTTTAAAATGGATATAACAAAAAATGTCACATTATATGCAAAGTGGACGAATAAAATTACATATACAGTGACGTTTGATTCTAACGGAGGCAATAAAATCCAAGAACAAATTATTGAAGATGGAAATTGTGCCATAATACCTGATAATCCGATAAGAAATGGTTATATTTTTGATGGATGGTATACAGGAAAGGAACAAAATGAAAAATTTAACTTTGAAAGTATTATATTAGAAAATATAACATTATATGCAAAATGGATAATTGATGACAATATGAAGTTTGATTTGGGAAAAATTGAGAATTTAGTAAGTGATGGAACTATTACAATTTCTCAAAAAAATGATACATCTATTAAATTTATGGATGGAGTTTTTTTGAATAAAGAAGTTAATAATACTTCAGATGCTTTAGATATTTTAGATAAGGTGTCTCCAATCTTGACAGTAGACGATAATAATATTGTTGAAACTATAGGAGATATTGAAACATATTCAGAAAATTTTGGAAGTGATTTTGAAGAGAATTATTATTTATTTAAGCCTGAGATAGGTGGTATTCCTGTAGAAGGAAGTGATATTATTTTAATTACAGGTGACGACCATATTCCTCAAGTATTAATAAATTCTTATAATAATGATATTGAAAAAGTTAATATAATTCCAGATGAAGATGTAACAAATAGTATAGAAGATATTATAAAAAATAATATTATGTCTAATGTAAAAGAGGGTGTGGAATCTGAGTTGATATCTGCGATATTAGAATCGTTGAGTTATGATAAAAAGTTAGTTATATATGCGATAGGTGAGGATAAAAAACCACAACTTGCTTGGAAAGTAATAGTAACCAGCAAAACTAATATAGAAGAGGGCGGAAACGTTATCGATGATATTGATATAGAATCTTTATCTGAGAGTATGGTGCCCAATATATGTTTGAGTTATTATATTTGTGCAAATGGTTCTGATGGAGGGTCAATTATTGTACAGTCACCAGTGGGTCAAGGTATTTGGACACCTACACAGGCAGAAGGAGAAGATATAAAAGGTAATTCTCAAACATTTAATTGTGAAGTTCAAGATAATGAATATCGAATGGTTGATAATATTCGTAATATTTCAACATATCGAACATTATATAGATCATATGGGTTTTTAGGACTAGGAAAACAAGAAGCAGTTTTGCCTGGGGAGATTTCAAAAAAAGGATTATTTGGATGGAACAAAAAAACAGTATCTGCACATACAACAATGGCAAAAGCATATGATTATTATAAAAATAATTTAAACAGAAAATCTTATGATGGTAGTGGGGACGATATAAAACTAAGTGTTGAATATGTTCCTGATAGTACAAATGCATTTGGTTGGTTATTTAATGTTTTTTTTAATAGCAATGCATGTTGGCATCCATATTATAAACAATTTATGTTTAATAACGCAGGAGGATTTGAAGCTGCATTAGATGTATGTGGACACGAATTTACACATGCTGTTATAAATACAATAGTAGGAGGAAAAAGTTTAGAAACAACTTTAACTTATATTGGCGAAACGGGTGCATTAAACGAGTCGTATGCAGATATATTAGGTTGCTTAATCGAAAGAAAAACAGGACATGATAAATGGCTTATTAGTGAAGACGCTACTGATGGTGCTATACGAGATATGTCAAATCCTTCAGTATATGATCAACCTGATCATTATGATAATAAATATACGGGTGATAACAACAGTAAATATGTACATACAAATAGTGGTATTTTTAACTACGCAGCCTATAAAATGATGACAGATAATCGAACATCAAATATTTCTGATGATAAATGGGCCAAAGTATTTTATAAATCACTTTATCGCTTAACAACAGATGCTGATTTTTTAGAAGCAAGTTTAGCCGTAATTAATTCCGCTAAAACTTTAGGTTTTACATATGATCAATTAGAAGCAATACGTGATGCATATAAAGCAGTAGGAATCATTGAAGATAATACTGTAAGAATTGTGCTACGTTGGGGCGAAATACCACAAGATTTAGATGCACATCTTGTTGGGCCTGCAGTTAATGATGGAGAAAAGTTTCATGTGTATTTTTCTAATAAGCATTATTATAGTGAAAACGAAGATAATATTGCTGACTTAGATTATGATTATACTAATGGAAATGGTATAGAAATTATTTCAATACGTACTTTAACTCCAGGTGATTATTATTATTATGTACATGATTATAGTAATAAAGGTAGTACAGATTCTATGGAGATGTCAAAGTCTGATGCAATTGTTAAAGTGTATCAAGGTACAACAAATGAAATATTAAAAACAACTGATGGAAAAGATGCATCATTTAATATTGATAAGACAAAGAATGCAACTTTATGGACGGTAATGCATATACATATAAATGAGAATCACACAATAGATATTAAAAGTGAAAATAACTATGCATATCATTATAATGAAGATACAATTGGACAATAATTATAATCTGATACTTTGCGTAGTTTTATACAATTTATAGTTTAAACATTAAAAATTGTAAAATAGGGAAAATTTTATACTAATATCATATCCTATATTCCCTATTTTACAATTTTAGGATGTATTTATTTATCTTCTATTCTAAAAAACTTTCTCTAATTTTTTTCACACATATAAGTATCTCCTGTATTTTTACACAGTCTCTGTTTAAATTGAAACTAAAAGTGCTGATTATGAAAAGGAGAAAGGTGAAGACAACACGTTTATGCTTTAAGTTGTTGTTGGTAGAGTTGATTAGATAGAATTTATGTATGTTATAATTTAGTTAGTAGGTATGTTGGTGAAATAGTAAACAAAACTATTCGTAAAAGGATAGTTTTACGAATAGTTTTGACATAAATAAATAATTTATAATAAACTATAATGTTAAATATTACTATTAATTAATTTATTTTATTCCAGTGCTTCCATGTCCGCCTCGATTTGTATGATTTAGTTTAGAGACTTCATAAAATTCGAATTCAGGTTGATGCTCTAAAATTCTAAATTGACATATTCTATCATTTATGTGTATTTCTGTATCTCGCATTGCAAGTGCGGGGAAAAACCATTGATCATTGTCTCCACAATAGGATTCATCAATAAGTCCCATGTGATTTGTTTGTATTATACCGAAATTTTTAAAGGTAGAACTTCTTGGTATTATATGTGCTTCATATCCTTTTGGTAATTGTACAGCTATCCCAAGAGGTATTAATTTAAATTCTCCTTTTTTTAGTTTTATATTTTCTGCTGATCTCAAATCAATCCAATCTGATTTTCCGTTAATATAACATAATTTCTCAATTTTATCTGAAAAATATTTAATGTATATTTTTATTTTTTCTTTCATTAATAATCCTTTCTTTATAATATATTTTAAGATTAAATCTTGATTTTTACTTTATAAAAATTATGTTAAACCAATATTACAGTTTATTATTTAGTACTTTTATGCTCACATGGAATACGTTGTCCATAAATATATTTTTTATTTTTTAATTTGCAATGTATAATTATTTTTGCTTTATTAGTTTCATCTAAAATACTATAATTACAATTTTCACATTCATTTGTTGTTATCATTTTTTCACTCATGAATTTTAATCCTCTTTTTCTTTATTTTACATTTTTTAATTTGTTTGTTGATATTTTTATATATCATTTTTAGTATATCTTCGAAATTACCATATTCATAATTATAAAATGGAATATAATAATTTCCTTTTAGGTCATATACATTTAGAAAAATAGATCCATCAGTTGTGTCAATTGTGATTTCTCCTTCTATAGAAGCAGATGAATTATATTTTACAACAGGAAAACGCATAGAATAATATTTTCTGTCGCAATCACTTATTATTTTATTATAAGAAAATCCTAAAGCATGTAAGTTTTTATGGGAGAAGTCTTTCATTATGTATTTATTTTTTAATATATTTTCCAAGTAAATTATCCTTTCATAATTTTATTTAGAACTTATGATTAATTATTTTTATTAGTAAGTTTTAATATATCAGAAATAAATGATAGTGTGTGTAAAGGATCATTTAGAAAAATTATATTTATAAAGTCTTCTATAGAAAACTTATAATTATTTATAATATTAGAATCATTAATTGAATTATTTTTATGAGGAATATTTTTTGTCACTTTATCTAACTCCATAAATATTTAGTTTGTTACTATATGTTTGTCGTCATTTGTAATGTAGTAATTTTGAATTACACCTTGACAAAATGGTTTGCCTTGATCTATATTAAATTCAAATTCGCTATTGTTTGTCATTTTAATAATAATATGATATTCTTCTGTTGGATCTGAATTATTTGCGTCGATAATACCAGTTATATTTACAAGATCAAAATTGGATATCGAATTATTATTTTGAGTATGAAATAATAAAATTTTATTATCTGGGATTTTTGTACATTTAATTCCAGTTGGTATTACCATTTCTCCTTCCGAACAAAAAATTACATCCATAGGAATAAAAAAATCATATCCTGCAGATTTGTTTGTTTTACGCGTTGGAAGTTTTATATTATTATACATAGCTTGAATGTATTCAGGGTTGTTTTCATCTTCTGGGAAAAATTTTATCCAATCTCTTGTAAATATCTCTATAGATACTTTCTCAAATCGTGTTGTTGTTATATTTTCTGGTTTTAAATTTTTTCTCATATAAATTCCTTTCCTTGTTATAATTTTGTTTTTACATATATGATTATGTTATAAATCTTTTACTTAACGGTTGCTATGTGCATAACCTATTAACTCCTTTACCTATTTGCCAATGCTCATTTTAAAATCATCTAATGTTTTACACTCTTTTGTTCCACATTTTTATAATATCTTCCAAATACGGAGAATATGTTCCGTTAATTGAAGCGGTGTTCATATAGCATTTTTGACACTGTATAACGAAACCTTCATCTCCACCAATTCTATGCTCTTGGACAACACTAATTCTTGCATCTCCTCCACAGAACGGACACGGTTTTAATCTGGAACTCTTTTTGTCAATCCTATCTTCTAGCGGCGTTTCCAGATATCTCAAGTCCCATTCGTTATTTTCAATTACTTTCATTGGAATCCAGAACTGATGTCTTAATCCATAGTCAATTATGATTCCGTTTTCGTCATTCCATGCCCTGATTGAAAGTTTTTCTGCGCTCAAATTGCAGTCCTCAATTTCTTTGAAGAAATCCTTCATGGAAATATCTTGACTTATCCCTTGCCACTCATACCAAGGGGAAACCTGCGCATCATTAATAACGTCTCTAAAGCATATAACATCTGGATTTTCGTATGCGTGATGACAGATGCCGTTAATTCCATCCGCTTTAAAACTCATTTGTTTTCCCTCCTACAACAATCCCTCATTCAGATTTTCAAGACTGATTTTCATTCCGTCAACTTTTCCGTTTCTTATACTCTCCACATCTGCAATCGCAAGATAAGACTTATCAAAATCCTTCTTGTCAATTAAAAACGCAAAGCATAGCCCCACGTCTTTTAATGCCTTTTTCAAAAGATCTAAATGTAGTGAAATGTATTGTTTTTGTTCATCTGTCATCTTACAAATTCCTTCCTCTCCAAATTTCCGCACCTATGCGTACCAATCAAATCAAAATCATCTTTACATCTGCATTTCTTCCTTTTGACATCTTCCTCTGACAGCCAAGCCTGATGCAATCTGCACCAATATGTAGGATTTTTACATATTTTATTGTCAAGCCCCATTAATGGATGTCTTTGGTCTGCTATTTGGTAGGTCATGGGGTATCGCTCCAATCTATTCTCTGGAAACATTCATCGCAAAATCTATCGCTCTCCACCAAACAATGACTACACTTAGGACATATTCCGAATTTAAGCCGTCCCATTCTCCCAACTGCTTTAGGTTTCACTCTCTGCATTTTCTCTTTATCAGAAAAGGATTTCAAAAATTCCTCATGCTTTTCTTTTTTGTATGCTTCTATATCTTCTTTTGCTGGTGGATTTATATGTACTATTGGCATTATTATTACTCTCCCTCCCGTGAAATACCTTGACCGCATTTTGGACAATATTTTGATGTCGGACTATAAAAGCAGCCACACACAGAACAGCATTTTCTTGGTCTTCCATTATCATTTCCAATGACAGGCTTCTTCCCCTTTGCCTTTCCCTTGCCTCCCGGCATTCCTCGACTGTGCCGATTGCTCGGTACTGCTGTAATTCTTCTAAATACCCCGCAACTTGTCTATGCTCCCAATATTCCTTTATAAAATTATTAGAAATATCAGCATTTTCAAGCTCTTTAACTCCATTTAGATGTTCGTATCTCGCGGTTTTTCTTTTACAATGCTCTATTATTTCATCAATTGTCAACTTGTTCATTCCGCTACCTCCTCGTATAATAAGTTTGTAAGCAAGAAATATTGCTTATGAACTTATTCTTTTTATGTGTATAGTGGTAAGGACATCTAAGAGGAACTCCCCTCACCCTGATTCCCGTCTATACAGTTAATAGTTACATTTTCATTTTCCATAATGGTTAATCCTGTGTTATGATATCAGGTAGAGTCTGATGTCCGAAGGCACTGCTGTTCCTCCATTTCTGCCAGCTTATCCTCGGCTTCTTGGCGTGTGAGGAAAACGGTTTTGCCAAAATAGGTTTTATTAAAAGTCCTTTTGTTTGTTTCTATTTCTACAAAACCCTCTTTTATAATTATTTTCTTTACAATCTGCCTAGATATATCCTTTTTTACGATGATAAAAATTTTATCCCCAACCTTACAAGGAAACATTTCCTCATACCTCTTAACCACTTCATACGCCTTTTGCAGTAAGCCTTTGCAAATAAACTTTGTTTCGGGTTTATGGTACTGGCAATCTCCGCAAGCGTCATCTTCCAAACAACGACTTAATTCATCTGATAATTTCTTTTCTGCCATAACTTCTCCTTTCATTGTTCAATCAAATCAATAAAAGCAATATCATTTGCAACCGGCATAACAACTCTTCCGTCAGGAAGTTCAACAATCGCAACAGAATAATTTCCGGGGCCACCGTCACAAAATTCCTCATAATTTACACCCCATTCATGGAAATATCCTAAATCAAATTCCATGCTGTTCCATTTTCCATTTTCATATATGTTGCATTTACCCTTACATCTTCTTAATTTCTCCATATCTTTCCCTCTCTTTCTCAAAATGGATATTTTGCAATCCTGCCGATATGCGGGCGGTTAATCTCTGTATATTGGATTTCCACACATATCAATTCCAATCAGTACACCTTTCAAATCTTCAGCACCTACACCATTTTCATAAAACACACACTTTTCAAAGTCGCATTCTCTGTGTGCGTATTTGCAGTACAGCTTGTTATCTTCTTCTAACACAAAATCGCAATCCACATCATTCAAAACGGACACCTGCTTTCTTTTAATTCAGCCTTTAATCCCAACCATACTTTTCTCCGTCTGCAATAAAGGCTTTTTCTCTTTCTATCGCTTGCGGATTATCTACTTCTCCCCACATTTTAAAAACTCCCATATGACATCATCAGCGTTTGAAAAATCATATTTTATTGTTGGTTGCCGTCCGTATGTATAGTTTTTGATTTCTTTATGGTGTCCTCTTATCTGTATTCCTCCTGCGCTTACATCACAGAAATCTATGCCTTGAAAATTCTCAAATCCTTTAAGATATTTTTTGATTGTGTTTTCAATTCTAAGCATTTCTTCTTTGTATTTTTCAAGCGTTTCCAATTTGACAAATGGAATCTGATAAAATCCCTCACTGTATAATGTATTTCTTCTTTTGCATTCCTTTTCCGCTTCTTCCCAAATGCCAAATATGTTTTCCCAATCCAGATATTGAGCGTATCCTTCGAATCGCCATCTTAATTCATTCCAAGAATCAATTTCTGCTTTACATGGTTTTATTTTGTATTCTCCGTTCTTTCCGCCTTTTGAACCAACATAATAGAAAACTTTTCCTTTGTAATATTTCACTAAAAGCCTATCGCTTACATTTCCGTTAAATGGCTTATTCAAACTCTCACTTCCTTTCAAAATGGATACAAACTTAATTCAACCGTTTCTCCTTCCGCCGCACAGACACATTTAACGCCCTCTCCAACGACATTTTGAACCTCTGGAAAACATTCATCTGGATTTGTACTATCACCGCTTAAATGACACAATATGACGGTTCTAAGGTCGCTTGATTTATTCGCCTTTATAAAGTCCTTTACCGTTTCTAACTCCATGTGCCCCGTAGGACATGGCTTCTCTTTGCACTATCGGAAATGTATTTCTTCTGATAGTTACAAGAAATCAAGATGTGGTTAATTCCGCTAAACCGCCATTTGACAAGTTCTGTGTCGGTTATGTAGAGAAGCTTCCCCATGTCCTCGTGCTCGCTTAAAAATCCGTAACAAGGACACTCTGAACCGTCGTTGTTTGTGTGCATGAATTTACCGTTATTGTCGGTCAAATCAAATGCTTGTACCTTTACTTGCGAACTGTACTTAAAACTCATAGACTCCAAACTTCTGTATGGGGCAAATATCGGTATTCCCATATTCTCAAAGTCCTTAACTGCCTTTGCGTGGTCGCCGTGTCCGTGGCTGACTACCGCACCGACAACATCAGATATATTAAAGTCAATTCCTTTAAGTATTTGTTTTCTTGCTAAACCCAAATCTAAGAGAAGTATATTGCCGTCATTGTTATATAAGGCGTAACAATTTCCGCTACTGCCAGTGCCGATACATCTAACGAACATCTAAACCACCTCGCTTTCTTCTGCATATTCCTTAATATTTTATGGTTTTCTTTTTCAAACACTTCTTACATACAAATGTACGTTCATATCTTACTGGGTGTTCATATCCTTTTGCAAAAACCCGTACCTGCCCTGATATATCTTCAAATTTATACTTACAAAGCGGTTTTTTCTTTAATCTTCAATTTTTCTATACATATAATCGCTTTCTTCACTGCAAGAAATAATTTCTCCGCTTTCAATCTGGACATTCACCCTGCCATCACGAAATCTATATCCATCAACTATTACACCTTGTTTCCATTCTCCGTTATAAAGAATTTCTGCTCTTTCTCCGACTATGTAAGGGAATTTAAGTTTGTTTTCCATTGAAAAATCCTCCAATCTCATATTATTTGCGGACTTCTTTCCGAAGAAGTCCGCGAGTGAGTAACGTTACTTTTAGTAGAAATATTTTTATTTTTATTAAATAAAAATAATTTATATACAATATAAAATAATTCTATTAGACAATAATGATTCTTTTACAGAAATGACTCGTTGATTTGATGAACCACGCCAATTTAATGATATGTCACGTTGTGAAACTAAGTATCTATCATCTATTAACACATCACATTGAGATATAATTTTTTGCCTTTTTAATCTATCTATTGCTGATTTTTTATGAGCTTTAGGATGATATTGACATTTTTGTTCAAATATGTATTCCCATGTATATCCTGTATATAGCCAAATGGATTTGTATTGCGATGAAAAACGGATTCTATTGACTAAATCCAATACATCATCAATATTTTCTTCTGCCAGAGGCTCTCCACCAAGGATACTGACCCGTTTTATAAATGGTCTGTTTGCTAGTTCCAAGAATTTATTTTTTACTTCTTCTGTCCATTCTTTTCCACCATTAAAATCCCATGTTTCAGGATTAAAACAATTTTTACACCTTAGATGACATCCTTGAACAAATAATGCAATACCAATACCTTCTCCATTTGATAAATCTAAACTACGAATTTGTGCATATCTCATATTTCTTTTCTCCATTTAGTTTATTTCATATATTTTTATTTTTTTCTATATATTTTCGCATCGAAACAATATAATCTTTTGTAAGATCCTTTCTTCTTTTTCCAAGAATTATATATCTTAATCCATTAAAGTTTATATTGAAATCTCTTTTTATTTGTGATATAGATTTATTTGTGAATAATACTTCATAAAATACCATATTAAAGTCGCATTCAACCTTATTATATTATTAATTTTTCTAATTGGGAATTTACCAGAATAAATACTGTTGTAATAAGAGTTTTTACCATCATAGCAATATTTTCCTTGATTTATTTCATATACACAAGAGGTACTTACTGTATTTACATTTGCAATTTCACCAACTTCTAAATCAGAATATAGTAAATCATATACTATTTTTTATAAACTAATTTTCAACACCCAATGTTTTAACATCATATTTTCTAATTGGATATGATATTGGCGGTTTAAACCATGCATTTCCATCATTAATTGCCCTAATTGTAGTGTTTGTTACATTAAATATTTTAGCGATTTTATATTAATCACCTTCCTTATACTCATGATCATCTAAATGCACCCACCGATCCATAATTTCCTGAGTCCTGCCCTGGTTCCAATAGTGACTTCCAATATATCCACAGGTACGTCTTGCTATATTCATTTTATCTTGGTCACGATTCTTACAATTTGGACATTCCCATACAAGTTCATTATTCTCTTTTACAATCTGAATTTCTCCACTATATCCACATAATTGGCAATAATCTGATTTAGTATTTACTTCTGCATACATGATGTTTTCATATATGAATTTCATTACTTCCAGTAAAGCATGAATGTTATCATTCATATTGCTACTTTCAATATAAGAGATGGCTCCTCCAGGACTCAACTCTTGGAACTTACTTTCTATTTCAAGTTTTGCAAATGGATCAATTTCTTCCCTTACATTTACATGATAAGAATTCGTAATGTAATTTTTATCAGTAATACCTTCAATAATACCAAACCTTTTTTGTAGACATTTTGCAAATTTATATGTAGTGGATTCAATTGGTGTGCCATATAAGCTGTAATCAATTTTTTCTTTCATCTTCCATTGATTGCACTTATCATTTAATGCTCTCATAACCTTTAATCCAAATTCAGTACCTTCAGCATTATCAGTATGTGATTTACCAGTCATATATTTTACACATTCATATAAACCTGCATATCCAAGAGATATTGTGGAATATCCATTATGTAATAACTCATCTATTGGCTGATGTTTATTTAACCTTGCTAATGCTCCATATTGCCACATAATAGGAGCTGCGTCAGATAAAGTTCCTTCCAATCGTTCATGACGGCACTTGAGAGCTTTATGACATAATTCTGTACGCTCTTCAAACAGTTCCCAGAATCTATCAAAATCTCCTTCAGACGAAAGTGCTAAGTCTACCAAATTGATTGTAACGACACCCTGATTGAATCTTCCATAAAACTTAGGCTGACCATTCTTATCATGCCATACTGTCAAAGCGGATCTGCAGCCCATTACAGGATACATATTCCCATTTTTCAATCTCTTCATTACCTTCTCTGACATAAAATCAGGAACTAACCTTTTTGCTGTACACATTGCTGCAAGTTCTGTAAGATACCAATATTTACTGTCCTCATGGATATTATCTTCTTCTAATACATATAACAACTTAGGAAATGCAGGTGTAATATAAACACCCACTTCATTTTTTAATCCTTCAATTCTTTGTACTAACATTTCATGTATAATCATTGCCAGTTCTTCTTTATACTCTTTTGTCTCTCCAATATACATGAATACCGACAAAAATGGAGACTGCCCGTTTGTATTTGTCATAGAATTTAACTGATATTGAAATGTTTGTACACCATCCTGAATTTCTTTCTGCAAATCTTTTTTTGCCCATTCAATAGATTCTTTACCTGCAAATCCCCATGATAAATATTTTTTTAGATATCTGTTATAGCTATCTCTAACAAATGGAGCTAGGTGTGTTAATGTGATTGTTGCTCCACCATACTGAGATGATGTGACTGCTGTAATAATCTGCGTTGCAATTGTCATTGCTGTTAAGAATCTATGAGGTTTTTCAATCAAAGTACCATTTATGACTGTTCCGTTTTGTAGCATATCATCAAGATTAATCAAACAACAATTATGCATATGTTGAGCAAAATAATCTGCATCGTGAAAGTGAATAATTCCCCCGTCATGTGCTTGTACTACATCTTCTGGAAGTAAAAATCTTCTTGTAATATCTGTACTTGTAATACCTGCCAAATAATCCCTCTGAGTCGTTACTACTGATGCACTTTTATTAGAATTTTCTGAGTTCCAATAATCATTTACTCCATCAATCAATTCAAGAATACTTTTATCTGTCGTATTACTTTCTCTAACAAGTTTTCTTCTATATCTATATTCTATATACTTTGTAGCAACATCTTTTCTTATGCTTGCCATAAGCTTATTTACTACCTGATCCTGAATTTCTTCCACAGTCATACTTTTATTCAGAGATTCTATGTAATTTGCAATATCTCTAGCCTTTTCTTTCGCATAAGCAGTTTCTTCGCCATCAACGTCAATAAACGCTTTTAACACTGCTATTTCTATTTTTTCTTTATCAAATTTAACCTTACGTCCATCTCTTTTTTGTACTGTCAAATAACTATTTCCTCCACTGATTTTATTATTATATTTGTATAAATATCCCCAATGCCGTTTCCAAGCATTAGCATAATCATACAATAATTTTACTTTCATCATAAATTTCCATGTATGCAAATGCTCCGACATCTATAATTACCATTCCAATAACATTAATCAAAAAATAGATTTTTATCACTTCTCTTCACACAATGAAACAGGCATTTTATGTAGTTTTTACAAATTTATATCCAGGCACCCTAAGTGCTCTTGACATACCAATACCACAATCTGTTTCTAACATACCGCATTCTAGCATTTTATTTATTTGATATTGAATGCTGGATGTGCTTTTGATTCCTGTAATATCGCATAATTCTCTAAAAGATGGCGAATAACCATGATCTTCTATATAAGAAATTATACTTTGTAAAATATTTTCTCTTGTTTTATCTCCTTTTTTCATAGTTATAATTCTCCGTGTGAAAAATAATAATGGCTATCTTTTGATATTTCCATTTCCACTATTACGTAAGTTTAATGTCCAGTGTGTAACAGAATCATCAATATTTGCATGTGTTTTTGCTCTTCGTATATTATTAATTACATATTCTTGTTCTCCTATTGTGGCTGTTACAAAACCATCTGGTTTATTAATAAGTTCTCTTGCTAATTCATGAGTTATATTGATGAGGTTTTAAATTCATAATCCCCCCTCCTCTCCATAATAGTTTTTGATATAATCACAAGCATTTGTTAAAGCATTATATCCAGTTTCAATTCTATCAATCTGAATATATTTCCAAGGGTGAATAAATGATTTTAGACCTTTCTCATTAGTACTAATATGTTCAAAGAATCCTATAATGGGTTTGTTGTGCAGATATGCATAAAATATTTCATCATAAGTTTCTACTGAATGTTTTATATTATCGAGATTAACTAGAATAATATTTGATTCCATAATTTTTCTAAGTACAAAATTAAATATTTCTTTTTCTTTTTTATCATAATTAGTTTTATTTGAATAATAATCTATGGGAGATATACAGATAAAATTATCAGAATATGTATTAAAATATTCTTTTACTCTATTACACCACTTTTTTGGATCAGAATAATATTTCATCCCATAAATTTCTAAAGCTCCTGACAAATAAATTTTTTTTCTTCAAATTTATTCCTCCAGATTTTTTATGAATTTTTTAGCTTTGTCTTTTAGATCGTCTAAAGTTCCATTATTTTCTATAACATAATCGTAGTTGTAATTAAATACGTTTTTATCAGACAGATTAGATGTAATTTTATGAATGGAACTTCTTGTGATCAATATTGTTTTCGCATTAAATCTTAATACGGCTCTAGTAATTTCTTTTGGCTCACGGATATGTAAAAATAGTAGTATATTTTCATCACTTCTATTAAATTCAAGTACTTTATTTTTCAAACTTTTAAATGGCATATCACAATAATTATTTGTTAGAGCTTTTAAATCAGATAAAAACTTTCTATCTTTTTCTGTTTTTTCACCATTCCATCCAATTTCTCTAGCAATTTCTTTAACTTTATCTACAGATGAAAAATTATCTACTGTATGAAATCTTTTCATAATATCGTTTAGTTCATCAGATACATATTTTACGAAACTATCTTTGCCTACCTCGCCTGAACCATTAATAATAAATATTTGTTTGTTCAAATACTTACCTCCAGTGTTTATAACTTGAAATATTTTTAAAGTCATGATGTGTTACCAGTTCATATTCAATTGTGGACTTCCCTGATCCAGAAGCCCATAATAAAACAATAATTATATATGCATTTACATTTCCTTCTTCTGTACTCTTCCACAAGACTTCTTCTCTGGACAATAACCAAGATAATCACATTTAGGAACAAATAAATTATCTACAATCCATGCCCATTCTTTAGAAACTTTGTATAATGCAGTACAAATATCTCCAAATAATGTTCTGTATTCATGGTATGCACGACTACACATACGATTATGTGACATATCTACGAGGTTACGTAAATTCCGTTTATCAACAATTTTGGTAGTCATTCCAAGCGGAAGTAATAATGCTGAATCTTCTCTTGGTGTTCCTATATCTTCTAATTCAACAAGAGCTTTATTGATTTGATGAATTGCTTCTGTATAAATTTCATATCTTTTTTCATCATTCCTAATACTTTCAGGAACAACATAATCAAATCCGTGCTCATAATCTATGTATCTTGTACTTGCTTGCAAACGTGTAGGCGATCCTCCCAAATGTGTATACCATTCACGGATGACTCTAGCAGAATATCCATCAATAATCATTTCAACATTCACATATTCAAGTGTTCTTCCATGATTAGATGTAATGCAATCAATTCCACGTCTATAATTTTTTGAATCATCTGTAATATCCGCTCCCCAACACACTCCTGCTCTTTTACCAATCAAAGTGATTGGATTTTTAGTTGTTTCCTCTAAAATAGTTATACTTCCCATATTTACACCTCAAACTTTTTTATATCTTTGATAACCTTGAAATAACACTTTTATTTTATATTGTGTCTATTTTTTCAAAAAGTTCTATGATTGCCCTCTTATTATGAGTATGTGGAATAATATCGACATCTTTTCCAAGCATAGATAATATTCCAAGCATACTTGATGCATCTAAAATACATCTCCCTCTAACGATGTCAATATCAAATTCCTTTGTATATGGAGTACATATTTCACATAATTTATTTGCGAATTCTGGTGTGCTAATGTGTATTCGCATTTTAAGTTCTTTATTTATAGATGATTTATTACTCATTTAAACTCCTTTACTATTAATTTTAATGCTGCTACATTGTATTTTTTATGTAGCAGCATTAAAATTAGTCTTTGGTTACAATAGTATCTGCGCCTTGAACAGTGATCCAGCCATGCTTATATCGTGCTTCTGCTTCTTTCATTTTAATAAGATTGTCTGTAATGCTTTCTGATAAAATTGTATTTGCTTCTGCCTTTGCATTTGCTTCTGTCACTTTAATGTCAGCTTCGTTTTTTGCTCGGATCATTTTTGTTTCAGCTTCTACTCTAACTGTCTCCTGTTCAGCTTCTGCCTGCTGTTTTTTCTGCAATGCCGTTACTCTATTATCAATTGCTTGTTTTAGCTTTTTATCTGGATGAACATCGATAATAGATGCATCTAAAACTTCTATTCCATATTCACTACTAAATGCATTTCCAAGATAATCAGTCAGTTTATTGTTAATTTCACTTCTGTTACCAGAATAAATATCCATCATGCTATAGTTTGTTGTAACTTCAGAAACTTTGGATTTTAATACTGGCTTCACTCGATTATCAACAATTTTTTCTCCATCCATACCTTTAAATTTCTTATATGTATTTACTAGCGTATCCTGTTTAAATCGGTATGACATCTGAAAGCTAATAGAGATACTGGCATCATCTGCGGTTGATACTTTAAAAGAATCATCTTCTTTGCTTCCTTCTCGCTCATCCTTTGTAAGTAATAACTGTTCATTTCCAATGGTAAATAGTCTTACTTTCTTGGTTGGTGGTACAATATGCCAACCTTCTCTGATTGTATTATCTTGAACACCACCATTCATTGAAAATACAACGCCTTCGTAACCTGTAGGAATTCTTTTTGAACAGAATGCACTAGCTATCATAGAAAATACAATGAAAATTGCGAGGGCTATGCTTCCTACCAACCCTGATTTGTTGTTTGTTGATTTGTTACTCATACTTCTTTTTTCTCCTTTTCTTCTTTTTTTGTGTTGTCTTTATTTATAGAGTCATTTGCATCATCCCAAAGACGTATTAAAAGTTTTCCAAGTGGTTTAAATGCAAATGCTAATAAAAACCATAGTAATATTCCAGCAACAATGATAAGAACTATAAATATAGGATTCATATGTGCTTTCTCCTTTTTTATATTTTGTGGTGAGTATTATTCAAGATTATTGTGTGTATGTTATAATTTTCTATATCAAATACGCCAATATTTAATTTGTTTATGATATCAATTTAATAAAATCTTCTTCTGAAATAATAGGTACATTTAATTGTTTTGCTTTTGTATTTTTCCCAGACGTGCTTGTAATATTATTGTTTATTAGGTATGAGGTCTTTGATGATACTGATCCTGATACTTTTCCACCAAACTGTTCAATAACACTTACTAGATCATTGCGACTTTTATAGTGATTAAGTGATCCTGTAATAACAAATACTTTGTTCGATAGAATCAAATTGTCAGTTATATTATATGGTTCTTTTATATCGGATTCTATATTAAACTCTTTTGAAAGTTTTATTATTTCTTTTTTCTTTTGTGTGATATAATCATTCAATGATTTACACATTACTTCTCCAAACCCATCCAGATCATTAGCATTAAACTTCCCATAGTTATAAAATACATAAATGTCGTCTAATAAATCTCTAATAGCGATTTTCTTACAAAATGATGATACTGTTTTGCTTGCAGTTCGTCCAATCAAAGGAATACATAATCCATATATGAATCTATCCAATGTAGTATTTCTACTTTTTTCAATGCTCTCTAGCAGCTTATCTACAGATTTCTTACCAAAACCATCAAGTTTATACATTTCTTCCATATGTTCTGACAGGCAGTAAATATCTATAAATGAATTTAACCATCCTAAATCAATAAATTTTTGTAGTGTCTGTTCAGATAATCCATCTATATTGATTGCATTTTTACTTACAAAATGTGAGAGTTTACCAAGTAACTTACCTTTACAATCTGGATTAGTACATATTAGAATTTCTGTATCGCTGTCTTTAACCCTTTGTGTATTCCACCCACAAACAGGGCAAACACTTGGAATGTAAATAGATTCTTTTGCTGATATACAATCCATTTTTTCTGCATACTCTATCTGGGGGATAATCATATTTGCCTTATAAACACCAATTTCTTGATACTTTGACACAATTCCAAGACTTTTCATAATTGAAATATTATGAAGTGAAGCTTTCTCAACTATTGTTCCATCAATCTCTACCGGCTCAAATACGGCTGTTGGCGTTAAAACTCCTGTCTTACCCATTGTAAATTCAACATCCAACAACTTTGTAGGATAAACATCATCATAGAACTTATATGCCAGAGAGTGTTTTGGATGGTGTCCTGTTACTCCTAATGATTCTCCATAGAGAATATCATTATATACAATAACTAATCCATCTATTGGAAATCTTTTTTCTTTCGCAATATACTTTAGTGAATCAATATACTCTTCATAATGATTTTTCCACCCCTTTATTAATACACATGGAACAATTTCAAATCCTAATTTTTCTATACGAGAAAGTCTATATGACATTGTTACCACATCATAAACATCTTCAATTCCAGGAACTTTCCATGCAATGAATTTAATATATCTTTGTGATGCTACTCCACTATCTAATTGCCTAACTGATCCGCTTACAAGATTCCGTGGATTCTTATACTTTTCCTTCTCAGGAAGTTTGCTGTTAATCTTTTCAAAGTCATCATATGTAATGATAGCCTCGCCTTCAACTTCCAAATGTCCCGTGTAATCTATATGCAACGGAATATTTTCAAATACTCTTGCATTATGAGTTATGATTTCTCCCTCTTCACCATTTCCACGAGTCTCTGCCTGAATTAACTCGCCATTCTCATAAGTAAGCAGTACAGTTAAACCGTCCATCTTGCACATAAGTAAACAATCTCTATCACCAGCAAATTTCTTTAAATCGTCTACCGACTTCGTTTTATCGAGTGATAACATAGGATGCGAATGTTTCACCTTTTCAAGATTTGACTTGACTTCATATCCAACTGTATGTGTTGGCGAATTGCTCATTACAACTTTTGTTTCTTTCTCTAACTTTTTTAGTTCATCAAATAAGTTGTCATATTCTTGATCTAATATTTCTGATACAGAATTGTTGTAATATGAATCTCTATATTGATTAAGCTGCTGTGTCAATTTCTTTATTCTTTGTACTTTATCCAACCATGTTCTCCTTTACTGACTTTCTTTTAGCAAAACATCTTTTAAAATTTCAATTACATATTCTCTATCGTTAAAACCATCATCATAAGTTTTCCATTCTTTATTTTTATAATTTCCTGTGATTCTATCAGTAACCGTAATAATGCCACGAATTCTATCTAAATTTAAATGATATGGTTTATCTTCTATAATAAAGCGGTTTTCAAAATATGGCTCAAACCAACTCGCAAAGCACCATTTCCATTGCTTTGTTGTTGAATCAAAATAGAGAAATTTAGGGTCATAATCATCATTAGAAACAGAATAAATTTCTCTAACATCGTTATCTCTCTTATCAATTGCTTTAAACATTTTTACTTCTTTAAACACACACTTTATTCATGCTACACATCATTATTTTCTCTATTATTAGCCTTTACAACATCGAACCCATCTGGATAACGTGCTTTCAATTTATCAATATTCATTTGCATAATTTCATCCAAATCCCATCTAAAAGCGTGACACATCATGGCAATATACCACATAATATCTCCCATTTCCTTTTTTTGCATGTTCCTCATCAAAATCTTTTTCATGAAAGATCCATTTCTTAATCATGTCATTAAATTCACCAACTTCTCCAGATAAGCCAAGACAAGCATTTAAAACTGTACCTGTATCTTCTCCAATTCCATCGTCTGTTGTATCTGATAAGGTTAAATTTAATAACCTCCTTGTTGCATTGTCATCATTTGTTCTCATTGC